GTTTCATATTCCTCTGTACCAAGAAGAGAACCAAGATCTTGTTTCATGTATTGTTTCACGTGCACGAGTTCGTGTGCGAGTGTCTCGAGTTGACCTTCGTGATTTTTTACAAGTATCAAGAAAGAATCTGTTTCGAGATCGATGCACATTCCTTGATATCCCGTGACTTCAAGAACATCAACTTCGAGAGATCTAGGCTGAATGCCCAGGTAGTCACAGGTAAAACGAACCAGCTCTTCAAGATTTGAACTTAGATTACTTACAGTGATGTTCATATCTTGTATGTTTCGAAGTTCTCGTTGATATGGTTCCAGAACTTCCGACGAGTGTCAAAGTTGCCGTTGACATCGTTGTAGCAACGATAGATGTCACTCTTTACGCGAGACATATTCAGAACGTCGTGATAACCTTCAGTCAACTTTTCTACGATTTGATACAAGCGCTTCATGGTAGCATTCTTGATTATGATACTAGTCGCGTACTTGTTCGTACCAAGATGACGAATAGCTTTTACTCCGCCGCTACCTGTTATGCTATAGCCTCGTGAGACCAGCTCTTCCTTGATTTCTTCTGCGATAACCTGAGCCTGAGCAATATCAATATCGCGTACAGTTGAAGCAACTTTCCACTGATCGATGGTAGTGTTCATCAGTCGAACCTGAAAAGAGTTACCGAAGACGTTATCAGTGCCTTTTGCGTCGCGCTTATTTGCGTGACGGATTGCACGAAGAGCTTCACGGTACTGAGACTGAAGAGAAGCACCGTAGTTCGGTCGACCTTCTTTGTCGTACATATTGTACACGCCGATGTGAACGAACTTATGCTGCTCGTTCACAAAAACTAAGATCTGCTGATTGTCAAGATTTTTCATTATGATTCTCCTTACATTATCATATTATAATGGTTCGGAACAAATGTCAACTATTTCTTTTTGCGCTGGCGGCGTGCTTTACGTTTACTTGAACCCATCTTGCGACGCCCCCTTGGAGGTCGGTTTTTGTGTGGATGCGGCATATCAAATTCTCCTATTCTTCATTGTGTGTTACAGTTTTCGATGCTTTTTGATGTTCCACTTTTCGACTGCCCAGCCGAACTCGGTTTCATCAACGATGACGTGAGCACAAGTCTTCATGACCTTTGCTGTGCGGTACTCACCGAGAGATCCAACCCAGATTTTATGAGGGAACCTCATGTTTTTACCGCCGTGAGCTAGCGGCGCAAGAACCAAGTACTCCTGAGTACTATATTCAAAGAACTGACCATGTTCGCACTCATTGAAGTATCCGATGATTGGTTCACCGACGCCAGTCTGTGTATTGAATGGAGCGTATCCCATAAGAGGTCCTTTCGTTTTACCTATTATGATACTATACTGATTCGACATAAATGTCAACCATTTTTTGTTCTAAATCAAAAGCCTCGACTTCCCAAGGAAGGTTTTCATAATCTTCATCGTACTCGCTTCCCATCCATCTTTGTGGACTTCCAGCTTCCAGTCTGCCATCTTCATATTGTTTGACATGAACCAACTCATGAAAAATGGTCCGAATGGTATCAGCTTCTGAAAGGTATCGAGAGATCGTGATTGAGACTTCGTCTTCATCGTAGTCACAGTATCCGTACTGGAAATCACGAAGCTTTTCAAATCGAACTTCCAGATCAACATCTAGATCCAAGTAGTCACACGCAAACGCAATGACTTTGTCAAGGGTCTTTACTTTCAAGTCTTTCGGTTTGTTGGCTGTTGAATACATCATAAAGTGTGTACCATTCTGAGAGTTAATCTATTGATCACTGGTTGACATCATGAGTTTGATTGGGTATCCTACCAATAAAAGTTAGTGGTCACCAGTGGACAACTCTTGAAGGTCGTCACTGAACTGTTCACGAGGTGTGGTCTTGTTCCAATACTTAAGATCGGCCTTTGCGTCTTTGATCTCTTTTTGAAGCTGCTTTACCATCTCATCTGTAAGGCTCATGATGTTGATGCGCAGAAGTCGATCCACGTCATCAGTCTCAGCATCAGTCTCTGCAAAAATTTGAACTGCGACCTGGTCTTTCTTCCGGTTCTTGAATTTGATCTTGTCGTCAAGGACTGCTTGAATGAACTGCATCTTGATGTTCAGCCACCGTGCGAGTTCAGTTGCTTCTTCCTTACGAAGATCGATGCGCTGCTGAAGTACGCCCATTCGGTAGTCGCAGAAATCACGAATAAGATCGCGTTCGTCGTCATACTCACGAAGTTTTCCGTTTGGTCCGATCACAGTCAAGTTTTCAGTGTATGGCTTGATCAACTTGAACATAGCCGTGATTTTTTCATCAGGCCAGTTTGCTGAAGTGTTTTGCTTCAGTTTCACTTCAAAGCAAAAACCATTCTTGTCGCAAAGATCATCATAACCTACGATATGACCAGCTTCTTCAAGTTTGTCGAGTACACCAACATAAGACTCGCGGTCGAAGCCGTATGGAACCTCAGTAATGGTGATGACTGTCTTGCTGTTACGCTGGAAGGAACCGCGACAGATATGCCTATTCGCTTCAGGATCAAACGTGACGGTGCCATTGAAGTCAGGAAACTTTACACGAACTTTTTTGTCGATGTTTCCAGTCGCAACATACTCAGCACAGGCGCGAGCAAGATCTTCAGGATCACGAGGAAGAATGTTTGTTGCGAAACCAGTTGCAATACCCTTGATGCCGTTTGCAAGCACTAGAGGAATGACGGGAACGTAAAAACGCGGAGGCTCGTGCTCAGGATCTTCATGAACCGGCGCCTGATCGATGTCTTTGATATATTTGCTGAAGTTCTTGTGCAGACGAGTGTATGTATAACGAGCAGCCGCTGCAGATTGAACAAGTCGAGTACCGAAAGAACCGCGGCCCTCTACAAGACAGATGTTGTTTGCCCATTCGGCAGCCATGAGCTGACCAGCACCAGCAGCAGAGCCTTCACCATGGTTGTATCCGTAGTCGCTTACGACACCAGAGACCGCACTTACCTTTTTGAAGTCGGTCTTACTGTTTTTGATCGACGAGTAAACGTAAAAACGTTGCACTGGTTTCATACCGTCGATCATATTTGGGATCGCACGAGACTCTACCGTGTACATTGCAAAGTCGAGCCATTCGCTCTTTGCAACGTTTGAGATCGGATATTCTCGAATCATAGAATCAGTTTCCTTTCCATTTGATTCTACATTATCATCATCGAAGAAGTTTGTCAACTCATTCATTCATAAATTCCTTACGAAGTTGTGCATTGCCACCGAACATCATTTGAAAGTAAGATGCATCATCGACTGTGACTGTGTCAAGCACGGGATCATTGATTACTCGATCATACTCATCCTCTGTAAGCGATCCTAAGCCTTTGATATAGCGGTGGCTATAGCCTTTGCAGTTTGCCTTGAACTCGTTTGCTTCTGTGTAGGTAAAGAACCACTTTACGTCTTTACCGTTCGTAGAAATCATGATGGGAGAACGAGTGATATGAATACGCTTCTCTGTCAAGAGCCGCGGCCAGAACTTGTAGAAGAAAGCAATGATCAGAGGCGTGATGTGGCCGGCGCCATCGTGGTCAGCATCAGTCAGCGTAGCAACACCAGAGTATGTCATGTTATCGACACTGTCTGGATCGTTTATGTCAAGGCCGAGGATTGCGATAAGCTCACCGAGTTCTTTGTTCTTGAGAACATCTGCGGGCTTCATGTCCCAAGTATTCATGATCACACCACGAAGAGGATACGCTCCAATCTTACTCGAGTCGCGAACTTTCAGAAGAAAGCCCATAGCCGAGTCACCTTCGACGAGCGCAAGAAGTGCGTTATCACTATTGGCAGCGATATGTTTTGCAACCTTTACCTTTTTGAGCTTCTTCTGAGCAAGTGTTGCAGCTCGACGATCTGCGGCCAGTTTCTTAGCAAGTTGCGCTTCGATGATGGGTTCAATGATCTCAGGAGTGTTCAAAATCTTACGAGCAAAAAAGTTGAAGTCTTTTGTATCAGCACTTTCAAAGTGACTGCGAACTTCACTCACGCCGTTTGTCAGACGTTCTTTTGTTTGGCTGTCAAACTTCGGGTTTGTGAAGTTACGAGCAAACATCACGAATGTAAGACCATTCTTGATTGTGCTCTTGGGAACCTCGATCTTGTGCTTTTTCTTGATCAGAACTACGAGTTCATCAGCTACGTTGTTGACGATGTGATCAACATAAGTACCACCCTGGCGAGTGTTCACGCCATTCACGAAGCTATTCGAACGAAACCCATCCTCAGAAGTAGCAAAGAAGAACGAAAGATTTTCCGACCGTTCGATTACCGAAGTCTCACTGAACATCGCAGCATACTTCTTGAGGTCATTGACCTGAATGCGCTTCTTATTGAACGAAAAACGGATTTCAGGAAATGCCATTTGAAGACCGATGAGACGATCTTCGAGAAGTGAGATGGTATCCAGCGAGTCAAGAGAGTCAGTCTCAAATAGGCTAAAGTCAGGCGTAAAGGTTACGATGGTACCATTACCACCGCCCTTCTTTTTCTTCACGTCTACGTTCAGGCCACCTTCAGAACACTTGACTTCAATAAGCGTTCCATTTTGACGAGTGCGGCCAAGGAAGTTTTCAGACAGAAAGTTCGTCGCAGCAGAGCCAACACCATTTGTACCGATCGTTACACGCTGATCATCGAAGCTGGTGCCAGCATTGACCTTAGTCCATGCAGCAACAGGACGAAGTACCTTTTGATTGGTAGCTTCATCAAAGATTTCATCTTGAGGAATACCGCGTCCGTTATCAGCTACAGTCACTTCGTTACCATCAATCGAGACGTCAATCTTGTTGGCGTACTTGAAGTTTGTACGAATTGCTTCATCGATCGCGTTGTCAAGGATCTCGTCGATCATTTTTGACAGCGCAGGAACGTAAGTCGCTTTTTTCCATTCTCCAAGCACAAAACGCTCGATCTCTTCACGAGAGCTCGAGCCCATGTACATTTGAACACGATATCGAACGTGATCTCTGGGAGTTAGAATTTTGAATTCGTTTTTTGACACTACTGATTCCTTTCCATCATATATTTTGATAATATCATACGAGCGATAAAGTGTCAACCACTTTTTTTGGACTCTGAGTGCGCGATAGACATAGCTAAATCTTCTACGTTCGTATTATTTGAATACCCATTTTGAATGAGATATAACGCTTTTTCAAGATATTTTAGCTGCGTTTGATGTGATAAAGTGTTCCAATGATTTTCCACGGTAAATATTCCATTTTATAAATAAAAATGTCAGTCACGGATGGCGGTCCTACTGACTCTATGTTCGAACACTTTACAACGAAAGGAACACAGCTTATGCCTATTTATATACCCTATTTCTACATCATTCAAGAAGTGTCTACCGGTAAGTTTTATGCTGGTAGCAAATATGGTCAAGGTGCAAATCCAGCAAAATTTATGACAGAGGATGGATATACAACGTCGTCAAAAATAGTAAATGAAATCATAAGAAAAAGTGGTTTGAAAAGTTTTATAGTTCGAAAAATAAAGGTATTTGATACTGCAGAATCAGCATATAACCACGAAACGAAATTTCTTGAAAAGGTAGATGCTAGAAATAATCCAAAATTTTATAATTGTCATAATAATGACGGTCTCGCATTATATAATCCAGAAGTTAGAAAAATTGCAGATAATGATGGGAAAACATCATATGAAAAAGGAGCTATCAAAGGTGCAGAAACCAAAATGAAAGATATAGTTGATGGTAAAAATTGTTTTCAACGTGCTTATGAAAAAGCTCTAAAAAATAATCCTGATCTAATTTCTATAAGAAGTCGCAACATGGCAAAAACAATGTCTAAAATAGATGAAAAAACTGGATTGAACTTATATCAAAAATCTGGTATGAAACGCCGAGGAAATAAAAATCCGTCATGCAAACCAGAAAATGCAAAGAAAATATCGGAAGGCAGAAAAAGGTATATAAAGAAAAATGAAAAAGTGTGGTTAGAACGTCAAAATAAGCTCAACAAAAAATTGGACAACGAAAAAGACGAAAATGGAATGACTGCTAGAGAAAGACACTCAGAATGGATGAAGAAAAACAATCCTACGACTGGTTCAAAGTGGTATAATAATGGGCATAAGAATATAAGAATAAAGCCCGATCAAAAAATACCAGAAGGATATTTTCCAGGTAGAGCTAATGTGTAGCTGTCAAAATACGAAAGTCTTCTTGTTTAGACAAGGTGATTCTCCATGTTATTTCATTATCATACTATACCAACCAGAATGAAATGTCAACAAGTTTTTTCGTAGTAGTTGCAAATATCTGTGAAGATGCACTCAGAGCACCGCGGTGACCTTGCTTTACATACGTACTTGCCATAGTTGATAAACCATTCGTGAGCACTCATCTTGAACTGCTCGGGCGTATTCTCAGCAAGAAAGTCTGCGGTCACGTCAGCAGAAGGCGTATTCACCAATCCAAGTCTGTTTGATAGTCTATGAACATGTGTATCAACCGCAATAGCACCTTCGTGGTATACAAAGCGCATCATAATATCAGTCGACTTTCTTCCAACTCCAGCAAGAGCCATTAACTCAGAACGCGTCTTAGGAACTTGGCCGCTATGTCTTTCGATGAGTTGAGTGCACATCTTCTTGAGATTTTTTGCTTTGTTATTATACATACCGACAGGACGAATGCATTCTACTAAACGTTCATCGGTCAACTCAAGCACGCCTTTAGGTGTATCAGTAATTGCAAAAAGGTTGTTACAAGCACGAGCAGTCATTTCATCTCTCGTTTGAGCAGAAAGTACAACTCCTACGAGGCTACGAAATGGATCTGCGTGTATCTTTGACTCGGGTACAAAACGACTTGAAGGCGGATAGATCTTGCTAAACCGCCGATAAACTTCATCAATTTTTGTCATACCATTCTTTCCATTTTTTACGAGATACGGACTCGTATAAGTCTTCTTCACCGATTTCTACACTCTCTTGAGAACCACCGAGCTTCATATGAAAAAATGCTCGAGCACCCTTGTTGTGACGACAGTAGTTTTCGATTGGTTCCAGCTCATCTGCGATTTTCATGAGCTCTTCAGAACCAGTAAAGAACTCACCCTGCCAATCTAGTTTTAGACCGTAGCAACGAACGTTTATGTTAGAATAGTCTACAAGATATGCTAGGTTCCAGACCTGCTCCTTCGTGAGAAACTGCGCTTCATCAACTAGAATGTAGTCTATCCGATGAGTATACTTTTCTTTTATGATTTTTTCGGGATTATCCTTTGATTCCAATACGATACAAGGATCACTTATACCGAGACGCGTAGTAATAGAATCGTTGCTTCGACTGTCGATAGCCGGTTTCATAAGGACAGTATGAAACCCTTTTTCTCTTAGCATAAAGTTTTTAGAGAGGAGTGACAAGCTCTTTCCGCTGTTCATGGATGAATAAATGAACTTAAGTTTTGCTTTCATGTCACTCCTCATAATGTTTAACTGGATCAACTTTTTGCTTTACGCGGCTTTACCATTTGCCTACACCCCGTCATGGTCGGGGCGGTGGGACTCGAACACCACAAACACGTGCTTCTCATGCATAGCTGTTTTGTTGCTGTAATGATCCAAAGATTGGAGGCTAGGCCCGAAGGCCTAACCGATTAGTAATCGTAACGCTCATTCATGAGGGTTTTCACCATCACATTGAACGGAGTGAAGTCTTCAAGGTCTTCTACAGAGAGAACAGACTTCATGATTGCTGGGCTGAAACCAACCAAGGTTTCATGTTTTTTGTACAAGATAGTTTTTAAGGTAAGACTCGATGTTTTTCTTACCTATAGGATTCTGACTATGTACATAGAAGTCAAAATCTTGTGGAAAGCGATATTGTTCTTCTGTAGTTCTCATATCAATATCTACAAGAAGTTTAGCAATGTCATAGCCAGTACCGCTTTCCGGTCCTAGGTCGTGGTCGAAGCTAATATAGCTTGGCATTCCACGGTCTAAAAACTCTTTTAATACTCGAGAACCGTCTCTGGCAATAACCCAGTCCTTACCATCATTTGGTGGAAAACGTTCATCGTCAATAAAAAGGTTCCAAGTCATGTTATTCCTTTCTGGATGATTTTGTCCGCTAAGACCATAAATTATAGCGTTTTTGAGTTGCTGAATTCATCCAATTCACTTCGTTCACATCATAGATTAAATCTAACATATTTTTTATGTATGTCAACCACTATTTTACATTTTTTGGAACTTCCGAGAGGACTCAAACCCCTAACCTTCTGGTTCGTAGCCAGATGCTCTATTCAGTTGAGCTACGGAAGCATTATTTTTCTACCTTTATACCATCCTTCTGGTATACTATCGACATCTTTTTTTATTTTTTTATTCTCTTTACCATTAGTAATCCACATAGTACCATATTGAGAGTTTTTAGAACCAGTTATTTTAGAGTTTGCTTCGGATATTTTTCTTTTGGTTTCATCACTATGTGTTTTACCAGTAAAGGTATCATATCTTATTTTACCTTCTAAATGGGCATTAGTGATATTCACTCTTCCTGTTTTTTTGCCACCCTTTGCTGACCATTCTTTGTACTTTTTAGTGCCTACATAGTTTGCAAATCTTGGCGATAAATCATTAGAGTTGATATACCCCCAACCACCTTTACCGCCAGGGCAAAGATTATAGTTGGTATCTTCTTTCACAAATTCGTCAGTTACCAGTTCAGCTTCTTTGGTGTCCATATCAGTTTCACTATCGAATTGAAAGAGAATTTCTTTTTCAAAATTATCAATTCCATATTTTTCAATAGCTGCTATTATGAGTTTACCTGAGCCCATATATCCATCATTTAGGTCTTTGGTCTGATGTTTACCAATGTAGATTTTGCCGTTGATCTTATTAGTTATTTTATAAATTGTGTAGAACATGAAATGTACCTATAGTTTTACCTCTTCAGTACTATTTATACATTTCATGTTCTCTATGTAGCCCCACCGGGACTCGAACCCGATTCTCCGCCTTGAAAGGGCAGTGATCTAACCCATAATCTATGGGGCCATTGGAAGTGTGGGTGAGAGTCGAACTCACTCTTTTCAGGCCTTGGATTTGCAATCCAGCACGTTACCGTTCCGTCACCACACCATTTTATTTTGGTTGTCCTAGGAAGAATCGAACTTCCATCTAACGATTATCAGTCGTTCACTCTACCGTTGAGCTATAGGACAGTAATTTCTGACTGAGAGCAATGTTGCTACAGGAATCGAACCCGTGTCTCCCCGTGGATGCGCAGGGCGTCCTATCCACTAGACGAAGCAATCTACCGCAACCTACATTCGGCAAAACGTAGAGGAGTAGTCTCTCAGTCAAGGCAGTTGCCGCTGCCTATTCTATTTTGGCCCCGTGTTACGGAATTGAACCGTCTTCAGCACAGCTGCAGTCTGCGCACCACCAGTCACGGGATATTCATTACTTAGAAGATACACTGCAAGTCTTTACCCGTTGGACTTGATCTGGGGCTTTGCTATCGGGACTAGACCAAAGCCAAACCAAGACAGTGTATCATCAAAGTAATGGTGAACCCGAGGAGAATCGAACTCCCGTCTAGAGATTAAAAGTCTCCTGCTACACCACTCAGCTACGGGTCCACTGTTTTTAGTAGAGAAACTTTAGCTGCTCTACGTTCAGCTTTTCTGCTCTTACCATGAGCACCTGCCTTACGAAACATTGCTGCAACCAGGTCAGGATTTCTTGGTTTGAGTATCTTAGGTTTTCGTTTCATTTGCATCTCCTTTATATATTATCAATCTATACTGATTCTAAATGAATGTCAACTATTATTTGCAAAATATTCACGTGTTCTGATCTCTTGTTCAATCGCTTTCATGAGCATGTATCTCTCAAGCTTCCAGTGATTAAGTATCATTTGCTTATGATTATACTCGGTTGGATTGTTTTCAGGAAGCTTTCGTGCTTCTTTTAGCTTTCTAGCGATTAGTTTTAAATCATTCTGCATAAGCTTTCCTTTATATGGTGCAACCGGAATGAATTGAACATTCGTCTCCTGGGCTTCAACCAGGCGTGAGCACCAGCCTCACCACAGTTGCGTTATTTTTGGTATCCCCAGCCGGATTTGAACCGAGCGCCCTCTCCCTTGAAAGGGGAGCGTCCTAGACCGCTAGACCATGGGGACATGGTGGTGCTAAGAGGATTTGAACCTCTGACATGACGGATATGAGCCGTGTGTTCTACCGCTGAACTATAGCACCTTGTTTTGGTGGGAGTGGGATGGATTCGAACCAACTCACCTTTTCAGGAACAGTTTTACAGACTGCCGCGACTCTCCAACTTCGCCGTATCCCCTCATTTTTTGTTTTTACCACACCAAGTATCTGTTTGGCTGTGACAATTTGGACAAAGTAATCTCAAATTATCTTTTCTATGATCAGAAGAATCTCCGTTAATATGGTCTAATTGTAGAGGAATTTTATTTCCCATCCATTCTTCATTGTTGCAACTAACACATTTATATTCAAATAAACCTTCTTTAAGTATTCGATTTTTTAGTTTAAACGTTTGATAATATGGATGTTTTCCATCTAATATTTCTTCCAATTCTATTTTTTTACCAGACCCAGATTTTTCCGTTTTTAACCCAAGTTTTTTTAATCGTCTCCAGACACTTATATGAGGCAAGTTCAATTCATGAGATATTTTACCTATATGTTTATGTTTATTAAAGCATTCTATAATTTGATTATCCGAGATTTGATCGTGTTTCTGCTTCATTATTAATACTCCTTTTTATAAAGGTATTTATAATAAACCAGATTTCAAATCTGCTTCGACCGCTTGCATACCTCGCCAAACTCTGTTTTCAGCTGCACTACCGAAGGAATCGAACCTTCATTTACCACCCCGGCTTTCAACTGGAGTCGAACCAGTCTTCTCGTGCCTATACCTTCCTCCGGATTCGAACCGATCGTATTACACCAGCATATAGTGCATGTGAAAACAGAATTTTCTATTTCCAGTCTATTATCGGCTTTTGCCTAAGACAAACATAAATTTTCAAAGAGCGTGGAATTTTCATTCCTTATATTTTGATATTATACTGATTCGGACCGTTTGTCAACCAATAAAAAACCCTCCGAGACTTTCGCCTGGAGGGTTTGGAACTCGTTAACTTACTAAACTAGTTAACCACCATAGCCCTCCAGCAGCACAAAGCGTTCATGCTTATATGCACAAATGGTATAAATGCTTTTCATAATGGGGTTAGTCATGGTTATTCCTTTGTTGTATAGGTATATATTTATATCACTTTTCGTGAATGTCAACATCTTTTTTCACTTTTTAGAAACTTTTTAGCATCCAGGCGTATTTTTCATGGATACCAATGCGAGCTTCGAGATAGTCAAGAGTACCCGCAGCATCGACTTCATCTGCAGTTGCTCGAGCGCGGTAGAGAAGTTCCAGCAGTTTGTCATTGTCTGCTGCGAGTCTTCCGAACATGACTGAAGCATCTGGAATGTTCAACTCATCTTCGATACGTGTGATTTCTGAATATCTTGAGAGTGAACCTGGAGCAAAAGATCCTAGCTTGCGAATTTCCTCTGCAGTGGTATCAAGTGATTCCCATACTTCTGTGTAGAGATCACCAAAGAAAGTGTGATATTGAGCAAAGTTCGGACCGGTAACATTCCAGTGATAGTTGTGTGCTTTGAGATAGAATGAGAATGAAGATGCGAGGATCACCTTCATCTGTGATATGAGTTGTTCTTTATCCATGGTGTGTTCCTTTTATTGTACATTCTTATTTATTTCGGATACTCTTTTTCTCAGTCCGCTACTTGAAAACCGATGATCTCGCTTGTTGAAATACAGCTGGATACCACGGCGCTTGCATATTTCGCGACCAGTAAAGTCTTTGTCTCTGTACTCTTCACCAAGAATGCGCATATCAATTGGAAACATCTCAAGAATATCTTCCAAGTCTCTTTCGTTCTGATATGTGACGATTTCATCAACATATTTAACTGCCGAGAGTTGTACATATCTTTCTACCAAAGTCTGTACTGGAGCATTCTTTTCTGGGCGATCATCACTCGGATCAACCTGTAATGCGACAATCAAATAATCACAATGCGATTTAGCTTCACGTAACATTTGAATGTGACCCGCGTGCAACAAGTCAAAAGTACTACATGTCAGACCGACAATTTTTTTAGATGTTCCCATGTTTCTTCCCAAGACTTGACGTTGTATACAAATCTGTTTCGTTCGAGTACTCTCTGAGCAAGAGAATAATCGTTTCCGTTTGGATTCATCTTATCACCAAAGAAATGAAGTTGATCACTCGTATCAAAATCTTTTATGATCTGAGACTTATCCTTTCCTTTGAGCGTAATATCTATTCCAGTTTCACCGGCAATTTGTATATCAAAATCCGAATACTTTCGTCGAAGTGCCGCAGCTATGTGTTCTCTTTCCTGAAAGGCATTATCATATTCAATATATTCTTGTCGCTCTGACTGAGTACAATTACGGCCTATAATGGAAAAGTTTACTAGACCAGGTCTCTTGTCTAGATGAGTTCCAGTTCTTATCTTGAAGTTACTTTCGCTAAAAAATCGAGTAAAATCTTCGTACATATTGCACGGTATTTCAATTTCCGAAGATCTAATGTGTTGATCTTTTTCCCAAACATCGTTACCAGAACACTGATAAACTCTTTCACAGAGGTCATATATTTTTTGACCAATCTGCTGAAGTGTCTTTTTTCTATCGCTTCCTGTTACAAGATACACACTATGTTTTGAAGCAAAATCTTGAAAGTAATCTCTAAAATCTTGCTCTATAGGTTTACGACTTGGCGTAAGAGTACCATCTACATCAAAAATATACTTTTTCAAATCAACATTCCAATCCAATGAGTCACATCGTCGCAAGGATCATTACTCATATGTATTGCCTCCTGTAAGAATTTACTATTTATCAGACTGATAAACCAGCATTCGAACAGTGATTTACATATTCAGCGATCTCTTCGAGAGCATCTTCCATGTGTTCGAACCGATGACTACCACCAGCGTAGTGAACCATTGGAAATCCTTCGAGCGCTTTACGAGTTTCAAACGAGTCAATTACTTCATCACCCATGTCCAAAAGAACTAGCGGCAAGAAAGCGGTATCAGAAGATACTTCGGTTTGATAACTATTGACTGCACCCTCAGTCAGAGTCATATAGTCACCAGTTACGTAGTTCAGATGAGGCTCATCAATGTATTTGCGAAGAGCTTCATTTGGATCCAAACAAGGATTGATGATTACAGAGGGCATGCCGAAGTGCTTTGCCATTTCTGCAGCCCAGAAACCACCAAGTGATGTACCGACAAAAATGACTTCTTCATCCGGAACTTGACTTTCAATCTCAGAAAAGATTTCGTCATATGTTCCGAACGTGTTGTAAGTAATACCAACAACTTCGCCGAGAGTCGAGAGTGCTTTAACTTTTGTTGATAGAGGATCATAGGCTGAATTGAAGCCATGAAGATAGACATAGATCATACTGATTCCTTTCATTATAGAATCATCATAAACCAAAACTGGCGATTTGTCAACTCAAAATTGGAAGATTCGGAGTTCCCATTGCAGCTTTCAGATGATACTCACCACCGAGCTCGCGAACATAAAAGTATGGTCTTAGCTTTGGAAACTTATCATATGTGAACCGATCTTTAGCATCGAGGTTGTCAGCTCCAAACTTTTCAAGACGAATTACTTTTTTGCCAGTAATCTTTTCGACTTGATCTGGTGTAAACATGAAGTTCTTGAGTTCATCCCAAGGTACAGATTTCATCATTGTAGCAAGAGCAGGTCCTGATTTCTCACCGTATGATACTCCGAGTGAGTCCTTGAAAACCTTTGCTACGACTTTTTTTGCTTCGTCAGAACCATCGGTGGCAATTGCGACAGACTTTCGTCCGCCTTTGTCTTTATAAAAGACTGCTACTAGTAACTTGTCACCTTTCTTATAGATCTTCCAGAAAGGAATCTTTTCAAGCATCTCTTGCTTTGAGTTGAAACCGGAACCTTTGATGCCACCGATAGGAGCATAGGACTTTTGAACTATATCCCAAGCTTGGTCAATCCATTTCTCACGTTGAGGAATAGACTGTGGACCAATGAAGTTCTTGTAGTTCTCGTTTAGATACTGAGAAAAGGAAAGCATGATAACCTCTTTTTCTCAGTATTTATACTTCGAAGAATTAGATGAAGTTGACGCTGACGCCAACATTCATCTCAGCATTCCGCTTTGCGGAATCGAAGTCAACGAAAGGACCTGCGGATGTAAACTCATCGAGCAGACGACCTTCAGGAGTATACAACATGTAGCCGTTGAATGACTTGTGGATCATAACGGGCTTGATCGAGTTGGTTGCTTCGTTGTATTCGTTGAAGGTCATCATAGGTAGGTTCCTTTCGTTTTACCTATTATTAGTATATACTGATTCTCTGCGTTTGTCAACCAAAAATTCCTTTCAAAACAATCCAGAAGAACAAAAGCGGAGGCAGCAGAAACAACATCAGCAGTGCGAGCCAAAAGTTCTGACTGAAGACCAGCAGAGTACCGCGGATCAAGATTACAAATGATATAATCAGTATGATGGCTAGAAGTGGATCCGACATGTGTTCCTACCTTTCAATATAAATAGTAATACGATTCGGCACAAATGTCAACAGGAAAATTGAATGATTACGAACTATCTTTCTCCACTTGAGTTTATCATCACGGTCAAGAGACTACCAAGTGTTGAGTTTTTCACTCAAAGGACTTCGATACCGGGTATCTCTGTAAATCCAATCGAGCATCCAACTCCATTCAAGCCTACATTCGAAGGTGGAGATCGACTGAACTATGATGATCTGAATTTATCGTTCGTAGTAGATGAAGGCATGACGAACTACCTCGAAATTTTCAATTGGATCAAAGGATACTCGTTTCCAGAAAACTTTGATCAGTACAAGAACCTTGCAGCAAGTCAAAATGGTCTCAAGTCTGATATCTCGATCAAGGTACTCAATAGTCACAAGAACCCTTCTTTATTAATAGACTATCGTGATTGTTTTCCAATCAGTCTTTCAGAAGTAACACTGGATACCACGCAGAATGACGTCATATATCCAGAAGCGACAGTCACATTCCGATACAACTATTTTGACATCACAAGTATTAGTTGACATTTCATTCTTGTTGTGATATAATCGGTATTATTTGTAATGGAGGAATTAATGACTGACGATATCAATACAATGTGGTCGAAGGACTGCAAAATTGACGAAGCAAACCTTGTAAGCGAAGCAAGAAGAATTCCAGAACTTCATAGCAAATACTACAATCTTTTCTTCAAGGAAGCACTTCGAGTCAAGAAACTCAAGTCTGACCTAAAAGAACTCGAACGAGCAAAGATTGAGTACTACAACGGTTCAATGTGTGAAGAAGAACTCAAGGAACGCGGTTGGAAGCCAAATCCGCTCAAGATACTTCGAAACGATCTTGATAGATACATACAGAGCGATAAAGACGTGATCAATCTGAGTCTCAAGATCGCCTTTCACGAAGAGCAAGCCAACTATCTTGAAAGCATTATCCGCCAAATAAATAATAGGAACTTCGTAATCAAGTCAATGATTGACATGCTGCGTTTTCAAGCTGGAGAATTTTGATGCTTTATAAATAAGTCATGTAGGCCACGGGAGACCGCCAAGAATCCCTGCCTACTCTAGAACAACAGAGGAGTTCCAGCATGATTATTTATAAAGACGTAATAAGCGAGTTTCTGAATGTGGAAAGTTTACCACAAGAAACATTAGCCGAAATTAACGCAGAATTTCAACAGAAAATAAGAGATGAAAGTCTATCCAATGGGTTTGCTACTTGGGATAAAGAAACATTTCCAGATCATCCCTTCGTGGGAGGCGAACTGCAGAAAGAAAAGGTAAATAAAGGAACGCATCATTTACAAAATTCAATAACTGCAGTTGGCCCTAAAGGAGATCTAGTACGTATTGATAAAAATATTTATGAAAATCAAACAGAATATGTAAATTTTCAGAGTGATGAAGGTTATATCAGAAGAGGTTTGGATCCTAAAAAACACAGAAAAATTCCAAGAGAATTAGGATCAACTTATACCATGAGCGATAATTCGACGCAAAAGCTCAAAGGAGAAAATCGCACTGAAAATCAAAAAAGAGCTTCATTAGAACACAGCAAGAAAATGAAAGGTAAAAAAATTTGGCCAGAAGGACGCGGAATTCGTTCTGAAGAATGGAGAAAAAATCTCAGCAAGCCAAGAAAAAGTATGAAATTTAAGGAATATAAATGTCCACACTGCGGAAAGGAAGGTAGAGGTAATTCTATGGCTAGATGGCATATGGATAACTGCAAATATAAATAGATGGCAGGGGAATTTTAGTGAGATATAAGTTATGACAGAACAAGTACTAATTGAACCGTACAATGAAGTCTACATGAAAGTAACATCAGATCCAGGCACTCGTCAAGAGATTATGAATTACTTTTCATTCAGGCCTCCAGGTTATCAGTTTTCGCCAAAATTCAAAGCAAGAGTGTGGGATGGATACATCAGACTTTTCCAACCCATGAAACCTATGCTCTACGTTGGTCTACTTCCTTATCTCGAAAAGTTTTGTAAAGAGCGTGAGTATGAACTAGTCGCGCCGCCAGAACTAGCAAAACCAGAAGATATTGATGATAACTACGGCTATGAGATAGCAAAGGACATCGGCTGTAAATTTACACCAAGAGACTACCAGAACGAGTACATCGTAAATGCTCTTCGGAATCGTCGTTCGCTTTCTCTTTCGCCAACTTCCTCTGGTAAGTCACTCATTATTTATCTCATTCAGCAACACTACTATCATACTCTTGGTCTACGAACTCTTATCATTGTACCAACTATTTCTCTCGTGCATCAGATGGCTGGAGATTTCGTAGACTATGGATGCGATCCAAGCAATATTTACAAGATTCAGGGTGGTGTAGATAAGAACACATCTTCACCAATCGTCGTGAGCACTTGGCAATCTTTGGCAAAGCTTCCAAAAGACTGGTTTGACCAATTTGGCGTAGTACTTGGTGACGAGGCTCACTTATTTAAAGCAAATTCTTTACAGAAGATTATGGAAAAGCTTACAGACTGTAAGTATCGCCACGGCTTCACTGGTACAATATCTTCTGATAGTAAGGTGCACCATCTTGTACTTGAAGGATGCTTCGGTTCTGTCAAACGCGTAGTCAAAACAAAAGATCTCATGGATCAGGGGACAGTCGCAGACTTCAACATCAAGGCTATCGTTTTGTCACACTCAGCAGACTCTCGCAACAAATTCAAAACTGCCATGAAGAGTGTGCAAAACAAGGCAAAGCGCTATCCCGCGGAGCGAGAGTATCTTGTCAATCACGAAAAGCGAAACATTTTCATTCGAAATCTTCTCTGGTCACTCAAAGATCAGAACAATCTTGTACTCTTTGATCTCGTTGAGAAACATGGTAAAATACTTGAACCAATGCTCAAGAGAGACGATCGTCAGCTTCACTTCATATATGGCGGTGTTAGTGGAGATGAACGTGAACGAATTCGACATTTGATTGAAAATGATCCTATCAAGCAGCATGACATACTAGCTTCATATGGTGTTTTCTCAACTGGAGTCAACCTCAAGCGACTTGACAATGTGATTTTTGCATCTGGTTCTAAATCTGAAATTAAAGTACTTCAATCAATCGGTCGTACTCTTCGGAAAGGTAATGGCTCGGATAAAGCTACTCTTTACGATATTGCTGATGATCTGAGTGTTGGTTCATTCAGCAACTACACACTAAATCATTTTCGTAAACGCATTGAGATCTACTCTTCAGAGCAGTTCCCGTTTCGTATCTACACAGTGGATATTTGATTCCTTGAGCTTGCTCAAGTCTTACGAACCCTTGTTTTACTGAATCAGAATCACTTTAATAGTTTGTTTGAGATAAATCTATTATACCACATTACCAGAATTTGTCAACTAAAAAGTTTGATCTGGAACAAAAAAAGTTTGTTGACAAACACAAAAACATATGATACTATAAATCTATATTAGTATAAAAGGATTATTGCATGGCAAAAAGAGCAAAAAGAAATTACGTCAACAACAAAGATTTATTGGAAGCGATGATTCAATACAAAAAGGCTTGCGCAGAAGCTGAAGACTGTGGAGATGAAAAGCCAAGAGTTCCAGATTATATAGGTAAGTGCATTTATCAAATAGCAACAAGACTTGCAACAAAACCAAACTTTTCAGGCTATTCATACAAAGAAGATATGATATCGGATGGTATCGAAAACTGTCTACAATACATGCATAATTTCGATCCAGAAAAATCACAGAACCCATTTGCTTACTTTACGCAGATCATTTGGTATGCTTTTCTTCGAAGGATTGCAAAGGAAAAGAAGCAGATGTATATTCGCTTCAAGTCTTCACAGAGTATGATCGCTACTGGTGGTACATATGATTCAAACGAGATACAATTGAATTTGAATACGAGCGCAGATTATATCAATCAATTCATTGAAGATTTTGAAGACAAAAATTTACCAGCAAAAAAGAAGGAAAGTGATACTTGAAGCTAGCGATAGTTAATGACAGTCATCTCGGATGCAGGGGAGACTCTCGTGTATTTCTAGATCATCAACAAAGGTTTTTTGAAAATATTTTCTTTCCGTACCTAGATGAGCACAATATTCGAGTAGTCCTTGATCTTGGAGATACATTTGATCGAAGAAAGTACATCAATTATGTAACTCTCAAGAAAGCAAAAGAGTTTTTCTTCGATGAAATGTCAAAGCGAAATATCGAGTATCATGCAATAGTTGGTAATCATAGTGTTTACTATACAAATACCAATGAAGTGAACTCGATGTCTTTACTTCTGAAAGAGTATAGTAACTTTCATTTCTATGAACACGAACCAAAAGAGTTGACATTTGGATCAACTCAGATTATAATGGTGCCATGGATTACTAAAAGTAATTCGGATGCTTGTTTTCAAGCGATATCAGAAACAAAGGCTCCAATCTTGATGGGACACCTTGAGATTCAGGGTTTCGAGATGATGCGAGGTACTATTTGTGACCATGGCTTAGATAAGAATTTCCTATCAAGCTTTGAAGCCGTATATTCTGGGCACTTTCACCATCCTTCAGAATATGGCAATATCAAGTATCTCGGCGCTCAATATGAAATGACCTGGACTGACTATGATGGCAAACGCGGTTTTCATGTTTTTGATACAGAGTCTCGTAATATAGAATGGATCGAAAACCCCCATCGAGTCTTCTACAAGCTTGATTACGACGATGTTGATATGACGATTGAAGATATTGCTTCACTTGATACATCCATGTTCAGAGATACTTATATCAAAGTCATTGTCAAAAATCGAACAAACGCGTACATCTATGATCTATTTCTCAATAAGCTATCGGACTCTGGTGCAGCTGACGTCAAAGCAATTGACGACTCACTCAATTTGGAGTCTGCTGGTGTTGATGAAATTCTTGATGAAACTCAAGATACAAAAGATATACTTCATAACTATATTGAAACAATTGAAACAAAAATCAACAGAGATCAAATCAAAAAGTTAGTTGATGAACTTTATATAGAGGCAATGAGTATTGAATGAGAATCAATTTTAAAAAGGTGCGGTATAAAAACTTTTTAGCCACCGGAAACGTTTTCACCGAAATTGATTTAGATAGACATACCACTACACTAATCAGCGGTTCAAACGGTAGTGGGAAATCAAGCTTATTAGATGCTATAGTATTTTCATTATTTGGTAAAGCGCACCGCAAAATCAATAAGCCACAGCTGTTGAACTCAATCAATCAAAAAGATCTATTAGTCGAGATCGAGTTCGCTGTTGGTCAAAGTGATTATTGCGTGCGCAGAGGTATTCGCCCTGGAATATTTGAAATCTACCGTGACGGTCAACTCGTAGATCAAGAGTCTGCAAAGCGAGACTACCAGACTTATCTTGAACAAGACATACTTGGTATCAATCAGAAATCATTCAATCAGATTGTGGTACTTGGTAGTGCCACATATGTTCCTTTTATGGAACTATCTGCTGGTGCACGTCGTCAAATTATTGAAGACCTACTTGACATTCAAGTCTTTAGTACCATGAACATTCTTCTGAAAGAGCGTATGTCTCAAAACAAAGACGATATTACAGACAACAGCTACAAGATGGACATTCTGGAATCAAAAATCGACTCAGCAAAAGAACACAACGAGTCTATTCGTAAGATCCGAGAAACTGAAGCCAATAAAATTCGCGATCGCATGCAGGAGCATATTCAAAAGATCGAAAGTGAAAAAGAACAAATCGAAACAATTCAAGAAGAGATACAAGCTCTGATCGAAACCATATCGGATAAAGCGTCTGCTAAAAGCAAACTTGAAAAAGCAAAAAGCTTAAAGAGTGAACTTGATACAAATCTTCGTAACTATAACAAGGAACTCAAGTTCTATCATGACAATGACAATTGCCCAACATGTAAACAAGGCATCGCGCATGACTTCAAAGAAACAATTGTAGAAGAGAAAAATACTAAGAAGGTTGAACTTGAAGATGGTATGAAAAAGATCATCGAAAAAATCAAAGAGATCGAAACACGCGTTGAAGAGATCTCTTCGGTCGAAGATCAGATACAGCAGAAAAACTTGACTATCGGTGAGCATCGAGCGCAGATCAAGATGTCAAAGAACGCTCTTGTTTCTGCGAAGGATGAACTCGATGCAGCTGAAAAAGAAGTCGAAGAAGTTGATACAAAAAAGTTAAAAGCATTTGAAAAAGAACTCAAGACCATGCAAGATGATCACAAGAAACTTCTCGATCATCGAGATACTATGAGTGTTGTCTCTACAATGCTAAAAGATGGTGGTATCAAGACTCGAATCATTCGGCAATATGTGCCGGTAATGAATAAGCTGATCAATAAGTATCTTGCAGCATTTGATCTTTTTGTTGACTTCCATCTTGACGAGAGTTTCAACGAAGTAATCAAATCTCGTTTTCGTGACACGTTCTCGTATGCTTCATTCTCGGAAGGCGAGAAGTTACGCATTACACTTTCAATCATGCTTGCGTGGAGGTCAGTCGCAAAGCTGAGAAACTCAACATCGACCAACCTTTTGTTACTCGACGAAACACTTGACGGTGCACTCGACAGTATCGGTATCGAGAACCTAATCGACACACTCCACGGTCTCAACAACAACGATAACATTTTCGTTATCAGCCATCGAGGTGAACAATTTGGAGAAAAGTTTGACTCACACATTCGATTTGAAAAAGTCAAAAACTTCAGCCAGATTGCATTTTGAGGTTGACAAATTCTGATCTGTAGTATACAGTATTATTATCACAACATGAAAGGATCATTATGAAAGACTTCTACACGTCTGTAGAGCGTCGCGGTAATAGTTTGCTTTGTAGAGGCTATCGCAACGGTAAGCGATACTCAGAAAGCGTAAACTTTGCCCCGACACTTTTTGTTCCTACTCGAGAACAAACAGAATACAAAACTTTGATTGATGAAAATCCAGTGGCTCCAGTAAGTTTTGACTCTATGTCAGAAGCTAAAGCATTTGTGGATCAGTACAAGGATGTTGGTAACTTTTCTGTGTGCGGAACCACAAACTATGTGACACAGTATATTCAAGAAAATTATCCAGGTCACATCACTTTCGATCCAAGTCTTATCAACATCGTATCTTTTGACATCGAAGTCGATATTAGTGATGGCTACGCTGATATTGAACAAGCAGACAAAGAAATTACATCTATTGCATATAAGTCTTCGAAATCAGACACATATCATCTTCTTGGTCGTAAAGACTATGACAAGTATAAGACGATCACCGGTATTGATCCAGAAAATATTACGTTCATGAAATTCGACTCCGAAGCCGAACTTCTTCGTCGATTTGTTCAGATCTGGATGAATGATTATCCTGACATCGTTACTGGATGGAACGTCCAATACTTCGATATTCAATACATCATTACTCGTATTCAAAACATTTTTGGTGAAGCTTACATCAAGAAGTTCTCACCGTGGGGAAATGTTCGTAAGATCACAAACGAGATCTTTGGTAAGGCTCAATCTACTTATGCCATCTCTGGCGTGTCTGTGATTGACTACATGGATGCATTTAAGAAGTTTGGTTACAAGTATGGACCTCAAGAGTCCTACAAACTTGATCATATCGCGCATGTCGTCCTCGGTGAAAAGAAACTTGACTATTCCGAGTATGGCGGGCTGACTGAACTCTATGAAAAAAATCCACAACTTTATCTTGACTACAACCTTCAGGATACTCGGCTCGTTGAACGTATGGAAGATGAAACTGGCCTACTTGCGTTGGTCATGACTGTTGCTTATGGTGGCGGTGTGAACTTCAACGATGCATTTGGCACAGTTGGTATCTGGGAGTCTACGATCTATCGTAAGCTGATGGATAAAAAGATAGTTCCGTTTCTCAAGGGAAGCCCAGGAGAAAGAGGCAATGAACTCGTCGGTGGATATGTCAAAGATCCAAAAGTTGGTATGCATCCTTGGGTAGTATCTTTCGATTTGAACTCTCTGTATCCTCACCTCATGTTACAGTATAACATGTCACCAGAGACTTACATCGAAGACGAACGAACCTATGTTACTCAAGAAATGGTCTTGAACGATCAGTTTCAAAACGCCAACAAAGATCATTCTGTATGCGCAAACGGAGTTCACTTCACGAACGAAAAGCTTGGTATCATTCCAGAGATCATTGACGAGTACTATGGTAACCGTAAGAAAATCAAGCAAGAAATGCTTCGCGTAGAACAGCTTCTTGAGAACGAGTCAGATCCTCGTAAAAAAGCAGAACTTAAGCGTGAAGCAAACCAGCTTCATAACTCTCAGATGGCTATCAAAATTGCGATGAACTCTTTGTATGGAGCTACTGCAAACATTTACTTCCTCTATTATATTGGTGAAATGGCCGAAGCGATTACGACGTCTGGTCAGCTTTCAATCCGATATGCTCAAAAATCTGTCAATGGATATTTGAACAAGGTTCTGAAGACTGAAGATCAAGACTATATTATTTACATCGACACTGACTCGATTTATGTCGACTTTGGTCCTCTTGTCAAGAGTGTTTTTGGTACTGTAGATATTACGCGAGAGCAGGGCGAAGAGTTTCTTGACAAGGTCTGCTCGACAAAGATTGAAAGCGTACTAGAAAAAGGCTACGAAGAGCTCGCAAAGAAGATGGGTGCGTATCGTAATGCCATGGTGATGAAACGCGAAAAGATTACAAACAAATCGGTGTTCGTTGCCAAAAAGCGTTATATCATGAATACGCTAAACTCCGAAGGCGTTCACTATGAAAAGCCAAAAGTTTCCGTGACCGGACTTGAGTCTGTTCGTTCTTCTACTCCAGAAGTTTGTCGAGATAAGCTCAAACAAGCATTTGAAGTCATCATGAACGAAGGCGAAGAAGCGTCTCAAGAGTTCATCGAAAAGTTCCGCCAAGAGTTTCGTAGTCTTCCCGTAGAAGCGATCGCGAAGACGTCTGGTACTGACAATATCAAGAAGTATCAAGATCCTCGTGGTGGTTACAAGAAGGGTTGTCCAATGCACGTTCGAGGCTGCATTTTGTACAACCAGTTCTTGAGTAAAAAATCACTTGATAAAAAGTATGAGCAAATTCAGTCGGGAGACAAGGTAAAGTTTGTGTATCTCAAGTTGCCGAACCCAATTCAAGAAAATATGATCTCGTTTCCTGGTGTTCTTCCAAAAGAGTTTGCTCTTGAGAAATATATAGACTACGACAAGCAGTTTGACAAAGTGTTTCTCAAGCCGCTTGAAAACATACTTGAAGCTCTGGGTTGGTCTTCAGAAAAGCTCAACACAGTCGAAGACTTTTTTGCATAAGGAGAAACTACATGACAAAGCTAGAAAAGAAAATTAGATTCTTGAGAGATCAGCATAAGAGACAGCATGATATTGTTGAAACTCTTGAAGCAGAAAAAGCTCCTGAAGAAATGATCAAAAACCACAAACGGCTCAAACTTTCTATCAAGGATGAGATCGCAGCTCTGGAAAATGAAATGGAAGGATTACAAAATGTCGGCTGATATGGCACACGATATATACATGATGCACAATAAGTTTGGTGTGCGTGAATGGTTTGAAAATAACAAGCACGATAAAGACTTGATGCGAAAGTTTATTGCATTTCGTCTTATGATGCAGTATGAGGAACTCGGTGAAACAATGTCTGCAGCTCTCGTTCAAAGCAATCCTGAAGAAGTCGTAGATGGATTGATTGATAGCATCGTCTTTGCCATCGGTACACTTGATATTATGGGTGTGGATGTCAAAGCTGCTTGGGACGCGGTATATGAAGCAAACATGGCTAAAGAACCTGGAGTAAAGCCCGGCCGACCCAACAAATTCGGTTTGCCTGATTTGTTGAAGCCGTCAGGCTGGAAGCCTCCTAGTCACAAAGGAAATCACGGCGAACTTTCTGGTATTCTTTCATAATACAGTTGACATTTGATCCGAATCGGTATAGTATCATAATAGGTAATACGAAAGGAACCTACCATGTTTAAGATCATCTTTCAATACTTCGACCGTTACGATGAGCGCCGCGAAATGAGCTTACACGGCGAGACCAAAGATCAATCATACTCAAATGCCTATAACTGGGCTTTGGCTAACGGTGACGTTTCGGTGATTGCACTTTATGACATGAGAAAGGTAGCTGCATAATGGAAAAGATTGTTCGTGATGGAATGGTAGCAGTTGCGGTCAGTGGTGGCTTTGGTGCCGGATGGTCAACATGGAATGATGTTGACCCGCGAGACGCTCGGTTCAACCAACTATTCTTAGATGGCAACATTGACGAAGTTCATCGTATCTGTGATGAAGAAAAATTGGGTTACGCAGGTGGTGCTCGTAAGGTAGAAATTGAATGGGTGCCCGAAGGTACTAAGTTTCGCATTGACGAATACGATGGTTCCGAAACCTTGGTAACAACAGATGATTGGATCACTGCATGACACCGTTAGAAATTTCCGACCATAAAATGCGCTGGATGCGATCTGGACATAACCATCCGGTTCGCATCCATAGCGATCTGCGAAGTCAAGCAAAGGACTTCTGTAAGGTCCAGATGCACTCTTCTCAGTGGGTACATCGTCAGTATACAAACGTCTATGAGGACACGTTCTTTTTTGAACATCCACAGGATGAGAGAGCTTTTCGAAATAAATTCAAAAACTGGGTTGACATTTGATCCGAATCAGTATATACTAATAATAGGTAAAACGAAAGGACCTATTATGAAATTAATAGCGAAACATATGGCGAGCGGTTCAGAACGGGAGTTTTCAAACTCCCGTGAAATGATGAACTTTATACAACCCGTAAAAGAATACTGGGTTGTATTTTATCGTTATTCAAACGGTTTTGAAACCGAAGGAGTTAGTCTATGAACCGCACTTCTGCTTATCGCTTCACTGTTCGTATGGTCAACGGCCAGGTTCATTCTGAAGACCAAGCCGCGGTTGACGGTCTGCGTACTGTTGTCAAGCTCGGTAACTATGCTTATGGCACTACTCAATACGTAAAGCTTCAGGGTCGCTTGGGTAAGAACAACCCTAACGCATGGAAGTATCGTCAGTATCGCAACGGCGGCATCTACGGAAAAGCTCAGTGCGTTCGTCTTCCCGATGCTGCTACTGCTGACGTTTATGTGTACAATCGCTAATAGGAATGTTAGAAATGTCTGCTTTATCTAATTTAGCTGATCTGCTTGAAAAGTATGTATATGATAACATAGACTCTTATTGGAAAGAGGCTGAAACCTATGGTAACGTTACCTTGACTGTTACTCCCGATCAATCCTACATCACTTCTGACTCTGGGATAGAAAAAAGAGGCAAAAAGTTTTTAGCGAGTGAAGCTAAAGGTGTCTATATTTGGTTATATAATGATGATGTGCTTTATGTAGGAAAGACTGATTCTAAAACACAAACTATTCACACGCGCCAAAAACAGCATCGTGATAGTTTTCAAATGAAGATTGACTCTGAGTCGTCAGGGCGAAAGTATCGTGAGTATATGAAAGAAAACGGTTTACAAACTATAAATGTTGTGATAAAATATATCAATACTAATAAGTTTAATATTGGAGGCATGTCAGAACTGCTCGAGTCTGCAACAATTAAAACTTATAAACCAAAGCTCAATTTTGAAATCAAAGGACACGGTTCCAGAATTTAAAGGAGATGATATGACAATCGAAAATCCAGAATCCGTCAAGGTACTACAAGAATGTATGGACTTGCAGCTACGAAAGAGCCGCGACTATCAAAATCCAAACTCTACAGTGAAACAAGCAGACTATTATCCGAATGGTGTGATTACAATTCACGACATCATGCACGCTAAGATGCTTCGTATGAAGTCTGTCATGGAAGCTATGCAAACTGATGGATATGATCCTAATTTTGAAAGTCTTGAAGATAGCGCAAAAGACCTAATCAACTATGCGAGCTTTTTCGTTTCGTACTGTCGCGGTGAAATTCCTGGCCAGTCGATAGAACATGATATTTTCAATCGCAAGCGCGAAATTCAATTTGAATTCAATGAAGAAGATAGTACTATTACTGTAACCACTCTTACTGATTACGACGAAGGAATTCAACATTATGACGTATAATGTCAAAGAAAAAATTATATCACTTGGCTATTTTGCTGAAAAAGTCGTAAAGGACTATTTTGAAAAGAATGGATCTGTAGTAGAAATGGCGACAGATCCATTTGATGGTACTATGGACATGCTGATTGATGGTAAGCGCTGTGAAGTCAAGTTTATGACACTTTATCACTTCTTCAAGTCTTATGCAACTCGAGGAACTGTTATGCAAGCTTTCACTGTTCCCATTACACAACGAGATGGGCGTGTTGCACAAAATCAGCTTGATAAATGTCTCAACGCAGATCGCTGGTTCATAGTTCAAAATCCTTCAGATCGACTGGGCGAAAAAACAATCAAGATCTGGGAAGCTCCTCCGCCTGGACAAAGACGCTTTTCAAACATTCAGAACTCGAAGGATCGTCGAATTATTGCTGGATTTCTCAAAAAAGACTTCAAAGTTCTTGTTGACATTGATGATCCAATATTATATAATAAGATCAAGAGTCTAGACATTTCCCAATTTTCATAGGAGAATTTATGCAAACAGTAAGTGATATTCGAAACAAACTTATTCAAAAATATAAAGACGAAGACTTTGTCGTTGATAAAACCGGCGTAAAAACCGTGGAAATCATCGGCGAGTCTTTTTTAGTTGACGAGGACTGGATTATTCGAAAACCGAATTATGACTATATCGCGCGCGAGCTTGCTTGGTACGAGTCTCAGTCTCTTTATGTCGAAGATATTCCTGGAGATACGCCACAAATCTGGAAAGACGTTTCGTCAAAACACGGGCGCATTAATTCCAATTATGGATACTTAATCTTTTCCGAGAAGAACGGAAATCAGTATACAAATGTACTAACTGAACTTCTTCGCAATCCAAATAGCCGCCGGGCCGCGATGATTTATAATCGCCCATCCATACATGACGATTATCGTGAAGACGAAATGAATGACTTTATTTGCACCTTTGCAAATTCTTTTCATATTCGTAATGACAAACTTCATTCTCACTACATTCTCAGGAGCAACGATGCGGTATTCGGCGCGAACAATGATTTCGCGTGGGCGAGGTATGTTCAAAGTAAGCTCGCCAATGAACTTCGTATTGAAGTTGGTGATCTAATTTGGACAGCTTCATCTCTTCACGTTTATGAACGTCACTTTAAGTTTATAGAGGAACTGATTTGATGAAAAGCAATAAATGGGATATTAGATATCTCAAATTAGCAAAAGAAGTATCTACTTGGTCTAAAGATACTAGTTCAAAAATTGGAGCTGTTGCTATTGGTCATAAAGGCCAAGTACTTTCTCAAGGATATAATGGTTTTGCTCGAGGAGTAAGAGAAGATCTTGAACCTCGTTGGCAAATAAAAGAGCATAAATATAAATTCATCGTACATGCTGAAATGAACGCGATTTACAACGCTACTTATAACGGTGTATCTCTTGATGGCGCTACACTTTATATCTGGGGACTTCCCTGCTGTTCAGATTGCGCAAAAGGCGTAATTCAAGTAGGTATCAAAAGAGTTGTAATGCCTCAAAAGGATTATCCAGAATATTGGATAGAATCATTTAAGCTTAGCGAAACGATGTTTCGTGAAGCTGGCGTAGAATATGAATATATTGATTGTGAATTAGATGGCAAATAACTTAAAAGACATTTACGTTGGAGTGAATAAACAAGATAGCAATCGAAGAAAAAACGATTTTTATCCTACACCACCATTAGCAACTTATATTTTATGTAAATACGTTCGCCCTCCACAGAATGTTGTCGAGCCTTGCGCAGGCCGAGGTAATATTTCGATTGAACTCGAACGAAACGGTCATAATGTAAAATCGTTCGACTTAAATGAATATGACAACAATCTCGTGGAAGTTGCGACCGGCGTCGGCGTACTTGATTTAGAAAGACCGGAAGGCTATGATGGATTGGTTACAAATCCGCCGTACCATAAAGATCTTCCTCGAAAAATTGCCGAAAAGGCAGTAAAAGAATATCCTTATGTAGCAATGTTTGTTCGTTTGACGTTCCTTGAAGGAAAAAAACGAAATAAGCTGTTTACAAATTACCCACCAAGTGATATTATATTTTTGAGCGATAGAGTTAAGTTCGATCAAGGTCACGTAGAACCCGTAGAAAAACAAGATCAAACTGGTGGCATGATCGCCTATGCATGGGTTATTTGGGATCGTAGAATTTTAAATTTTGAAAAAACTACTAAACTGCATTGGGCTCTTTTAGAAAATGACTATGGCGAATGGCGAAGACAATATGAGGCGACTAAGTGAAAATACTTCTTCCATATTTTACTCGTAACAATATTAAAATTTCTGATCCTGTTGTAATTGGCGGGATAGAACGTTTTGCACAATTGATATATCAAAACTTTGATAATGTAATCCCTGTACATTTTACAGACGAAGATAGAAAGAAGAGACGCGTCACAGACTTAATCTCTGCTGCAGCCGATCATCACCAGCCTGATGTGATCATTGTAAATTATGACAATGACCCGATCACTGTTAAACTACAAGCCGTAGTGAAAGTTCCTATCCTTTGGATTAGCCATACTGGTGCCGGTGGTATTTCTAAACTTGGTCATGTAAAATCTATGCAAGAGTTTCTTTCTAAGAATGGAACCCTTTCCATGGTGAGCGAACATCAATGGCAGGGTATGGACAAACTATCACGAAGAGTAGAAAGTAAACCTCTTGATTTGAATGGTGGTTTCATCAATTCTTCGTTTAGCCATGGAACTGAAGTTGTAGCAGAAGCAGAATATGACGCCGTGACTGTTGGTAGAACCGATAAAACTAAAAACCCATTTTGGATGCACAACAAACTTAAAAACTCTGGTCTTCACAATATCGTTCTTACGAGCTATGTTTCTGAATTGTTGTATGGCGAACACAAAAAATATCACGAAGAAAACTTACATTGGGAAGCTCCGAACGAAGTAATTCGCGGTCTTAGCTATATCGAAACAATGAAAAAGATGTCTCAAGCAAGTTGCTATATTTCTACTTGTCCATCAGAAACTTGGGGTATTACTGCTCTTGAAGCTCTTGCACATGGATTACCAACAATTTTAGTTACAAATTCTTCAGAAACTCACGCTTCGGAGTGTATTCCGGCAATAAATAGGGATATAGTCAAGGTAAAAACCACGGTTAAACCCGGTGAACTTGAAGAAATTGTACGAGATTTTAAGAAAGTTTCTTTCGAGGAACGTGTAGAAATCTCAGAACGAACAAAAGAAAAACATTCTGTTGAAAGATGGAAGTCTAATATAGAAAATATTGTTGATAAAACTATTGATAACTACAAGAATGAGTCTAAAGATTTGACTTCATTCTTCATATAATGGAGACGCATTATGAAAATTTTAATTACAGGGTTCAATAAAGAGCAGTGCACAAGAGACTATTTTCTTACAAAAGAACTTAAAATTCTCAATTCGCATTATTCGCTCATACGGTGTTTAGAAGACATGGGCCATGAAATTGATCAAAGACCTGTATCTATTGGCGAAGATCTTTCTGGTTACGACAAGGTTATTATCTATCTTGCTTCTGTAAAATCTTTTAGCCACTATGCGTTTGACGCGCTTTATGCGCTGACAGCACGGCCTGATGCTATTCTTGGAAACGATGACTGGCAGGTTGCTGAAGTTGCTTATTCATTTCAGGTTTATAAGAAGAACCTCGAAGAACATCGCAATGAGCCTTTCCTTAACTACCACACAAACAAGTATCTCGCAGATCTTTATTGCGGAAATACTCCAATTGAAGAACTTGGAAATCATATTGATATCTTTATCCAAGGTTGCGAAATCGTAAATCAGAAAAAGAACAAACTGATGCTCTGCGCCTTCGCTGGTGGTGATAACTCAAAGTTTCGTTTAAATTGGAATGGTGAAATCATTCGATACAATCCAAACCCGTACAATCTTAATCGTTGTCCAGAAAACAACTATGGTGAAGATCGCGGTATTATGGACTTCTTTGGCGAAGAAGAGACAGTTATTGCTCCAGAAGAAAAAGAACGTTGCTGGATTTTCTCTTCTATCGTACAGAGCAAAACTATGAGTTGGTTCAATAAACAAACTCTGACTTGGCCACACAAGAACTTTGGTCCTCGTAGAGAAACAAAGCAGACACAGGGCATACAGACTTATCGCGTAAAAGAACCAGACATGTGTAGAATTTACAATCAGAACTGGGGATGTTTGATGCCGACCTACTATCACGAAGGTTCTGGTTGGTGGAGATCGCGTGTTCAACAAGTAGCAGACGTACAATCAATTCTTCTTTGCTCAGACAAAGAAGGTGCTATTTACGGAGATGTATATGTTGGAAATACGATCGCTAAAATTGAAGGAATGAGCACTTCAGAATTAGCAGCCCTTGCAAAAGCACAAAAAGAATGCTTATATGATAATCATCCACTCGATAAGAGTGTACAAAGAAAAGAATTGGAGGCTCTGTTCGACTAATGGATCATGCTGCTATTATACCGCTTATTGGCGGAGAAGTCCTTGCTTCGGATAAAGTATATGGTACTAAACCTAAATATATTCTTACTTACTCAGGATTCACTGATAACGAGAAACATCTTATCAATCATTATAAGGAGAATGGCTATAACATTCCTTATCATATACTCGATTCAGAAAATGCTCCGAAAACTTTCGAAAACGTAGATGTAGTTTCTTCGGTCTGTCCTTGCGCTGGTTTGAGCAGTTACCATTCAAGCTATGGTGAACATAATCAGAATAACCAGTGGATGGAAAAATCTACACACATGGTGTTGAACGAAATTCGTCCCAAAGTTCTTTGGGGTGAAAATGCTCCGGCTCTCGCTACAAGCGTTGGTAAGTTCATGAGAGAAAAACTAAATAAGATTGCTAATGAAGCTGGATATAACATGTCTATCTTCATCACTAAGACGCTACTTCATGGTAACCCACAAATTCGTAGAAGAACATTTTACTTCTTCTGGCGTAGAGACGTATTTGACAACAAAATTCCAGTTTTCAACTATTATAAAAGAGAATATCCAACAATTCGTAATCTCTTGATTGAAACTAAGAGCAACTTTCAGTCTGAACCAATTAATACTAAAATTCCCTCTAAAGACGATCCATATTATCGTTACTTTCTTGAAGAAATAAAAGGAGGAATGACTCACAGAGAATTTGCTCAATCACTTTTCGATGATCCAGAATACGATAGACCATCGTTTAATGTTGAGAGCGAAATGATTCTTGGTATGGGTGTTCCATATACTGATGTTGGTAAGTGGATGCGTGCTCAGGGGTATGATCGCGAAGCTGATAAGTGTGAGCGACGTGATGCTAAATTAAAATCTGGCAAAGGCGTGATGTGGCGAGGAACTGTTATTCCAGTCCATCATATTGGAGCATTTGTAGTACATATGCCTTTCGTTGTAGCGCATCCAGTAGAAGATCGTTATATTAATTACCGTGAAGCTATGACAATCATGGGTCTTCCACAAAATTACGAACTCTTGGATCAAGAAAAAAGCATCAACCATATATGCCAGAATGTTCCATATAAAACTGCAATGGATATGGCCACTGAAGTTCAAGCTGCTATTCGTGGAGAAAGAAAAATGGAAAACGCTTCTTTTCTTATACAAGACAATCTTTCACAAAGAGTTCGCGAATCTTCTTCCAACTTTAATATTATGGACTTCGCACAATGAAACATCTATTTTTAGATTTTGAGACCTTAGGTCAAAATGTACATAACTGTGCAATAATCGATGTGTCTGTTTTTTGCGCGGACACTGATATTATGCTTTCAAATAATCCATATACTACTCAAAATATTCGGGCAGTAAAAAAATTTAAGTTATCTGTAAAAGATCAGGTTGACAATTACGGCTGGATAGTATATAAAGAAACTGTGAAGTTTTGGGACTCCCTTCCTGAAGCAGCAAAGAAAAATATTAAACCGCTTAAAACAGATATCACAGTAGATCAATTCGTAAATGATTTTACTAACTATTTGATCGATTGCAGCAAAATAAACTATTGGTGGACAAGATCTAATGCTTTTGATCCTATTCTGCTTTGGCGGCTTTTTGAAGTTAAAAACAAATATCATCACGTAAATGAATATCTTCCTCATTGGAAGGTGCGAGATATTCGGACATTTATTGATGCTAAACTAGATTTTCCAAAGAAGAACGGTTTCATTCCTATTGACGATGAAGATCACTGGAATTCTGTATTTGTAGAACATGATAGTTCATGGGATGTTTTGGCTGATGTACTAAGAATGCAAAAGATTATACGTATTGAAAATGACTTAGAAGGATAAATTATGAAACTAGAAATAAGTACTGAAGATCTAAGAAAATACTCACTATTCGTGGGTGTTCCGATGTATGGTGGTCAATGCTCAGGTCTATTTGCAAAAGCAACAACAGATCTCTCTATCATGTGTACAAATTATGGTATTCAAATAAAGTTCTATTATCTGTTCAATGAAAGCCTAGTACAAAGAGCTAGGAATTACGTCGTTGATGAGTTCCTTCGGTCTGATTGTACACACCTCATGTTCATTGACTCTGATATTGGTTTTCGAGCTAAGGACGTTCTTTCTTTGCTTGGTATTCAAATATCAGATCCTGAAAACTACGATGTAGTTACTGCGCCATACCCGAAAAAGACTATTGCTTGGGAAAAGATCAAGAAAGCTGTAGAATTGGGTAAAGCCGACGAAAATCCATTCTACCTTGATTATTACTCAGCAGATTTTGTATTCAATCCAGTTCGCAACATCAAGTCATTTCGTATTGATGAACCAGTCGAAGTTTCAGAAGCTGGTACTGGTTTTATGTTAATTCCTCGGGCTACATTCGAAAAATATGAAAAAGAATATCCTGAGTTCAAGTACAAACCAGACCACGTTCGAACTCAAAACTTCGACGGATCTCGTGACATCATGGCTTATTTCGATTGTCAAATTGACCCAGAGTCCAAGCGCTATCTTTCCGAAGATTACTTCTTCTGCTATAATGCTCGTAAAGTTGGAATGAAAGTTTGGATGTGCCCTTGGATGGAACTTCAACACGTTGGATCATACATTTTCAAGGGGCATATGGGAGCCATTGCATCTCTTGGAGCTTCTCCAACGGCAGATGCATCCTCAAATAAAAAGTCTTACGACGGCAAAAAGTCGTTGACAAATCGCCGTAAACGGAATAAAATAAACCGATAACCACCCACAAAGGAGTATATAATGAAATTTTCTGAACGCACCCTTACTATTTTGAAAAGCTTTTCGACTATCAACAAATCAATTCTGATGTCCGAAGGTAATGTTCTTAGAACGATCACACCTGAAAAAACACTGGTCGCAATTGCAACTATTCCAGACGAAATTCCATCTGAAGCTTGCATCTACGACCTATCGCGTTTCCTGTCGATTGTTGGTCTTTATGACAATCCTGATGTCGAGTTTCATGATAAGTATTTTACCATCTCAGAAGACCGTCGCAAGACTAAATACGTCTTTGCTGATGTGTCGATGATTCATACGCCGCCAAATAAAGAAATCAAGATCCCATCAAAAGATGTTGAGATCACAGTATCTTGGGAAGACATGCAGTCTGTACTCAAAGCTGCTGGTGTTCTTCAGTTCGGTGAAGTTGCTTTTGTTGGTGAAGAAGGCAAATGCTATCTTCGAGCAGTCGATAGTGCCAATCCAACCGCGGATACTTTTGGTGTAGAAATCGGTGAAACAGCGGATGAATTTACCATCATTGTCAAGACTGACAATCTCAAACTTCTGCCTGGAGACTATCACGTAACTCTTTGCGCCAAGGGTATTTCTGAGTTCAAAGGTGACGATGTAACATATTTTGTCGGCATCGATACAAAATCTACCTTCAAAAAAGGAGACTAATGTGACTCAAGAAGCTGAACAACAAGAAGGTATCTCACTTAATGATCTCGCACTTATGGTCAACATTATTGATACGTGTACTAAAAGAGGTTCTTTTGAAGGTAGTGAGCTTGCAACAGTTGGCACTATTCGAGACAAGATTGAAACCTTCGTAAAAGCAAATATGCCAAAAGAGGAAGAAACAGAAACCACTGAAGAAACACCTGCTGAATAATCTTATTTACTATATTATGGAGTCGTGATGACTATTGATTATAAAACTGATGAAGTGTTGTGGGTAGAGAAGTATCGTCCTCGTGTTATTGAAGATACTATTCTACCTCAACGCACCAAAAATACATTCAAGAAGTTTGTAGCAGATGGAAGTGTTCCAAACTTATTGCTAGCAGGGGGTCCTGGTGTTGGTAAAACTACCATCGCCAAGGCCATGCTAGAAGAACTTGGCTGTGATTACATCGTAAAGAACGGTTCATTGAATGTCGGTATTGATACACTCCGATATGAAATCTCAAGTTTCGCATCTGCTGTTTCATTTTCTGGTGGACGTAAATATGTAATCTTCGACGAAGCCGATTATCTGAATGCAGCGAATGTTCAACCTGCTCTTCGTAACTTTATCGAAGAATACTCGAAAAACTGCGGTTTCATCTTTACCTGTAACTTCAAGAATCGAATGATTGAACCGCTTCGTTCTCGACTTTCCGAAGTTGACTTCAGCATCGAAAACGGGGACAAGCCAAAACTCGCAGCTCAATTCTTCAAGCGTGTGATTGCAATTCTCAACAATGAAAATGTTGACTACGATCAAAAAGTTGTTGCAAAAGTCATTGAACGCCACTTTCCAGATTTTCGTCGAGTACTGACTGAGTTGCAGTCTTATGCTGCTTCTGGTAGTATCGACGAGGGTATCTTCGTCAATCTAAAACAGGAAAGTATCGACGAACTTTTTGTACTTCTCAAGAACAAGAACTTTACCGAGATGCGCAAGTGGGTCGCTGCGAATAGTGATCAAGACATGAATGAAATGTTCCGCCGTATCTATGATGCTGCAACTGACAAGATTGAACACAAAAGTATGCCTGGGTTCTGTGTAACGTTGGCGGACTATATGTACAAGGCAAACTTTGTGGCTGATGCTGAAATCAATTTGGTCGCATTCTTGACCGAAATCCTCATCGAGTGTTCGTTCAAGTAATATGTTCTTTCGTGATCAAAAAGTGAAATGCGTATTCTGTCAAAGAAAGACCAGAAAGAAAAAAGCATTCACGATCAACATGAATACTGCCGAGGGCATGCATAAAACTTACGCGTGCCCTCCATGCGCTCAAGAATTTGATGAATTAGCTGAATACGTGGAGAAAGATATTGACAAAAGAACATACACCATTTGACTTCATGAATGCTGTATCTCACAGCAAGAAAGATCTGATTGGAGAATCAGAACACCCAGAAATGACTGAAAAAGAATACAACGCCTACATCGTAAATCGTGGTTTTTCTTTCTTTGACGACACAATATTGCACGCGAACGAGATGAATCAAAGAGCTCACTTGTTTCCACGTGCACAGTTTGATTATTACCGATCTGTTCTTCGTCCACGCAAACGGTTCTCAAAATGGCACAAAGCCGATAAAGACAAGGACCTTGATACCATTCAACATGTATATTCTTGCAATCGTACTGTTGCCAAGCTTTTTCTCAAAGCTCTATCAAAAGAAGATCTGAAGAAGGTCCATGCCAAAATGGAAACTGGCGGTGTCAATAAGTGATTTTATAAATATCAACGTGTAATCTCTATGAAGAAAACACCATGAATAACAATAAAAATAAAGGTGAAACGCGTTATGGGAACAGATATTTTCAGAGGAGTCGGAGTAGAGATCCGACTACCCGAACCTGACAATTTTCTAAAGGTCAAAGAGACACTTACACGCATTGGAATTGCTTCTCGAAAAGACCGAAAACTCTATCAATCTTGTCATATCTTACACAAGCAAGGTCGGTATGCAATTCTTCATTTCAAAGAGTTATTCATACTTGACGGTAAAGAAAATACGTTTGCGTATGAAGATAAAGCAAGACGAAATACAATTGTAAATCTACTTGAAGAGTGGGGTCTAATTGAAGTCATTCAATCTTCGAAGGTTCAAGATCCAATTGCTCCTCTCAATCAAATCAAGGTACTTTCTCACAAAGAAAAAGGTACCTGGGAACTCTGTGCTAAATACAACATAGGAACACGTAAATAATGACACCATCTTTGAAAGTCTATAAGACAAATGATTATGCTGAAATTCCACAATTTGCAACTCAAGGATCGGCTTGCTTTGACTTGAAAGCTTGCTTCACTCCAAATACAAAGGTCAAAACATATAATCCTTGGAATAAAGAAGTCGAGGTTCCAGTCAAGAACTACGGCGGGAAACTCGGTATTCAGGTGCATCCTGGTTATCGAGTCATGATGCCAACAGGTCTGATCTTTGATATTGAACCAGATCACGTACTCAAGGTTTATGCGCGGTCAGGAACTGCTTTGAAGAAAGGTCTGATGCTAGCAAATGGTGTCGGTGTAGTTGACAGTGACTTCATTCACGAAACACACGTATTACTTTATAACACATCAGATGGGCCTATCACAATTACTCAAGGTGATCGTATCGCTCAAGCAATGTTAGAAAGAACAAACTACTACATCTTTGAAGAGATTTCTGAGGCGCCCACTCAGAAAACGGACCGCGAAGGCGGTTTCGGAAGTACTGGCGAATAGGAGTTTCGCAATGGTATGCGTTACTCCAATACTTTACACACAACACAGGAGAACTACAATGACTAACAAGAACCCTTTTGAAATTAGAGCAGATATGCTTAAGCTTGCTAAAGATTACATGGATGCGCAACACAATTTAAATGTGCAGCTTATGAATGATATGTACGAGCAAGGTAAAAAAACATACGAAGAGGTCCAAGAAGCTTATAAGATGTATTCTATGGATGAGTTAATGGCAAAAGCGAAAGAAATGTATTCATTCGTTTCCAAAAAGGATTGATACATGACAGAGAAACATCACGTTCCAAAGGATGTTTCTGACAGGATCGCGTTGGGCTTCACAAAGGCCCTTCGCTTTGTTGCAGATACATTTTTCAAAAAAAGATATGGACATCGTGCTGTGGTTCTAGAAACTGTAGCTGCAGTTCCAGGAATGGTTGCAGGAGCTGGATTACATCTGAAGTCTCTTCGCCGTATGGAAGATGACCGCGGTTGGATCAAAGAACTACTCGATGAAGCAGATAACGAACGCATGCACCTCATGACGTTTGTCGAATTAGCAAAACCAAATTTACTTGAGCGTCTTATCATATTGATAGCCCAAGCATTTTTTGTAGCATTTTACGCAATCATATACTTTTTCTTTCCAAAGACTGCACATCGTATCATTGGTTACTTCGAAGAAGAGGCTGTCCGTTCATACACCGAGTTTCTTTCTGAAATTGACAGTGGCAAGATCGAGAACGTTCCTGCTCCGCAGATTGCGATTGATTATTGGAAATTACCGAAAGACGCAACACTACGTGATGTAGTAATTGTAGTAAGAGAAGATGAAGCTGGACATAGGGATAGAAATCATGAAATGGCTGATGAACTTAATGAGCAATAAAACCGTAGATCGTAGTGAGCATCGAGCTTACACGATTCATTATGAAGATCTTTGCATGTGAGGTGCTATGAGTCCGAACAAAACTTTCAGGCTTGACATTAATGATATTGAACTCATCAAAAACGCCTTGAGAAGCGAATTGAAAAAACTCGCTGATCACAAATTGATGTATTCCGAAAGTATCATGAGAGATGAACTTTCGATACAAAGAACCGAGAACAAAATGCGAAAAATACATGACCTTCTTGGTAAAATACACAATCAAAAGGTGTGGTATCGCCCAAAAAATTACGTAGGGGGTTGACATTTTCTCAAAGATGATTATATAAATACTACGAGAACGCCGATAGGGTTCTCAATTACTCGCCGGTCAAATGACGGCATAATATAAACTCGCTTAAACAAGGAGACAAGACATGAATACACGTAGATTTAATACAGACCTTCTCAACGATCCATTTTTCATTGGATTTGATAGTCTGATCAATAAGTTGCAAAATACTGGAACTGCAACAAATTATCCTCCATACAATCTCATCAAAACTGGAGACGACTCGTATTTGATTGAGCTCGCTGTCGCTGGTTTTGATGAAGAAGACTTTGACATCGAACTTCACGATGGAGTTCTGACTATTCAAGCAGAAGTAAAAGAAGCTGATGAAGTTCCTGACTATCTGCATCGCGGCATCGCAGCAAGAAGTTTTGTTCGCAAGTTTACTCTCGCGGATACCATTCAAGTCGAAGGTGTGTCACTTCATCAGGGCATGCTGACGGTGCGACTTCAGAATGTCATCCCAGAAGAGAAGAAACCGAAAAAGATACCGATTGGACGGCAGTTGGATGCTGAGTTGCTCACAGAGTCAACCAGTTGATCGGTAGTCAACACTAACCTACTTTTGGTAGTATCCTATATCAAACATCAAGAGTCAACTGGTGGTCAGCTGGTTGACTCTTTTAGTTTATAGCGTTAGATAAACCGAATGTTCCAGAACGGCTTCCACCAGAACCGAATACATTTGTACTGGTAACATTTGGCCCGCCTTGTACGTTATTCACTACTGGTGCTACTGTCGGCGAATTGTTGACTATGACCGGCATATTGATTATACCTCCAGCTGCAGTAGATACTCGATCTGCGAGATCAGAAGACGGCGCCATTTTTGGCATCCATTCGTTTGTAAAGTATTGATTGAGAAATCTACCGGCAGGAGTTTCTTCCGGTACAACTGCTTCACGGCCATGGAGTATTGCGAATGATGCGTCGCCAAAGTCTTGGAAACCTTTAGTACCTCTTCTGAAACTATAATCAGACAGAACTTTGCTTATAACTTTTTCACGCGTTTCATTATCAGTTCTTAAATCTGGATTATTTCTAATTATTTCATCTAAAGTCTGTTCTAAAAACGAACTTAAACCTTCCTTTCCAAGGTCTTTAGCAATATCTTGTGTTATATCAGATCTTGCTATAGCGCCTAAAGCAGTAATAAGTGAATTATACTTTGATGCTCCACTTTTAAAATCCTCCGCGGCTTGAATTTGACCAAGTTTTCTAGTTACAAGCCCTTCTCCTTCAATTTCCTGAGCTGCGGCCCTTTCCATTGCGGATTGAAGCTCTGCTTTTCTCGTTTGTATTTCTCTTTCATAATTATCCTGTGCTTGAACTGAAGCTCTTTCCGCTGCCGCCGCCGCGCGGTTTTTAGCAATCATTGCATCTAAAACATCTTGTGGATTTCCGCTTTCAAAAGCTTTATCTAAAGCTGCATTGAACCCTTCTAATTCTGTTTTAGCTTTTTTATCCAGCCATTTTTTTGCCGCTATACCAATTCCAACTGCCAAACCAGCAACACCACCAGCTATGAGTGCTGGAATAGCAGCCATTCCAACCACCCCGGCGATGCCAAGACCAGCAAGAGCTCCCTGTATTCCAAGAGTAGCAACATCGACTGTAGTGTTAGCCCAATCAGGATTTACTCCAGCCTGGTCTATTAACCAATCTTTCATATTGTTTCCTAGAAGTTCTGTAGCAACTATAAGAGCTCCAATAATTTTGAATCTAAGACCGCCTTTTTTTAACCAAGCAGCTGTTAACGCAGCACCAAGTGCAGTTCCAATTCCTTCTGCTTGATTATCAGTAAATTCTTTACCAAATGCGTCTCCAATCTTTTTTGTTACTTCAGGCAAATCAAATATATTAGATAATATATTGCCTGCTCCAAGTAAAAGTCCAAACTTTAATCCAAAAATAGAACCTATTGCAGTCCAATTGATTGCAGAGGCTAGGCCTTTAGTAAATTCACTTTCACCTATTTTCGCATCAATAAAACCCTTAAATACATTACCTAAAGCATAAACGCCACCAGCAAACAGAGCACCCATTAAAAGTTTATTTAGAAATCCGGTGCCGCCTCTCAATAAATCAAATAAACCTCTACTTTCGCGAGTTTTCTTATCCGGTAAATCATCTCTTGTAGTATCTGGTGAAGGTGTCGTTGTCTGATCTTCAGCTAATTCTTCTCTTTGCCTACGAGCTTCTTCTCTCTCAGCAGTTTCTTCACTTATCTTGAGTTGATCCGCGGAAACGTCAAGCATACTCGCCATCATCTGTGTCTGAGCGGAAATGTTTTCAGAGATAGTTTCAAAGATTTCTTCGAACCTATCCAATTGTATGCGAACAGCTCGAATCGAGTTCGTACCAGTATTACGAATCAGTTGCCCTTCGGCTTTGAGGCGATCTACAATTTCTTCAGCCATTTATCTTCCGCTCTTCTCTTTTTGTTCTTCTATGTAATTGACTAGCATTGCAAAATAAAGATCTCGTTCGTATGGTACTAAGTTTTCAATATCACTTATCGAGTACTTGTGATGCTGTGCCAACGCGAAAACCATTCTATAGTATTCACTCAGACTGATGTGACACAGCATCAGATAAAAAAACTTCGCATTCCTTCAATTACAAACGTCTGTTCCTTACCGTCTTGATTCGTGTACTTCATTTCGTGTCTCAACTTTGGCATCGTCTCAAAGAATGTTTGGATCTTTTTCAGGACATCGCCTTGTAGATTTTCCATAAAGTCATCAATTTCTTCGTCAGTATAATCCTCGAATTTATATACATCGTCGTCGGAAGCAATCTTATCAAGACAAGAAATCATAATGAAGTAATTTACAAGAGGATCATTCTGGTCAGCACTTGCGATTTTGATAAACTCTTCAATTGTTGGATATCGAAGAAACAGTGTATAGTCATCATTGATTTTTACTCGATTTGAATGCTCATCATCTCGAGTGACTTTGACTTCATTCAAATCAATTTCAAGTTCAACTGTTTCTTCTGTGTCAGGATCCTTGATTGCAAACTTGATATTGTTATCAACCGATTTTGAACGAAGCATCAACAATACATATTCAAGATCAAACATTGCAAGTTTTTCAACATCAATATCTACAAGACAGTTGTTCACGATTTGCTTGACGGATAGCACAGTCTGTTCTGGTTCATCAGATTCCTGTGCTACAAGCAAGATCTTCTCTTCTTTTACTGTAAAAGGACGATACTTGATCTTTTTACCAGACGACGGCAATTCAAGCTCAAATAGCGGCAGATCAATTTTTGGCAGTTTTTTCGACATTCTATATCTTCTCCATTATCTAAAAATGTTTGATAGGCTTCTAATTCTATTTGTGAAGTTATTAAAGGAATTTGTAACGCGTGTATATGTATTTATGGCATCCTGAATACCTTGTGGAACTAGCTGTTGGTTGACGAGCTGGCCTACCTGACCAATGTTAGATATAAGATCGAGAAGCCCATTACCGCGAGTATTTCGTTCCGAAGGTATTCCTCTTATTTCTGACGAATACTGAATTCTACTGTAAGTAAACGCAACAGGAAGTGTAGCAAAACTGTCATTATTTTCCCAAGCAAGATCTATACTTTGAACTGTGATCGGAAATACACCATCTAACACGACTTCATAAAACTTGGTTTCGGTTGATGCAGCATCGTTACTATAGTATTTAATAACCATTCTGCAAGAATACTCATCTTTATAACCAAGTTCATATGGCAGTTGATCATCGACGGAAGCAAAGTTACCGCCTTGAGTGCTATAATTAACTACGCGTTGCATCCAAGTGTGAAAGAAACTGAGTACTCGATGTTCGGAATCGAGCATGAAGATACAGCTGAGTGGTTCTCGATTGATTGCAGTTGGCATTGACTGTGGAAGATCAATACCATTTTGACGATACGAAATAGTTTCGACATCAATACCCGGAAGTGTCACGTTTTTACAAAAGAATAGCAATTCATTATCTTGAATATTTGGTCCGGTCAACTCGACAGTAAAGAGTGAAGTCTTTGCAGGACCACCATAACGATCAAGTCTGGATTTGAACTCGTTGATATTGAAAGGCATTTATCGTCCTCTTATAATTCTTCTGGAGTCTGCCCAGACTTTTGTTTGTGTTGCGCCTTCGAACCTTGCAGTCGGAAGAAAAATTGCAATATCCCACTCAGTTGGATGCACATATGTCATTTTTGTTCGAACGTGTTTTGACAGATAATGTTTGATAGTAGGTTTGAATTCTTTGTATTTTGAAGCACCGTTCAGCACTCCGTATGAAAGTCTAAGCTTAGTATTTTCATCATATCGATCATTTGAAGTCACATCATAAAGAGAGTCCATAAGTTTGGCTCTTAACTGAAGCGGCAAATAGTGAAAGTTGATGCCGAGAAATCCACCCTTTGCGCGATTGATTGGAAAGATCAGCGGGAACCTATCATAGTAAGGAAGTGTCTTTTTGTGCTTTGGATCGTAACCAAACATATACATGTGCCCGATACGAAATCTGCTTTCATAGCGATCTCTTCCCATTTCACGAATCAGTTTCGCATCATTCACTTCAGACTTTCGTACTTGTTTTGCTTGATCACGATACCAGTCACGTGCTGCTTGAGTGCGCGCTGGAACCTGACCAGAACGAAGTCCTTTCAAGAGAATATCGTCAAAGACTCTTGCGGCCATTACTTAATTCCCAACTGATCTTCAGTCATGAGCATGAATTTCCACCCACGATCAGCGCAATATCTTTCTGCTGCACGCCATTTTGCTTCATTAATTCCATATGTCTTGACCTCGTTTATGTATTTGCGAGAAACTCGTCCAGTTTTTGTTGCATTCTTTTTTCGCGGATCGGGCGGTCTCGTCTGACCTTTTGGTTTGATTTCGATCATAACAGTTTCAGTAGTCCCTTCTGGCGTTTTCTTTTTCACGACAACATCAGGAAAATACCGATGCGCTCTTCCGTCTATCGGAGACATATAGGGCACGACATACTCTTCTGAAGCCCACCATATCACATCAGGATGCTGATCAACATAGCGAAAAAATTTGAACTCCCAAGAACTTCGATAGTAGCAGCGGCTGGGATCTCCTTTATATTTCTCGGGATTTTTGGGGCGAAATCTACCCTGATTATAGCGTGCCATCTGCTTGTAGAACTTTCATATATAATTTGTTTTTATGTTGTAAGTTGTATCGCTTTATATTTTCGTTCAAAGTTTCGAAAGTAATCCAACAATTTGCTGATTTATATAAATTTACATCATTTTCCAAAATTTGTAAGTTGCAAGGATGGCCAATAATATAAGGATCTATATCATTTAAAAATCCTTGCATAATACTTAAAATGTGATCTAGAACGTACACTATACCATTGTGCAGTTTGCCCCTCAATCTAAGCGGATCAATATCTCCTAAGCAATAAAAATAAGATAAATTGGTTATTTCCCAAACTGCTTTATAATATGATTCTTTGTCGTATTTATTATCATACCATTTTTTAGCCTTTTCTTTTGTCAACCCATATCTTTTAATAAGCTTTTTTTCTGCAATTTCTATTTTTTTACTTTTTGTTTTAGATTTCATGGTATGACTTCTTCGTTTTATCACTTCCGTTTTTTCGAGTCTGTTATTTGGATCTTTCCAAAAATTTTTCAGCGGCTCAGTGATAATTTCTATTTTTTCTAATCTTTCGTGTTCTTCTAATTTATTTAACCATCCAAATTTTTTAGATCTTTCATCCTTTGTCATATTAGTTCTGGATTTAGATATTGTTTGTCCTATTTTACTTTTTATTTCCTCAGCAGTACCGTCTATTTCTCGACATTTCCATATTTTTCTTTGATTTTCAGAAACCTTGTCAGAAAATTGTTTAAACTTTAATTCATCTTCTTTTAGTCTTTTACGATGTTTTTTTGCTCCTAAGCTTCTAGAACATGTATTACAATATTTCTTATATCCAAATGTGATACTTATAAAATCAGTTTTGTTACCACATTCATTTTGACAAATATTTTCTTTGGGCTTAAGATGAAAATTGTTATAATATTGTTCAGATGTGGTGTCGTGAGATTTTGAAACGTGTTTTCCTAACCCATTTAAAGATTTAAATGACTTATTGCATATATTACACTGATAAATAGACATAAGCTGTGTTCCTTTCGTCGTGAATTGTTTAAGCATAGAGTCAGTGGGACCCCCATCCGCGACTGACAATTTATTTATGGTGAGATCACCTTTGTATTTCTCGGGATTCTTTGGTCTAAATCTTCCTTTATATGACTTTACCACTTATCTCTCATTCTTGATATAAATACATTTGAACTTATTTATATAGAAAGATCAAAATGCCTTATCAAGATTTAAGTGTTGGCAGAAGACCAGAAGAAGCAATGTCAAGAGAACGAAGAAGATCTTCGTATTCGGATTTGATTAGCTTTCCTTCTGACCTCGGTGCGCATACTATGCTGATGGTATTCAAAGAATATTCTTACGAAAATGCAAGAGCTGGTGAGCAGAGTCTTTTAAGCTTGGGTACCAGTGGTTCTGCAGTTCGTAGAGAGACAATTGCCGGCGGTTCAGGAAGAGCTCTTACCACTGGGATTAGTGCAATAGAGCTTCCAATTCCAGCAAATCTAAGAGATACTGACATATTGAATGTAGAAAAAATTACTCAGGGTGTCATTGAGACTGCTTTAGGTGAAGCTCTTGCAAAAGGCGCTAAAGATTTGCAAGGATCTAATTTGACTGTTGGAGGTTTACCTCAAGAATTTCAGTCACTTGGTCGCCAAGCTGCAAATATAAATTTAGAAGATGTTCTTTCTCAGGGTATCGGTGCTCTTGGGCCGCAGCTTCAAAGTATCTTAAATACTTCAATTGGCGATGCTTCAAGGGATGTATTATATCTACTTAGATCTACTATAGACCGTTTCGCGCCTGGTATTTCTCGCGCTGCAGATCGAGCTCTCGGTTCGACAATAAACCCGAAAGCGTCTCTTGCCTTTGAAGGTGTTGAATTAAAGCAACATTCTTTCAGTTGGACTCTCGCGCCAAAAAGTTTCGACGAATCAGAAAGATTGAAAGGTATTGTAGAAAAATTGAAAGTATCTTCGCTTCCAACATATCAAACATTTACCGGTACAAATTTTAAAGCATATCTCAGATATCCAGCAATTGTTGATATTTATCTTCTCGGCGTAAATCCTGATTATTTCATGAAATTCAAATCTTCGATGATTCGATCAGTAAATGTAGAATACGGTTCCAGTGGTCTTGTTTCAATACTTAAGGGTGGTAAACCCGCAAACGTTGCACTCAATATAGAACTCATGGAACTAGATATTCACACCGCAGAAGATTATGGCGGCGCCGGGGCTGAAACTAATATTACAAGTACCCCAGCAGGATTACCAGCAGATCCGACAAGAACAGGTCCTTATTAAATTATAGGAAAAACATGTCAGAATATTTTGAAAACTTTCCAATCATAAATTATCAGGGGCGTAATGCTCGCGATATCACTCGTAGAAATAAATTTCTCAAGAGTGTCACGACAAACCCACTGTTATTTCTTCCATACACCATCAAAGAAGGAGAACGTGCAGAGGATATTGCATACTATTACTACGGCTCAACAGACTATACTTGGCTAGTGTATTTAGCAAACAATATTGTAGATCCATATCATCAGTGGCCGCTTGCTGAAGAAGACTTTCACAAGTATTTGATACAAAAATACGCTGCAGAGTCGAGAAAAACAGGTTACGAAGTTGTAGACTGGACGCAAAACGAAACGATAGAAGATAATGTAGTATACTATTATAAAGAGGTATAAATATGGCAGTAGATCAGATCAAGTTATCGCCCGAAAGCTTCAGAACAATATTTCTTCGCAAAGAAGATCGAGTAATTCTAAGAACAGAAGCTGGTCGCAGAATTATAATCAAAAGAATCATTCCTGAAGAATGGATACCTTATCGAGTATATGATTATGAAAAAGCGTTAAATGACAATAAACGCGAGATTTTTCTCGTAGATAGAAGTCTTTTACCGCAAATTGAAGATGAATTTATAGAGTCAATTCGTAATAATGTCTAATTCACTTTCATCTCCTTCTAAGGTTCAAGTCGAAAGATTACGACTTTATACGTATGATGGAACACCGATTCCATTAGAAGGCGTTAAGACCGAAATCAACTTTTCTCAATCAATGGATTCGCCTGCTTTTACCGGATCTTTAAAGGTCACGGACAATATTGGAATATTAGAAGGAACGCCGCTAAGAGGTGAAGAAAGACTTGAGTTGGTAGTTACATCGAACGATCTTGAAACCAAGAAAAAACTCAATCTACAAGTTTATCGAATTGATAATGTCACACCGAACGACGCTAATGATGGCGCGAGTTACTATCTGCATTTTATATCTAACACTTCCTTTCAAGCGAGCAAGAGAAGAGTAATTGAATCCATACGAAACAATTCTATAAATCAAGCCGCGAGAAGAGTCTTTTCAAAGTATTTTGATAGTCTAGAAAATGAAAGTTCTTCTAATTTACCGTTTGCTGGACAGAGTTACTCGATTGGTAACACTGAAAGAAGTTTTATATTACAACCTACACAGAATTTATTCAAGGGTATCATACCAAATTATACTCCTGCAGATGCGATGTATTTTCTTTCATCTCGAGCTTATATACAAGATGAAGGCGCTACTTCATGTTCGTTTCGATTCTTCGAGACTCTTGATGATTACTATTTTGTTTCGGATGAATTTTTAATCAAACGTGCTGTGGATAATGAAGAACAAATTCCACTTACGTATTTTCCTCAGGTTAGCAAAGACTCAGATGATTATAAGCAACAAATATTCAGTATCGAAAGAATTGAGTATCCATTAAGAGTCGATAGCAATCATGATCTTTCATCTGGCGGTTACGCAAACAAGATCATAGAAGTGGATTTTGCAAGAAGAGAATATAAAGTCAGATATTTCAATTACTTCGGTCATGATCTTCGAAAAGAAGACTTTGACGGATCTCGATATATAGATTCAAGCGGTAATCCAAGAACTACAGAATCCTACATTCATACCGAAGATTATGCTCGTGATACATTCAATCGAGAAAATGCTCGACAGTTTTTGATGTTTCGAGACTACGGAAAAGTTGGAGACATAGCAGGACCTTTGAGAGGTGAACAATTCATGGCAGAAATTACTGCTCGAAGAGTTTCGTATCAACACCACTTGCGCGCTACTTCTCTTGGTGCTACTCTGAAAGGAAGATTAGATATTCAACCAGGAAACGTAGTTGATCTGAAGATTATGGAACTAGTATCAGATAGCCAAAGAGATTTCAATAAGCAACTTTCTGGTAATTACTTGGTTCATACTGTGAATAATACGATTATAGGTGAAGAATTGACCACTAACTTGAAACTAATGAAATATGACTGGAGTAGATAATGTTTGAAACTGGTGTAGGTATCCGTAATCCACTCTTTTTTGTTGGTATCGTAGAAAACAATATTGATCCTCGTTATGAGTCTCGAGTTCAAGTTCGAGCGTTTGGTGTGCATGGCACGAAAGAGCAAATACCAACTGAAGATCTACCATGGGCTCTCGTTGTTGCTGGTAATTATAGCTTCAATATACTACCACAACAAAATCATTGGGTATTCGGTGTCTTTCTTGACGGTCGAGATGCCCAGCAACCTCTTATACTTGGTACTATACCAACATTTATGAGCGACACGCTAGATCCTGACCGTGATGGCATAGGTGAGCATCCAAAAAACGAAGATGAAAAGGCTCAAAGCGCAGACTCAGCGCCGGAACGCGTTGGTCAACCGGCGTGTCATCCTCTTGCTACTGGAGAATCTCCTCACGAGGGACATCCTTTAGAACATGAAATGAATTGTATAAAAGATGTAAAAGTAGCTTCAAACCCAAACGCGCCCAACGAAAGCTTTACATCATGGTCAGAAAATGCGACAGCATATAACGCAAAGTATCCTCACAACAATGTTTATTGTTCACCTGATAATAAAACGACAGTTGAACTCGATTCTACGCCAAACGCAGAAAGATTGATGATCTGGCATCGCGGATCTTATATTCAAGTTGATTCAAATGGAACAAGAACTGATAAATCTTACGGTGATCATCAGGAAGTAAATGACAAAAACAACATGGTGTATATCGGAGGTCGAAGCTCAGTTACGATTATGGGTGATTCTCACGTTTATGTTGACGGCAATAAGATCGAGGAAATCAATGGAGATCTGATTCAAGTAGTACACGGCAATCATATACTCGGCGTTGGCGGGCAATCTACCATCAATGCGAGTGAAGAAGTTCAAATTCGTGGTGCTCAATTGAGAATGGAATCAAACGTGTCTGGTATCAATCTCAAAGCAGCGAAAGGTCTATTTGCTGAAACTGGCGAGTCTATGCATTTCAAGTCTGGTATTGCAATCTTCCAAGACGCAACAAATTCATTCAATATGAAAGCCGGAGATAACATCTTTATTCAGTGTGACAGTACGCTGAATTTGAAAGCACAAAATACTAAAATAGAATCTGCGGATACTACTGGAGTAAAAGGTAATAATGTAAAAATTGGTGGTGGTGTACTCGTGAATATTGATGCTACGGCTGTAAATGTCGACGACTTAGTTTTCCTCGCTGATGGGAGGGCTATAGCTCCTGATGGTGCATCAGATGCAACAGCTGCTGATCCTTCTAAATCTGTTGAAGCGCCAGAACCACCTGCAAAATCTACGAGTATCTCGAGTTCTAATAGTGGTAGAAACGGACCGAACGTTGGAACGACAGGTGCGGCTTCTACTGATGACCAAGTTGAAAATGCTGAAATCACTCCAGGCCCCGATGACGGATTAAGAGGTTCTTCGGGTAATGAACCAGTCGTTCAAGATCTTTCTCAATTGCCGCCGGGCGTAGAAGGCATGGATAGAGCTAATCCAACACAACAACAAATAGATGCTATCTATGCTGCAGCAGATGCTGCAGGTATTCCAAGGAATTTATATCTGCGGCTTATTGCTCAAGAATCAAACTTTAATCCTAATGCATTCAATAGGAGTAGTAATGCAACGGGTTATGCACAAATTGTGCCGGCGACAGGCAGACAACCAGGTTATGGAGTTACTCCAATTCAAGATATTAATAATCCCACTGAAAACTTACGATTTGGAGCCGAATATTTGGCTGCAATGTATAATGAAACTGGAAGATGGGATTACGCTCTAGCTGCATATAATGCTGGACCGGGTAACGTTGAAAGATATGGCGGTGTACCGCCATTCAGAGAAACTAGAAATTATGTGAGAAATATCTTAGGTTCAGGATTTACAATAGAATAAGGTAATAAAATGGCAACATGTAAAGATCCAAATGATCAAATAGAAAGAAACGCGAGTTTAGTCACAAATCTAAATGATATCTCGCCTGACGGAACTCTTCGCCCAAGTTTTGCAACTACTGCAATAGAAGAGTACTCAAGGCTGGTTTCAGCAGATATTCAGCAAAACGTGCAAGCAACTGTAATAGATAGGTTTGTCAACCAATACGGACAAGAAGCATTTGATGCTGGTCTTATTGCTATAAACAATACATTAATCAATCGTGAAGTCTTTCAAAATAATCTAGCAAATTATCCAGATCTACAGAACCGATTGAATCGACCTATACCAATTACACCGATTGAATATGCAAACTATATGGACGAGTTTTTACAGAATCCAAATACTGTTGTGAGTCTCGTGAATTCAAATACTCCGCTTATGCAATCACAGTTGAATGATTTTTATCGAAATAACTTTACGCAGTCCGCAATTGGTTCTTTTTGCGCTCTGATGCCTTCCGTTTTTGGCGCGATTGATAGCTTTTTTGATTTAGTAGATGACGCTCAACAGGTATTTCAAGATGCAGTTGACTTCATCAATAATTTCTCGTTGGAAGATCTTGCCAAGAAATTAACTATGAAGAATCTGATTAGCAAAATCAAAGAACAAGTAATGAAAATTGTAGAAGATACAGTTAACAAAGTCAAAGGTATCATTGAAAATCTTTCTTTTGAAAATATTATAGGACAGATTGAAACTTTTGTAAACGATAGCATAATCGGAAGATTTATTGAATTGAGAGCTCAGGCTTTATCTTTTTTCTCAGAAGAAAATGTCGAAAGACTTAAAAATAAGGTAGAAAACTTAATTGACTATGCTGCTAGTATTTTCAAAGATCCTTCGCTTGAAGAAATTCAGTTTCTTGTGTACAGATTTTGTGGATTCGCAGGACAGATTGAAACTGCACTCAATCTACCAAAGAAGCCGCTTGATGATTTTGTTGATGACTATCAAACTACGTATAACGTTTTGAGATCATCAGGTCGTGTTGCTACTTCTAGTGCCGTTTCAGAAGGCGGTGCTAATAGATATTCTGACGAAGAACGAAAAGCAAGAATAAATAATGGTAAGGATAAGGCGGCAGCACAACCTGTAACACCAGCCGGAGATTGGACTATCGAGGAAAACAGAGATTTAGAAAGATTATTATCATCAATAGAAACGTTTATTGCAGATCCGAGATTTGAAATAGGCAGTAATAAATTTTCTTGGGGTAAAACGCCGAATCAGGGCGATGCAGCCAATCGAGAAGCTGCAAGAATATTGGGTTTACCTCTAGATAAACCAGTACAAACACCGGCTGAAGCTTGGACAAAGCAGAAATATAAAGACGGTGCGCAGGCTGCTTTACTCGGTTTAATAAGATTGCAAAGGTTATATTCAGAAGAAAAAGGTGAAAATGTGGTTTTTATTGTTAATTCGGCCTATAGAAGTGAAAAACTAAACACTTTTTTACGAAGATCGGGTATAATAAGAAGAGGCAGAACGGGTGTAGCTAAAAGATCTAGACATCTTAGTGCTAAAGCTTTTGATATAAGGTGGAAAGGCTTTTCTTTAAGTGAAGCCAGACTAGTTGGAAATATAGCACAAAATAAATGTAAGCTTTTTGGTGTTGGAATATATAACAGTCTTGGCTTTATACACGTGGATGCAAGAGGAGTAGGTAATAAAGCAATATGGTTTGGATAATAGATACAGGACGTAAAAGAACATGGTAGTACAATTACTTTCGCCAAGACAAAAACGTATCAGTCTCTATGCTGATCTTTATAAGGATCTGACACAGAATCCTAAAAACGATGATCTTGCGCTTCGTCGTGATGAAGAAGCAGTAAAGGAATCTATCAAGAACTTAATCTTGACTGACAAGGGTGAAAGATTGATGCAACCATTGGTCGGTGGTAATATTCGTGCAATGCTATTCGAAAACGTAACGCCTGCTGCACTCAAGATGATTGAAGAGCAAGTGAGAATTACAATTCAAGAATATGAACCGCGAGCAGAACTCATTGATGTCAATGTCAAGTCAAGAATTGATGACAATAGGGTCGAAGTGACTATTCGTTTCTATATCACTAACATTGCACAACCGATACAACTCAACGTACTTTTAGAAAGAATCAGATAAATGGCACTCAAAACTCCAGTCAATAATATCGACTTCAGTTCGATCAAAAGTAATTTCATCGAGTTCTTAAGAAGAGAACAGTCGCAATTCAAAGATTATGACTTCGAAGGCTCGAACATGAGTGTCCTACTTGATGTTTTAGCTTACAATACATTCATGAATAATTACTACACGAATATGGCAATCAACGAGATGTTTCTTGACTCTGCTGTATTAAGAAACTCGATAGTGTCACACGCAAAAGAATTGAACTATATTCCAAGATCAATGCAATCCGCAAGAGCTGTAGTTCGCGTCACGATTGATGATCCTGCCGAAAATGATGCCGTGATTACGATACCCAAGTTTACGCAGTTTTCCGGTTCTGGAGGTGGTGAAACATTTTCATTTATTACAGATCAGGCGTATTCTGCAAGAAAGGTATCGGTAGACGGTCGATTTATAGCAGATAATGTCGTACTCTATGAAGGTGAGATACTTGACGGATTTGAAAAAGATGGCTTCTTCATTGATGACGACGGCGCTCTGCGTTGTAATCTTACTAATGAAAATATTGATACTAGGACTATCGAAGTATTTGTGGATGAAGAAGCTACAGAAGGCGAAAACCAATTTCTTTTTGCGAATGATATCTTAGGAAAAACTCCAACAAGTAAGGTCTTTTATCTAGCGCCGTACTTTGATGGCAGATATTCTATTTACTTCGGTAAAGACGTATACGGAGAACAACCAAAGAACTTCGAGGATATCAAAGTTCGTTATAGAATATGCAGCGGCGAAGAAGCAAATGGTATTTCTCGATTCTCTACGAGCTTTACTTCTCCAAACGGAGAAACTGCTGACACCACTACGATTGAAATAGCAACAGGAGGAGCTGAACGCGAAAGTGTAGAAAGTATTCGTTTCTTTGCTCCAAAGTCTGTTCAAATTCAGGAAAGAGCGGTTACATCTGGTGACTATGAAGTACTTTTGAAGAGAAACTTTCCAGACATTCAATCCATTTCAGTTTATGGCGGCGAAGAATTGGATCCGCCTAGATTCGGTCGAGTAGCGGTGTCTGTAAATCTACTTGGTAATCGACTGCTTTCAGATACGCTCAAAAATGAATACACGAATTTCCTCGATAAGAAAAGCCCTCTTTCAATTGAACCGATCTTTGTGGATCCGCTTTTCCTGTATCTCAATGCGAATATCAATGTTTACTATTCAAAGAAACAATCTGGAAAATCAGCTGCAGAACTTGAATCCATAGTAAGACAAACTATAGCAACATTCAACAGTAATAATCTTAATGAATTTGGATCCACACTTAGACTTTCAAGACTTTCGGCTGCGATTGATAGTTCTGATGAAGGTATCCTAAGTAATCGAATTACTGCTAAACCGATTATCGAATATTCTCCAGACTTGAACATCGTAACAAATCCGAGATTCAATTTTGCTGCTGAATTAGTAAAGCCATATCCGTTTAGAACGGCAAGCGGTTTCTCTGAATATAAACCAGCGATTAATAGCTCGGCGTTTTCTTACAACAACATCTGCGCACTACTTCAGGATGATGGTCTCGGAAATATTCAAATCATCAGCAGTGATACTGTAAATACTCAAGTTCTAAATCCGAATACTGGAACTGTGAACTATCAAAACGGAGAAGTTCGTTTAGTAAACTTTGTTACAGATGGATACACATTACCAGCAATCAAGATCTTTGCTAATACAGTCAAAGACGATATTACTGCTCCAAAGAGTAGAGTTTTTGTAATTCGAGATACTGATGTTACGATTAACATGATCGAGAACGAATAATGGAAGTAGAAAAGAACATATCATTTTTCATCGAGCAGCAATTTCCAGCTATCTATCGTGAAGATGGACGTGAATTAATTGCTATCGTTGAAGAATACTATCGATGGTTAGAAACTACAGAAGATCAATCCACATATAATGCAAGAAGACTATTTGAGTATCGTGACATTGATACCACACTTTCGAAGATGCTTCTCTTTTTCAAAAATAAATTTCTGAGTGATCTTCCGTTCAATGAAGAGACTGTTCGCTTTATAGTCAAAAACATTATGAGTCTTTACCGTCGAAGAGGCACGACCGAAGGTTTAGAACTCTTCTTTAGAATTTTCTTTCAGACTGAAGTCGATGTATATTTTCCAGCAAGAGACATTCTAAAACCATCTGCTTCAGAATGGAAAGTTGGTTCGTATCTACAATTATTCTCAAATTCAGGTCGGTTCTATTCAGCAGAACTTGACACTCTCTTTACATATGCAGACCTAAGTGGAAGAACAATTAGCGGATCAGTTTCAAAGGCAACCGCCATTGTAAATAAGATAAATCTGATTGTTTTGAATAATACCATCACGCCGATTTTGTACCTGAATAATATGAAAGGAACATTCCGCGGTTTTGATGACATTACTACAAAAATAGACGGTGTTCTTGTTTCATTCGGAAGAGTATATGGATCTGTCGATGGCGTTGTCATAGATCAAGACTATAAAGGTACTACTGGAAATGCAGTTGGTGACTTGGCAACAATTTCCGGGTCTCAAGGAATCGGCTGTCAACTGATAGTGTCTGATGTCAACGAAAACTTTACAGGTGAAATCAGTTATACCATTGAAGACGGAGGTTTTGGATATACAAAAGAAAATACAAAATTGCTTGTATCAAACCAAAGTATCAAATATTTTGGAAATACACAAAATTCTGACTTCAATGTACTTGAGCGAGTTGAAGATCAATTCGGAAATCAGGCAACCGTAATTGGGTTCGATGACAATTTCGTTGGATTCCGATTGGACGCAAATAGTGAGTTTTCCAATACTTCAAATATATCAACACTTGACCGAGATGTAAACTTTACAGCACCTGCGTCAGATATTTTTCCGGGTGGCATTACCGAAAAGAACGATTCATCTCCAGGTCCTCTCTATCCAGAAACTAGTAATACGGCACACGTAAAGCTAGATGAATTAGAAAATTCCGCGAATGTCTCATTGATTACAGATGTAATAGGAAATTTTGCAAATGTAGCTCTCAATTCTAATAACTACAATGACGTACCTCCAGCACTTATTGCTATGTCTGGTATCGCAGATCCTGTTACAATAGATACTAAGATAGAAGACGCATTCGACTTGACTCCGTTTGAAATTGGTACAATCAAAGAATTCATCAATATCAGCCCTGGAGCAGATTATGAAAATGATGTATTTGCTGTAGTTTACGATCCGGTGATGGATGGTTTTGATCGATATTCACAGACTATAACATTAGATGAAATTAACGCTGCAATATCAATTGGAGATATTGTATCACAAGGAGATACTGAAGGTAAGGTCTTGTCGATTAGTGGCAAAAATCTTACAGTATTACCTTATTCATACTATGGTTTCAATACAGACGATCCTTTAGTTTATAAGGGTAATGATTACAATATATTAGCAGTTTCGATCAATTATGGATCTAATGAATTCGGCTTTAACGCGACAATAGTTCCAAGAACAGAATTTGCTACTGGCAGGATATTAGCAGTAGAGGTGTTGGATTCTGGCTTCGGATATGCTGATGGGGACGTCGTAGATATTATAGACTCAAATGGCGTAATAGCTGCACGAGGCACAATACAAAGTAGGGGCACTGGGATTACTGGAGGTTTCTGGTCGACACTGGATTCTCATCTAAATGGTTATGTACTTGATGGTGGGTCTTTAGACTACTTCAACGCGTCAAAGTATATTCAAGACAGCGACTTCTACCAAGAGTATTCTTATCAGATCATATCTAATATCAACCAATCCGAATACTTAGAACTATATAACGAAGTAATGCATGTTTCTGGGACCAAATTCTTTAGTAGATTTAGAATTGAAGATTATCTTGATCGTTCGAGAGATATTAGATTTTCTTTTAAGTTTCTCGACGGCGGCTAATACAGCAAATACATAATGAACTTAGGTTATAAATAGAAAATAAAATCGATTAGAGGCGAAATGGCTAATATTATTACTAGTAAATTTAGATCTGATTCTGTAAGATTCTTTTTGAATGATCTACAGAATAATGATTATTATCTGCATGTATCATCTGCGGTTAGAACTACCGCAGTCAATTCTTTATTTTCTCAAACCGATTTTCTCGAAAAAACAATTTTCGGAAAAAAAATTGACTCGGAAGAAAACTTCTTTTACATGATCAAAAACTATCCTTGGCAGTCAGGACTTGTTTTTGATCAATACGACGACCGAGAAGATTTAGCAGATAAAAGATACTATGCTGTAGTATATCCACAAGATGAAGACATTGATAATTACAAAGTTTACAAGTGTCTTTTCAATAATTACGGCTCACCTTCGCAGTTTTCTCCGAATTATAATGTGGGGCAAACGGATCAAATATATTCTATGGGAGATGGATATATCTGGAAATTTATGTATGAAATCAGTGTTTCAGATTTTGACAAGTACAATACGATCGGTTATATTCCAATTACATCAGATACTCTTGTAGCAAACGCGGATTTTACTTCATCAACAGTCGAAGAAATAGTAGTGACAAATAAAGATACAAATAATGGGTATGAAAAAATTGAAGGTACTGTTCAAAGTGTAAACGAAATAAACGGGACATTTGATACGATTGTCATAGATACATCTTCTGGTTATACACTTTCTGAAATAGCTGGTTTTTATTCTGGTCAGAGTTTTTATGCTACAAATACTTTGACGGGGTTTTCAAATGTATACACTATAGATACATATACATTTAATGCAATTGAAGGTCAAGGTGTTATTACGCTATTAGGAAATCCAGCTGTAGATAGTATTATAATTGCACCGCCCGGTAGTGAAAAACCTACAAAATTTCAGATTTTACCAAGAATTGAAATTACGGGAGACGGTACTGGCGCAAGAGCAATAGCTGATGTATTTGATGGATCTATAGTTGGAATTACCACAATCAATAAAGGTTCAGGCTACACTAGAGCAATTGCTAATGTTATAGATCCTACGGCATTTAGCCCAACAGATGAAAATAGACTTGATGTTCGAGCAACGTTAAGACCAATATTATCTCCCAGAGGTGGTCATGCTTCAAATCTAATAGATGAATTGAGCTGTAAACATTGTATGTTATTCACCGAACTCACTGAAGTGGATAATGTCACAATACCAGATAGTAATCAATATTCAAAAATTGGATTGGTCAAAAATCCAGAGTTTACATCTTCTAATAATGATATCTTCGATAATCGTATAAGTGTAGAATTATCGTCTGTTCAACCCATTTCCGTAAACGATTTAGTATTACAGGTAAATACAGATAATGAAACTATATTCGAAGCTCGTGTGCATGAAATTTCTGCAAATACTGTTTATCTATCAGAGTTTCACGGCCCATACCAAGACCAAGCAAATACAAACTTTTCTATAGATCCAGATTTGTCAATACGCAGCCCACAGGGTGATCTTCTCCAAATAAATACCGATGGCGGTGGGGATCCGATCATCACCTATCCAATATACGTACCGAAAACGGGCGATGTTTACTACATGAACGACTTTTTTTCCGTGGAAAGAACCGAAGACTCAAGAGAACTATTCAAGATTGTTATAGAATTCTAAGGAACAATAAATGCCAATTAATACGAATCTTAGTACCGCGCCTTATTTCGATGATTTTGATCTCGAAAACCAGTATTACAGAGTTCTATTCAAGCCTTCGTATGCGGTTCAAGCTCGAGAATTGACTCAACTTCAAACTGTTCTGCAGAATCAGATTGAACAGTTTGGAGACAATATTTACAAAGAGGGTTCAATCATCAAGGGTTGTACCTTCACCGAACTTTCTGATCTCAAGTACGTCAAAGTTACAAATGAAGGCGGTTTTGATCCAGCTGTTTATGTTGGTTCTACAGATACTGTTTCTGATGGCGGTCAAATATATGAAAGAAACAACGTATATGAACTAAGAGGCCTTGTGAGTGGAGTTCGTGCGCAAGTGATCGCAGCGACACGGGGCTTTGAAACGCGAGATCCAGATCTCAACACTTTTTACATCGACTACACTTCAACGTCTGCCGGAAATAAGGTATTTCAGGGTGGTGAAACTCTTGAAATTTATAAAATTAGTTCTTATGACATTGGAACTACAACCAATGTGACTGAGACACTTGAAACTACTATTTCCGTAACTAATTTTCCAAACCCAGTTGGTAATTCGTTTGGTCTTCGTGCTGCCCCTGGTATTATCTTTCAAAAAGGACATTTCCTTTTCACTGAAGAACAGTTGGTAGTTGTTTCAAAATATACTAATGTTCCAGATGGAGTTTCAATTGGTTACGTCGTAGAAGAAAGGTTGATTAGTTCTCTTCAAGACCCATCGCTTTTTGATAACGCAAATGGATCCACAAATGAAAACGCTCCAGGCGCAGATCGCTTGAAGTTGATTCCAGTATTAACTGCGCTACCAACTTTAGACGCAGATGCTGATACTACATTCTTTACGCTTACAAGATATTCAAATGGCAGCGCCGTTTTTCTAAGAGACGTATCACAATATAATGCACTGGGTGAAGAAATGGCTCGCCGCACATTTGAAGAGTCTGGTGACTATATTGTGCGTGACTTTAAAACAAAGGTCATACGAAGAGACGATATTCTGAAAGCTTCCGTTGGAAGTGGTATTGCATATGTGAAAGGTTATCGAGTAGAAAATCTTGCTGAAGTTCTTCTTGATATTGATCCAATTGCAAATACGTCAGTTGATGAAAGATCAAATCAAGCAGTTTCATTCAATTACGGCGGTTATCTGAACATTCTTGATATTGCAAATACTGGTGTTGTTCCGATTGATACTCTTTCGACAGTTACACTTCAAAATGGTGCGTCTGCTAATACCGGTACTGCAAGAGTTCGAAATATTACTGATGATAAGATTTTCTTGTTCGATATTCGTCTAGATGGATCTAATGAAATTTCTGGCGTAGAGCAAATCATTGGGTCGTCGGGTGTTATTTCTGTCGCAAGTGGTTCAGTTTTAAATGAAGCAAGTAACGGCTCCATGATTTTTGATACAGGAGCCGTTAGTCTCAAGTCAACCGATAGTATTTCGCTTCCGGTTCGTGAAAAAAGAGAATTGACCGGTCTTTCAGGAAATACAGTAATCATTTCTTCTGCGGTTGGAGAAGATTTTAATGTAAACAATGATGACATTTTGTTTGTCGACTCTTCCAATCAAAAAATTGATGTATTAAGTACTTCATTATCTGGCGCTAACAATGATCTTCAAATAGAACTTGCTGGTACGACTTCTGCTACGGCAACAGTTTACGTGAATAAAAGAATTTCAGACGCAACTCCATTTACTAAAACATCAGTTGAACTATATGTGAAATGTACATTCGCGAATACTGATTCTACTTCATCATCGAAATTCAATCTAGGCTTTCCAGATGTCTATGAAGTAGTTTCGATTACTGATGCTGCTAACAACGACGTCACAACAAGTTTCAAATTAAGAACTAACCAGAAAAATAATTACTACGACCATTCGTACATCGAGTTTATCCCAGGTCGCCCTGTTCCTTCTGATGGTGATATGACAGTTCAGATGAATGCATTCAAATTGAATGACACAACTGGAGATTATTTCTTTACAATTGACAGTTATCCAATCGGTACTGGTTCTGGACAAGTAGCAACGAACAAAATACAACCTTTCGTATCACCTTCTGGTGCTACTTATAATCTTCGAGATTGTGTAGATTTTAGACCACTTGTTGAACCAATCGCTGGTGCCACATATACTAATGCTGCTTCAGAAGGGACAGCGCCAACAGTCAGTTCTTCAAGCACGAGTGTGAGTATTGCGCCTTCGTTTGATGCAAACAACACAGTCCTAACACCAGCTCACGATACATTTGGTCAACTCGATTACGAGTTTTATCTGAATAGAACTGACATTGTCACTATTGACTCTTACGGAAGAACCGCTATCGTAAAGGGTCAAGAATCAGAAAATTCAGTACCATCGAGTGTAACTGGTGACCAACTTAAGATTGCAGAAATTTTTGTACCCGGAGTTCCAGCTCTTACGCCCGAAGAAGCATATGCTCAAAATAGACCCGCGTATGGAGTAAAAGTTACCACAAAGGGTACAAAAGCATACAAGATGCGAGACATTGAAAAAATCGACCGAAAAGTTGATGCTCTTAAATACTACGTTCTTCTTACTGCTCTTGAAATCGAAACAACAAATCTAAACATTCTCGATGAAAACGGCTTGTCCAGATTCAAGAATGGTATCATCGTTGATCCATTTAATGATCTGAATATAGCAAACGTTGAAAGTGCCGATTTTAATGCTGCGATTGATTTTGCTGAAAAGTCATTGATGCCAGCTGTTAAATCGTTTCCAATTAATATGAAGTACAAGAGTAATTCTTCTGGTACTATATTCCCATCTACTGCTGACGCTCGTGCTGCTACACTTTCAAGAGATCAAGATGTCTCGATTATCAATCAGCCATATGCTACAGAGTTTAGAAATTGTGTAAGTAACTTCTATTCATACCGTGGTGTTGGTTCTCTTGATCCCGAGTACGACGCACTTTACGATGTTACTACAAATCCAGTTTCTATTGATATTGATTTAGTAACACCATTAAGCCAATTTGCAGATGCAATTAACGAAGTAGTACCATTAACTGCTACAAGCAGAGAAGTTCTTAATTCTCGGCTTACAGGAAGAAATCGTAGACAAGATGGGAATCAAATAACCACGACGACTACATTTACAGACACTGTGAGAGAAACCTTTAATACGCTTCAAGTTTCGGGCGAACAGATAAGTGAAACGCCAGTTGGAGACTTTGTTTCTAATATCAACTTTAATCCATTTATGGCTCCAAGAGAAGTTAACGTATATATGTCTGGTTTGCGCCCAAATACAAGACATTATTTCTTCTTTGATGAAGTTGACGTAAATCAATTCGTTGCTCCAGGCGATGACGTTGATAGCGCTGCAGAAGTTCATAGAAACGGCAACTTCGGAGATCCTATCACATCAAATGAAAACGGTGTAATTACTGCGGTATTTGATATTCCAGCTGAAACATTTTTTGTTGGTGATAGAAAGTTAGAAATAGTTGACGTTGATGCTTACAATACCATTGCTAGCGCTTCAACTTCATACGGATCAGTCACTTATCGAGCATATAATTTCTCAATTGAAAGGTCTTCTCTTACAGCTTCCACGCGTCAACCTACTAATTTTATTGAGCAGATTACATCTGAGCGTAACGTTACAAGAAGAATTACAACTATAGAACAACGTGAAGAACGTTGGGAGGAAGATGGTGGTGATCCACTTGCTCAAACATTCTTTATCAAGCAAGGTATGGGAAGAGGTTCTGATACCGTATTTGCTTCAAAAATCGATCTTTACTTCAAACGTAAAAGTTCAACTTACGGTGTGACTGTAGAAATACGTGAAGTTCTAAACGGTTATCCTTCTTATCAGAACGTCCCGTTTTCAAGAGTACATCTCACGCCTTCTGAAGTTAGTATATCTGATGACGCTTCAGCGGTAACTACAATTACATTCCCTGCTCCAGTTCGTTTGGATGTTGAAAAAGAATATGCAGTAGTTGTAATACCAGATGCTGCAAACCCTGATTATCTTATCTTTACATCAAAGGTTGGTGGCACCGATCTTACACCTGGTGACAATCAAGGTAGATCGATTGTTCAAGACTGGGGCGACGGTGTTCTTTTCACGTCAACTAACAACCGTGCTTGGCAATCATATCAAGATGAAGACATCAAGTTTAATCTGTATCGCCACAACTTCAATGTTTCTTCCGGTACAGTAACGCTTACCAATAATGATCACGAGTTCATCACTACCGAAAACAATATCGGAAGATTCAAGACTGGCGAAGTTGTTTATACGATTCATCCGAGTGATTCTAATACTTCAAATACTGTCAGCATATCGCCTGGAAATAATGAAATAACAGGCACCAATCTATCAACAACATACGCAACTGATGATTATATTTTAGTTGATGACGGTGCTTCAAATAAGCAACTGTTCAAAGTGGTTAGTGCGAACTCAAGTGTGATCGTAGCAGATCGTCCAGCGTCGTTTAGCGCTAACGCTGCTGGTAATCCAGTGACTATCGGTACTCTTCGTCATTATGACTTTAGATATCCGAACTTCATGATACTCGAAGGTTCATCGGCGACTGCTTCAAGAAAGTTTGAAGCAAGTGATACGATTTACGGCTTTGATAGTAGTTCTGTTGCTACAATTACATCTATGGACAATATAGAATTTAGTTACATTCAACCGATGATCATGAGGACGAATGATAGTGTGACTTCAACTTCTTTAAGTGGGACCTTTGTTGATCCAAATAATACTACAAATACCTATACTCAGTTGATGCAATTCAATGATAAAACAACATTTGGTAAGACTGGTATGACAGTTTTCAGTAAATCAAATGATATTGCTAGAACTAAGACTATGGATCTTACAGTATCGCTTGCTAACGCGAGTAATGTTACATCAACACCGTTTATTGACATCGAAACATCTTCTGTCCTTGCCTATCAGTGGAAGATCACAAACTCTTCTGATACTACGGCAAAATACATTTCGCGGACAGTAGAACTTGCTGAAAATCTTGATGCTGAAGACTTTCAGATCTTCGTAACTGGTTATAGACCAAACGGAACTGACATCAAGGTCTACATTCGACCACAAGCAGCAAATGATCCTGAAGTCTTCGATGTAAATAATTGGGTAGAACTTGAGTTGACTCAAGGTATCAATACTTATTCTTCGATCAGCAACATTTATGATTTCAGAGAGTTTGTATACCGCGTGCCAGACTCCGCCAAAACCGCAGGAGTACTAAATTATACCAATGATCTAGGTTCATTCAGTGGTTATCGACGATTTGCAATCAAGATCGAGTTACTATCCGAAAACATATTCAAAGCGCCAAGGCTGCTTGATTACAGAGGAATTGCACTCACATGATTTATCGAGATCAAAAATCGAAAGCAATTATCAACGCCGATGCGGCTGCTCTCAATAAATATAAATTGGAAAGAGATAGTTATCGCAAGGTCGAAAAACTAGGTGAAGAGCTTCAAGATGTAAAGCAAACTCTTTCGAGATTATGTGATGTTATAGAAAAGATGGAAAGTAGATAAATGGCAAAGACAGGCTTAATCAACATCAGCGCAAATAATACATTTCAGGTTTGGCTTGATAGAACGAATGAATTAGTTAATCTTATTGGCACAGATGTGCTTACAGCGTCTGCATCTCCAGGTGATACAACGGGAAGTGTATCAAGCCCAAAGGTTGCAACGCTGATTGGAACTTTTGCGGCCAATACGATTACAGCTGAAACGAGATTAAGAACAGACAAGATCGAAACAACAAGTACAGATGTTACAATCGAAGCTCCTACTATAATAAGTAGTTCACAAAGAGTTGGTATTGAATCTTTTAGCAATTCAGCTAACCCTGTTTTAAGACTAAATAATGATTCAGTTTCTTGGGATGTAGGTTTTCTTAATTCTCAAGATTTTACAATTAACAATGGATCTGCTGCAGAAAGATTAAAGCTTACTCCAGCAGGCGATTTAACAATTGCTGGATCTATTACTAATAGTGGAGGCGGTACAGTCACTGCTGATGTCACGGGTAATGTAACCGGAAACTTGACTGGTAATGTAACCGGAAACTTGACTGGTAATGTCACGGGTAATGTAACCGGTGATTTAACCGGCAACGTTACTATCGAGAGCGGGGGTACTTTAGATTTTTCTGATGCCACAACTGTACAAGTTCCTTCGACATTTGGGGTGGTCCCTCAAGGTGGTATTATTATGTGGTCAGGCAGTATTGAAGATATTCCGTCTGGTTGGGCCCTTTGTGATGGTGATAACGATACGCCAAATCTACAGAATAGATTCATTGTCGGTGCAGGTGATAGTTACGGCGTCGCCAACACGGGCGGTGCTGATAGTGTAACACTCACACTTGCACAAATGCCAACACACACTCATGACGCAGGCAATCTTGAAACAAGTTCCGCTGGCGCACATACGCATACCTACAGTGATAGTTATTTACTTGGTGGAGGTAGTTTTGTGGACTCGGCCGATGGTGGTTCAGATAAACAACAGAGCACACAAACACTCACAACAAATTCAGCTGGCGCACACACCCACGAAGTCACTGGTTACACAGCCTCAATAGGCGGCGGTCAGTCGCACGAAAACAGGCCGCCATATTACGCACTTGCCTACATTATGAAGTTATAAATAGAAATAAAAAGGCTTCTCTAGCATGTCAAAGATTTCAGAACTAGGTACAATTACAGGCAGTAATACGAGATCAGAAGATCTTTTCGTAACTGTGAACCTTGTGCAGGGCGATGACGGTACAAAGAATATTACGCGCGCAGAATTAGTAAATGCAATACAGCAAGAAGTTTTTGATAAGATTAAAATTGATGGTGGTGAATACATCAATAATATACCGATCAACAATCCAAATATATCTGTTGATACAGCATTTACTCCAGGAATTCAAGATAATGACTATTTCTATCTGAAAGATATTTCTCTTGGAACTACGGTCGCTATTTCTTATTCACAACTCTATAATGAAATAGCAACTACTGCCAAGAAAGCCAAGAAGATTTATGTCAGTGTGGAAGGCGACGACTCAAATGTCGGAAGTTATTTAGCTCCGGTTGCAACACTCGAAAAAGCGTTTGAACTAGCACAGACTGCAGTCGCAAGTGTAGATCCCGGAATTCTCAACAGAAAATCTGTTAACATCACTGTTCTTCCAGGAACTTACTACACAAACGGCGAACTAGCTCTTCCAGACTTCTGTTCTATGACTTCAGAAACTGGACAATATACAACAACAATTGTTATGAATTCTGGATACGAAAAGAAAAACTGTATACTTCTAGGTTCTGGATGTTATGTTCAAGGCTTCTCATTCTTCAATCTTCAAGTAAATAACTTCGACTATCCAACCGGTGGTTTTGCGTTTGCGTTTCGTCCAGGAGTTCGAATTACTAGATCTCCGTATGTTCGAGACTGTAGCCAGATTTCAAATTATCTTGAAAGAGAAATTGCTCCTCCATTAAATCCTTTTAACAGCAAGGGTGACGGCGTTGATCTTGGTTATGAAGTAAATGTGAGCAGTGTTACAGGAGTATTCGAAGTTGGTGACACAGTCGAGATCGCAAACACAAGCATAACTGGTGTTGTTTCTAGAGTTGATGAAATTGGAAGCGGAACAATCTACATTCGAAACAATAACGAAGATCTGATCGCAAACACTACGCTTGTTTCTTCTTCAGGGGGAACAGCGACAATTGACGCGATCGGTGAAGAAGATTTTCCGAATAAAGAAGTCGGTCGTGGTGGAGGAATGATACTCGCAGACCGTGCTGTAGTAGATCAAGACTCAATCTTCCCATATATTCTATGTTTCGGCGCAACTCCTAGAACGCAGAACGGTCTTGGCTACGTAGCAAAGAATGGTGCTGGTATCAATGGTATCTCTTCTCTTTCAATCTTTGCGAGATGTGCTTTCTATGCTCTTGACGGCGGCCAAATTACACTTAACAACTCCGGTACTCAATTTGGCGACATTTCAATGCGTGCAAAGGGTTCTACGCCGGTATTTAATCCTTACACAACAAACGCAAGTCTCGTTGCTAATACAAGTTATGCGCAGTCTATTCTCGACAACGCAAACACGATTATAGACGATATGTGGGATTACTTGACTGTGACTCAAGGATATTCAGCAAATACGGTTAATGAAGAACTCACACGCCGTGACGCCAATAACTTTTTGATATCTATAGCAAATGATTTTAAAGTCGGTCGTCAAGTTGCAACAAGAATTTTTACTTCTGGTTTGTTCAATTATAAAGGCGAGCATGTCTTTTCGGTGTTCAGTGCTAATACAGCTGATCTTACTTATATAGATAGTGTAGCAAGTTTTGGAGATCTTCCTGCAGCAACTTCTGTCGATATAAATGACTCCTATATTGTATATGATTCAAGTACAAACTTCTATGAAGGAACAATTTACTATTCAGATGGAAGTACTTGGATTAGCGATGGACCAAATGATACTAATCTTCTCGATGCATTTACAGACTCTTGGGATCGTATGAGAGATTACATAGTCACAAATCTTTCTGGCGGAGCTAATACTGCGTCAGAAGAAGCAATGTTAGATGGCCTAATTGATGACGTTCTCATTGCAAGTGTAAGAGCACCAAGTACACTCGCGTTTGGAAGTCTTGTAGAAAGTCTATCACACCAATTCAACCTTGCTTCAGCTGGCGTGAACGTAAACGCACTTCCACTTAACTTCAGAAGACTCGGTCAACCGATCTCTGCTGCTGCTTCTGTATTACAAGAAGAAAGTGGTAGAGTAAGATGGTCGGGCGCAGACGAGCTCAATAACCAATATTTTGCTCAAGGTCTCAGAATTAACGGTAGAACCGGTCGTCTTGAAGGAAGACCATTCACATCTTCAGTAAGAAAACTAGCTCGTCGAGCTTCAAACAGTAGGGCAGCATTATGACAGCAAATACAATAGTTACTGTATCAACTACACAGTCTCCGGACGCAAAACCAGTTGGAGTAAACAAAACCTTAACCACAAACTTTTCAGGCGGTACACTAATTGAAGTTCCGAATTTTGAAATTCCCGAACTCGTCTTCGGTGGATCTACAGTAGAAGCACCAGGTGTCGCTGAAGTAATTACACCGCTCATTATGTCAAACAAGACAGCAAACACTGCATATATTGATATAAGAGTGTATCGTCTCTATGATTATTCATCTGAGCCTCCCACAAGTGTATCAGCGACCTTTTCACTTGCTACCAATATACCTATTGCAGCATACGATACTCTATTCTTTCCAATGAACGGGCAATTCTTTTATAATGGAGATGTACTAGAAGCAAAAGCTGATTCAAACGACGCGGTTGACGTAACAATTTCGTTTACATTGGGACAAGCAGAAGAGTTTATACAGGATAATTAAAGACCATGTCAATTAAATCCTTAAGAGGCAAAACTAAAGTAATTGGACCGGCGTTTAAACAAGCTCTACCTATAGAGCTTGATCCAGCCATGTACGAAGGCGCAATTATATATGCTGATGATACAACCATTAGAGTATCTGATGGTAGTAGCTGGAATATTGTATCACCTGGACCACAAGGTATACAAGGTACTCAAGGGATTCAGGGACTTCAGGGACTTCAAGGTGCTTATTCTCCGAGCATTAATTTGATAGGATCTGTTGCGGATGTTAATGTAAACCCGCCTAACGATCCGCAAAGTACACTAAATACTGCATTTCCTGGAGCAACTGCAGGTGATGCAGTAATCGATGAGGCAACTGGCGATGCGTGGGCATACGACGGAACTACTTGGATTAATTCCGGACAAATAAAGGGTCCACAGGGTGTTCAAGGCATTCAAGGCATTCAAGGCACACAAGGCGTACAAGGCGAAGAGGGCATTCAAGGACCTCGCGGTTTCTCTGGAGTACAAGGAGCTCAAGGTACTCAAGGTATACAAGGTATCCAGGGTGATTTAGGTATTCAGGGCGCAACCGGTGCTGGCACTCAAGGTATCCAAGGTATCCAGGGCGATCTAGGTATTCAGGGTATCGATGGAACACTTGGTGCACAAGGTATTCAGGGTATTCAAGGTATCCAAGGTGATCTGGGTATTCAGGGCGATCTGGGTATTCAGGGTATCCAAGGTGCTCAAGGTATCCAAGGCGATCTGGGTATTCAAGGTATCGATGGAACACTTGGTGCACAAGGTATTCAGGGTATTCAGGGTATTCAGGGCGATCTGGGTATTCAGGGCATAGATGGAACTTTAGGATCTCAAGGTATCCAAGGCATCCAAGGTATCCAAGGCGATCTGGGTATTCAGGGTATCGATGGAACACTTGGTGCACAAGGTATTCAGGGTATTCAGGGTATTCAGGGTATCAAAGGCGACGATGGAACACTTGGTGCACAAGGTATCCAGGGTATTCAGGGCATAGATGGAACTTTAGGATCTCAAGGTACTCAGGGTATTCAAGGTATCCAGGGTATTCAGGGCATAGATGGAACTTTAGGATCTCAAGGTACTCAGGGTATTCAGGGTATTCAAGGTATCCAGGGTATTCAGGGCATAGATGGAACTTTAGGATCTCAAGGTACTCAGGGTATTCAAGGCATCCAAGGTACTCAGGGTATCCAAGGAGATTTAGGTTTTCAAGGCATTCAAGGAGCAGACGGCGGCTCTGGTGGCATTACAGCTACAGACGATACTTCAACTGCGTCGGATCATTTCCCAGTATTTGTTGGAGCGGCTGGTAGTGAACAAACACCAAAAGCGAGTACAACTAAACTATTTTTCAGACCTTCTACGGGAAGGCTATCCGCAACTGAGTTTAACTCGCTTTCGGATATATCGGAAAAAACAAATTTTAGTGAGATAGAAAATCCAATTAATATACTCAATGAAATAGACGTAGTTTCGTTTGATTGGAAAGATACTGGTATTAAAAGCTATGGTGTTGTTGCTCAGCAGCTTGAAGAGATCTTGCCAGAATTAATAACAAAGAATGATGATAAAAGTTATGTTAGTTATACTCCGCTTATTGCGATATTGATTCAAGCAGTGAAGGATCTAAGTAAGAGGGTGAAAGATTAATGCCATTACTGTCACAGGGTGGTTGTATAAAAGACATATTCGTCACAGACGAAGAAATGATCGAGCTATTTACCGGTAAACAGCTGTGGTTGTGGGGTAGTGGCGCCTACGGCCGACTCGGTACAAATTCAGTAACGAATCAATCAAGCCCAGTTCAAACTGTTTCCGGCGGAACTAACTGGAGAAGTGCAAGTTTAGGCAATTATCACTCAGCCGCAATCAAGACCGATGGCAGTCTCTGGTCGTGGGGCGCTGGACTAAGACTTGGCGACAACTCTACAACAGCTCGATCTAGTCCAGTTCAAACTGTTTCCGGCGGAACTAACTGGCGAAGTGTAAGTTTAGGCAATAATCACTCAGCCGCGATCAAGACTGATGGCAGTCTCTGGTTGTGGGGTGTTGGAAATATAGGTCAAATTGGTAACAACTCAACAGCAACTTTTCAGTCAAGTCCAGTTCAAACTGTTTCCGGCGGAACTAACTGGAGAAGCGTAAGTCTAGGAATTAATCTTTCAGCTGCAATCAAGACTGATGGTAGCTTGTGGTTGTGGGGATGTAATACTACTGGTCAAATTGGTAACAACTCAGCAGCAAGTCAGTCAAGCCCAGTTCAAACAGTTTCCGGCGGAACTAACTGGCGAAGCGTAAGCTTAGGCGGACACTCAGCTGCAATCAAAACTGATGGTAGCTTGTGGATGTGGGGCACCGGCACATCCGGCCAACTAGGTGACAACTCAAATGCAAGTCAATCAAGTCCAGTACAAACAGTTTCCGGTGGAACTAACTGGCGAAGTGTAAGTTTAGGCAATTATCACTCAGCTGCAATCAAGACTGATGGTAGCCTCTGGTTGTGGGGATTTGGTTCCACAGGTATACTAGGCAATAACTCGACAACAAGACAATCAAGCCCAGTACAAACTGTTTCCGGCGGAACTAACTGGAGAAGCGCAAGTCTAGGTAAATGTCACTCAGCTGCAACAAAGATAATAGAACTATAGGGATATTTCAATCATGTATGTAATTACAGATCACAATAATGGAAATTTTGTCATACTAGGTCCTATTGACTGGAGACCTAGATATATATCAGACATAATCTTCGACGAGTTACAAGAAGAAGTTACTGTAACAGCTGAAGACGAACAACGCGTTCCGTATGAAATTCTTCCAGGAGTAAAAGTTCGTCGTTGCAATATTACTTATGAAAATTTAACTAACGAAAAGATACATCGGCACGAAGGTCCATTTTGGATCTACGATGATGAAAATCCCGAAGTTCAAGCAATTGCTTCTTGGATTAGAGTAGATAAACCAATATCACAAGTGAAAGGCGAATTGAAAAGTTTAGCTGCTAGTGTTAGATGGCAAAAAGAATCTCTTGGTGTTGTGTTAAATATCCAGGAAACAGATGTTTTTTGTGACACAAGTCGTGGCAATCGAAATATATTTCTTCAGAAATATTCTATGATGCAAGATAATGAAACGATTAAATGGAAGTTTCCTGATAACATATGGTTAACTCTATCAAAGACAGAACTAGGATTCATAGTATCAAAAGGCGCAGAATATATTCAATCTTGTTTTGATTGGGAAGCAGATAAATCCGCAGAGATAGATGCATGTACTACACTCGAAGAGCTCGATGCGATTATAATACAAGATAAGAACGAGGAAGAGAATGCCTGATAGAATCTGCACAAGATTCAGCGACGATGATGGAATAGACATTGGATGTCATCTAGTCACCAAGGAATATATGATCGAAAACTATCCGCACTTGGTGCCCTGGATGAAAGCGCCAGGTCTTTGGTTGTGGGGTGGAAATTTCATAGGTCGACTTGGCGATAATTCAACAACGAATAAGTCAAGTCCAGTACAAACGGTTTCTAGTGGAACTAACTGGAAAGTTGTATTTTCAGGAAGAGAACATATTGGAGCAATCAAGACTGATGGTAGCTTGTGGCTATGGGGATCTAACGCAGATGGAGAACTAGGTAACAACTCAACAAATGTCCAATCCAGTCCAGTACAAACAGTTTCTGGTGGAACTAACTGGCAAAGTGCAAGTTTTGGATTTGATCACTCAGCTGCAATCAAGACTGACGGTAGCTTGTGGTTGTGGGGTGGAGGAAATTTCGGCCGTTTAGGTAACAATTCAACGGCAAGTCAATCAAGTCCAGTCCAGACAGTTTCAGGTGGGACTAATTGGAAAAGTGTAAGTCTTATGAGATGTAATTCAGCTGCAATCAAGATTGATGGTACACTTTGGTTGTGGGGCAGTGGAGGTTTAGGCCAACTAGGTAACAACTCAACAGCAAATCAATCTAGTCCAGTTCAAACAGTTTCCGGTGGAACTAATTGGAGAAGTGTAAGTATAGGTGCTTATCACTCAGCCGCGATCAAGACTGACGGCAGTCTTTGGTTGTGGGGACTTGGTAATATTGGTCTACTTGGTACAGATTCAGTAACAAGTCAATCGAGTCCAGTTCAAACAGTTTCTGGTGGAAATAACTGGCGAAGTGTAAGTTTAGGCAATCAACATTCAGCTGCAATCAAGACTGACGGTAGCTTGTGGTTGTGGGGTAATGGTTCATTTGGTAGATTAGGTGATAATACTACAACCAATAAAAGTTCTCCGGTTCAAACGGTCTCTGGTGGAACTAACTGGCGAAGTGTGTGTTTAGGTAATCAGCATTCAGCTGCAATCAAAACTGATGGTAGTCTCTGGTTATGGGGAAGAAATTTTTCTGGCCAAATTGGCGACAACTCAACAACAAGTCAATCAAGCCCGGTTCAAACAGTTTCTGGCGGAAACAACTGGCGAAGTGTAAGTGTGTATGAAGCCAGCGCCGCAATACGCGACGAAGGAGAATACTAATGAGTAAGAATCCGACGAACTTTAAAATCACTGACTCTACTGTTGGATGGTCATCTGCTGATTTTGACGACGTTTTTGTTCGTAAGGATTGTTTTCTCGAAGGTGGTTTGTGGTTGTGGGGCGATGGAAATAGAGGCAAACTTGGCAATAACTCAACAGCAAATCAATCCAGCCCAGTTCAAACTGTTTCCGGCGGAAACAACTGGCGAAGTGTAAGTTTAGGTACGCTTCACTCAGCTGCAATCAAGACCGATGGTAGCTTGTGGCTATGGGGTGGTGGAAATAGAGGTCAACTAGGCAACAACTCAACAACGGATCGATCAAGTCCAGTTCAAACAGTTTCTGGTGGAAATAACTGGCGAAGTGTAAGTTTAGGTGGCACTCACTCAGCCGCGATCAAGACTGACGGCAGTCTTTGGTTGTGGGGTCGATCTTTTTGTGGTGCTATCGGCGATAACTCAACAACAAGTCGATCAAGTCCAGTACAAACAGTTTCCGGTGGAACTAATTGGCGAAGTGTAAGTTTAGGTGCTTATCACTCAGCTGCAATCAAAACCGATGGTAGCTTGTGGTTGTGGGGCAGTAATTTACTAGGTCGACTTGGCGATAATTCAACAACGAGTCAGTCTAGCCCAGTACAAACAGTTTCCGGTGGAACTAATTGGCGAAGTGTAAGTTTAGGTGCTTATCACTCAGCCGCGATCAAGACTGACGGCAGTCTTTGGTTGTGGGGATGTAATGGTTATGGTCGACTTGGTGACAATTCGCTGACAGATCATTCTAGCCCAGTTCAAACAGTTTCTGGTGGAACTAACTGGCGAAGTCTAAGTTTATCAAAATGCGCGCATTCAGCCGCGATTAAGACCGATGGCAGCTTGTGGTTGTGGGGCAATAATGGTGATACTCGACTTGGCAATGGTTTAGGACCAACAGTGAATCAGTCCAGTCCAGTCCAAACAGTTTCCGGCGGAACTAACTGGAGAAGTGTAAGTCTTGGGAATGGTCACTCAGCTGCGATCAAGACTGACGGCAGCTTGTGGTTGTGGGGCAGTAATAATGATGGTGCACTTGGACTTGGCATTTCAGCATCCTCGCAATCTAGTCCAGTTCAAACAATTTCTGGTGGAAATAATTGGCGAAGCATAAATCTAGGGAGCTCTAATTCAGCTGCAATCCGTGAAGACTGCTGGTAAATTATATATAAATACAAATTATTATGCAAGAGGTGATACTTGAAAAAATACTACTTTATATCTGGACTTCCGCGTTCTGGCTCAACTCTACTCTCTGCTGTATTAGGGCAGAATCCCAAATTTCATACAAGCATATCTGACAATCTTCTTAGTCACTTTCGCTCTCAGATAGAAACTGGTAACTCATGCCCTCCAAACGAGTTTGACGAGACTCGTCTTAAAAATATAGTTAAGTCAACTGTAGATGCTTTTTACTACGATACGAAAAAGCCTGTAGTTTTTAATACAAATCGACTCTGGACAAACTTACTTCCAGAACTTAGGTCGATCTATCCATACACAAAAGTAATATGCTGTGTTCGTGACATAACAAGAATACTTGACTCGTTCGAAAGAATGCATCAACAAAATCCATTCAAAATTTCAACAGTGTATCCAAAAGAAGTCGATCTTAATGTATACACAAGAGCTGCCGCGTTAATGACTGACGGCGGAATTGTAAAGCTTCCATATGACTCTTTAAAATCTGCGTTCACAGGACCTCATACAGATATGTTAATGCTAATCGAATACGATGTCTTAACAAAAAATCCCGAAGGCACTATGAAAGCAATTTACAATTTTATAGAAGAACCATATTATGAGCATGACTTTAATAATGTATCCGTCTCATATGATGAGTATGACCAAAACATAAAAATGGATGGTTTGCATTCTACGCATTCCAAAATAGAATACAAACAAAAGTCTTATATCATTCCACCTGACATTATAAATCAGTTTGCAAACTTAGAGGTTTGGCGATGAATTTTCGTTCGTGCGGCGAATGCACAGCTTGTTGCGACGGGCATATTGTTGGAAATAGTTATGGTAATGTTTTTGGATATCATAAGCCGTGTGTTTTTCTTGTTAATCGAGCATGTTCAATCTACAAAGATAGACCGCAATCTTGTCATGATTATCAATGCGCGTGGACACAGAATGTTCTACCAGAATGGATGAGACCAGATCAGTGTGGTGTACTTGTATCCATAGAGATAAATACTGTTGAGCATAAACAATTCTTGAAGGTAGTTGAATTGCAAGAAATTGTCGACTACTCAATCTACTCTGAAATTGATAATTTCTGTAAAGAAAATGATACATATTATGTGAAGGTACCATATGAATCCAACAGTAGAGACCCTCGATTATAAAATGCATTTTGATGATGTAGAAGCATATATCATCACTCTTAAGAATCACACAACTTCTGAAAAGTTATCCCATAGATGTCAGCAGAGCTGTGTAAAAGTAGAACAACCATTTCATGTATGGGACGCGTTTGATGGCACATCTGGATCTATAATCTATCCAGATCACGCAAAAGATCAGGATCATTATCGTTTTCTTAAACAGATGAACGATAAGTTGACAATCACAGAAGTCGCTACCATACTTAGTCATTATTCACTCTGGGCACGTTGCGTCAAAATTGATATGCCCATTGTTATTTTAGAACACGACGCAATCATGGTCAATAAGTATGCTTGGCATGACGGTTGGAATCAGATTAACTATCTTGGAAACTATAGTCAATTAGAAACTGGTTGGCCGAGCTTTCCTCCACATTCTGCTGCAACAAAGAATTACAAGTTTATTTGTCGTGCTCATGCATACGCGATAGATCCAGCGATTGCACGTCAACTTGTTTCACACGTGATCAGATTTGGACTATCAGCTCCTGCAGATATGTTGATACGGGCTGATATCTTTCCATTAGTTCAAACTGGTTTCTATGCGTTTGACGCGCCTGATGAAACTACGATTACTGGTAGAGATCGCGACTGGCATCAGTACGCAAGAGAAATATTTTCGACATTTACATGAAAGACAGAAATGAAACTCAATATAGGTAGTGGAATCAAGAGGTTTCCAGGATTTGTCAATATTGATAGTGATCCTAATTGTAGTCCAGATTATGTGATGCAGCTCGGTAAAGACATTTTTCCTTTTGAGGACAATACTGTCGACGAAGTTATCGCGCATCACGTTTTTGAACACATCGGTGATGGTTTCTTTGATTTTCTAAAAGATCTTTACCGTGTGTGTCAACATGAAGCAATTATCGATGTTCATGTTCCGCATCCCAGACATGACTTTTTTCTAGGTGATCTTACTCATGTTCGGCCAATCACCGTTGAGAATATGAAGCCTCTTTCAAAGAAATGGTGCGAGACTCAATCATATATCACAAGCAGCTGGAGCGGTCTTGCTCATCAGCTTAATGTTGATTTTGAAATTGTCAGTTATAATTATGAACTAGATGACACGTTTAAACAGATCATATCTAATATTGATGATCCTTCACAGATAGATTGGATGGCAAGAGCTATGAATAACGCAATTACAGAAATACATATGAAGCTAATGGTGATAAAATAATGATAGAACATCTTGTAATATCGTTAGATCAAATGGGAGAAAAACCCGCCGCAGTTACATTACTCGACGCGCTTTCGAGAAACAGCAATGTTTTTGATCAATTTGACGAAATAGCAAAGAGTTATTTCAAAATCAAAGAGTACGAAAAGGCATATCGCAATGCAGAAAAAGCGCTTTCACTTTACACTGGTACTGATACATATTCAGTTAAATACAACACTCTAAATACTGCCAATCATGCAAACTATCCAGAACGTGCAATGACTCTGATTAAGCAATTAGAGATCATTAATCCAAATGATACCGATGTTCAAATGGAAAAAGCTTTTTCATTCTTTCTTTTAAATCAAAAGAACAACGCGGAAAAAATACTTCGATCCCAACTAGAAAATCCAAGACTTGATGAGAAAACAAAAACAAAAATTCGGTTTAATCTTGGTACTTACGAGCTTCTTCGAGATGAGTTTCAATCTGGGCTCCGCAAATTTTTATTTGAAGGAAGAAAACTAAATTATTGGAAGAAACCAGAATTTCCCTTTGAAAGATGGGAAGGTGAGCCTCAAGAAGGTAGAACAATCTATGTTAGAGCAGAAGCAGGTATAGGTGATGAATTCATCAATATTCGATTTATGAAGCATCTCAAAGATATTGGTATGAAACCGATTTGGTTTACTGAAAGAAAAGACAATGTTTCAGTTTTTCGCCGCTGTGGCTTTGAAGCAATAAGTTCATTTTCTGAGATCGATACTAAAGTAAATCCAACCTGGGTTCACAGTATGGATCTTCCAGTATATCTTAATCTAGAATATAAAGATCTTTGGTACGGACCATATCTTTCGGCTAAAGGTAATTCAGAACATATAAGAAAAAACGACAAGATCAAAATTGGTTTAAGATGGCAGGGGAATCCATCATATGACCAAGATCTTCATCGCTCAATACCGTTTTCTGACATGTTCAACACGGTTTCGAATTTGGATGCGGATATATATAGTCTACAGAGAGATAATGGGCTTGATGAACTTGAAGGATACGAAGAAAAGTTAACAAGATTAGATCACGTAATGAATTCATATGAAGATACATTGTGCATAATAAATGATCTTGATCTCATAATAACAAGTTGTACATCAATAGGACATGCGGCTGCAGCTATGGGAAAAGAAACAATCGTCATTACACCAATTTCTGCTTACTATACGTGGTGTCATAGTATTGAAAAATCTCCTTGGTATGGTGATAATCTTACAATTTTAAGACAAGAAAAACCAAGAGTATGGAATGAGCCATTAATGAAATTAAAGGAAATAATAGATGCAAAGTTTAGTAGTTGATAACTTTTTCCCATATCCAAACGTAATTAGATCCTGGGCTTTAACAAACAAGTTTTATAATGCAAAAGAATTTTCAGAAAGAATAGGCCAACATACAAGTTGGCCAGGTGTTCGAACTGATCACATAATGGATTTAGATATTGATTATGCAAATGTTGTCTTGACCGAAGTTTCCAATTTAGCTACAAAAAACTTCATGAACGCGCAAGTATCTATAAAAAGTTATTTTCAAGTTTGTACTTCAAGCGATGGCGATTCGTGGGTACATCAAGATAACGACGTTGACGTAGCTGCGGTTTTATATCTCACACCAAATGCTCCCGTTTCTTCTGGCACTACTATCTATCGTTGCAATGATCACAATGCATGGCATTCTCTTGATATAGACGAAATGAAAAAACTTAACAGATTTGAAGATAGAACAAATTATGAAAAGATTTTTACTCCAATCGACGTGTTTGGAAATGTATACAACCGTCTAATCATGTACAAAGGCGATGAGTTTCATAAATCTAATGATTACTTCGGATCATCAATTCAAGATGGTAGACTTACACAGGTTTTCTTTTTGAAGTTTGAAAGATGAATAAGAATAAAATATTAACGATAGATAGACATTTCGTCTACCTAAACATCATGGAGTAGATTCTAGACAATGAATACAACTTTTATTATTGACGGCGGCGCAGGTAGACTCGTTACAGCAATTCCAGCACTAGAAAGATATGCGATAGAAAATCCTGAGGACGATTTTAGGATTTTAACTGCGGCGTGGGAAAGTCTATATTGGGCTCATCCTGTACTTCAAAATAGAACATTTAACATAAATCAAAAAGGCACTTTTGATCTTCATATGAAGGGGCGACGTATAGTTCATCCTGAGCCTTACCAGATGTATCAATATTATGATGAAAAAAAGCATCTCACAGAATGTTTTGATATAAGTATTAATGGTTCTGCGAGTGATCTAGACAAGCCGAACATGTATATCACGAAGCAAGAGATGATTGCTTCTAAAACACTTTTAAGTGAAGCAATAGCTAAAACTGGAAAGAGCAGAACAATCGTATTGCAACCTTATGGAAGTGGAATGCAGCTAGTTGACAATCGTCCTTATGATAATACAAATCGAAGTCTTGATGTAGATTTTACTCTGCAACTCATTTATCAGCTGAGTAGAGATAATACTGTCATATTCTTTGGCGAAAAAGATTTTTATCATCCCGGAGACGATTATTCAGTAAACTTTTTCGATAAAGGAGCTGATCTTCGTATGTACATGAGTCTTATTGCAAATTGTGATTACTTCATCGGTGTTGATAGTGTAGGACAACATATAGCAAGAGCTTTCAATAAGCCGGGAACTGTTATACTTGGCTCAACATTAGCGGAAAATATATCATATCCAAACCATTTTAAAATATACACAAACGGAGTTGCACCAACTTATTCACCAATTCGTTTATCACAAATTGATTGTGAATTTGCAGATAATCTAAATGAAAAAACAATGGAATTCTACGAAAATGATCTTCAAAGGATATTAAGTTTAGTAAAATGAGCAACAAAAATTTTCAAGTTAACAGAAGTTTTCTCAACTATATACACGCCAGAAACTTTCTTCCCGAAGGCGAAGCTGAAAGCTGCAAGAACGCGGTTAAAGATTTAATTCACTATTATCCAATGGCATATGGATATCAAAATGCGGATTTAAATTTGATATTTCCTGAAATGGACATGGTATTTGGTGGTATGATCGGGGATTTTGTAAAGCTAGATGAAGAAAAATCTGGAACTTTTCGCAGACCATATCATAATCTCATACATTTTGAAGAGTTTGACGATCTAAACGAGTGGCGTCTTGCTATAGCACTAGAAGACACTACTTTCACGACGTATAGCCATGTATCTGGAGCAACAACTGCTCTTGACGCCTACGAATTCGACTATCATAATCTAGATGATTGGATAATTGAAACAGTAATGAATGTAAGACAAAATGATGCAGTCTTTTATCGTCCGTGGGTTTTTCACAGCTTTGAAGAAAAACTACTACTTTGCTATACATTGATAGGCGAACAGTGATACCCAAGAAAATACATCTAACTTGGAAAAACAAGAATATACTTTCGATGAATAGCAAATTTCTAGATATGACTGTTCATAAAATGATGCATCTAATGCCAGACTGGTTTATCGAAATAAGCGACGATGAAGATGTAAATGCTTATTTAAAATTAAATCTTTCTAAAAATGATTGGAAAAATCTTGAACATAAACATATCGTTGAAAAGATAGATGTTTGGAGACTTATTAAAATCTATAATGAAGGCGGTTTATATACAGATATAGATAGATTATGTAATCGTTCTCTCGAAGATATAGTTAATGATAAAACACGTCTTGTACTTCCTACATGTTTAGATCATGATTTTTCACATGATTTTATGTGCAGTGCACCACAGAATCCTATCTTTGCAGAAACTCTCAAACTAAACTTGAATAGAAGAGCTCGCGGTGCAAATAGCATTTATTTCTTAGGTCCGCAAACATATTTACATGGCATTATGATTGCAATCACTGGACACATTAATGAATCTTTCACGATAAGTATGTTACGAGATGAGCTCAAAAAATTTAATTTTTGTGTTACAATAAAAGAAGAACCTCCTTATAACACTGTGATGTTTAGTGGTGTTCCGCCATTCGATCACGAAATAGAAAAGAGAAAATTTTATAACGAAAATGGAGTTAATCATTGGACGAACGAATGGTGAAAATTTTTGTTAATGGAACATTTGATCTGCTCCACCCTGGACATATGCAACTACTCACTTTTGCATCTAATACTGGCGACTATCTACTAGTCGCCATTGATTCTGACAGAAGAATTCGTGAGCGTAAAGGAATTAATAGGCCAATAAATAATCAAGAATTTAGATCTACAATGATGCGCCACGTCAAGGGCGTTGATGAAGTTTGTGTATTCGACTCTGATGAAGAATTAATAAATATAGTCAAGGTTTACAATCCCGATGTAATGATAGTCGGGTCTGATTATAGAAATGAAAAAGTGATAGGAAGTGAATATGCTAAATCAGTTATTTTCTTTGAACGAGATACAAAATTCTCCTCAACTCAAATCATTGAAAGTATTAGTAACAGGTGACGCCTGTTGGGATTATTATCATTACGGTGACGTTACAAGAATAAGTCCAGAAGCTCCAGTTCCAGTCTTTAAACATGTTCAAACGCACATAAAAAATGGTATGTGTGCAAATGTCAATGACAATATACTTAAGCTATGCGATGATCTAAATGAAAACCATATCTTCACTGCTCACTTTACAGAGAAGAAGAACCGTTATGTAGACCGAAAGTTTAAGCAGCAGCTTTTTAGAGTAGATGAATCTTTAAGCGCAAAACACAAAGAAAAAGTATTTGAAAAAGCTAAAAGTGCTATCACGGAATTGGGCGCCAATTTAGTGATCATCTCTGATTATGACAAAGGTACGCTCTCATACGAAGAAATTGAAACTCTCATATTCCTCGCAAAAGAAAGAAATGCGACAGTATTCATAGATACGAAGAAAAAAGACCTTGCTCGTTTTGATGGCGCATTTATAAAGATCAATGAGTCTGAATACAACGCAAGGACAAGTGATTGTCCTAACACTATTGTTACTTGTGCGCAGGACGGTGTGGTTTTTTATCCTCAACCAGAAACCAAACGTTGGTTTCCAGTCATGCCTATAGTTTTTATAGATGTAATCGGTGCTGGAGATACATTTCTTGCGGCAGTTTCGTTCATGTATCATATAACACAAGACATAGATAAAGCTATTGCGTTTGCTAATATGGCTGCGAGGATTACAATACAACACAGAGGTTGCTATGCACCGGATTTAAAGGAGATATTAAAATGAGAAATGATGGTCATATTGAAAAGGGGTGGGGCCACGAATTTATTTGGACTACAAACGACAAATATTGCGGCAAGTTTCTGCACTTTAAGAAAGATAAGAAGTTTTCAATGCATTTTCATGTTGAAAAGGACGAAACATGGTATGTTCTAGAAGGTCTCTTTAAGCTGCGATATATCGAAACGATAAATTCTAAAGAACATGAAGTAATACTAAAAAAGGGTGATGTTTGGCGAAATCATCCTCTCGTTCCTCATCAACTTGAATGCGTAGAGGAAGGAACCATTATAGAAGTGTCTACAGCTGACTCAATAAAAGATAATTATCGTATTAGACCCGGAGATAGTCAAAATTGAAAATACTCGTTACAGGAACTAAAGGTTTTATAGGAAGTCAAATTGCTAACTGTTTGGAAAAAGAAGGTCATAAAGTAAACCGTTATGATATAAAAGATGGTTATATCAGACCAAATTTATTGAATATAGAAAAATACAACTGGGTAGTACACGCAGGAGCTGTGAGCTCTACAACAGAAGACAACATAGAAAAGATCATGGATCTTAACGTTTCATGGCCGATAGAACTATTTGAATTATGTGTAAAACACGATGTTAACTTTCAATGGAGTTCGTCTGCATCTCTTTACAGAGACAATTTTTCAGAAGAATCTGAAACGTTTCCGATGAGCTTTTATGCTAGATCAAAAGATTTACTAGAAAGATATATACAAAAAAGAGAAGTGAGTATTATAAAGCAGGGATTTAGATATTTCAATGTTTATGGTGAAGGCGAGTCTTGTAAAGACGAACAAGCAAGTCCTTTTTACACATTTCAAAAGCAAGCAATCAACAATGGAAGAATAAGAGTATTTGAAGGATCCGAGCATTTTTGCCGTGATTTCGTTCCAATAGAGCTTGTTTATTACTATCACAGAAAATTTATGAACAAGAATATATCTGGAATATTTAACATTGGGACGGGCCAACCTAGAAGTTTTCTTTCAATTGCAGAGGAAGTAGCGAAAAAACACGATGCTGTAATAAAAACAATTCCATTTCCAGAGAAATTGAAAAGTCAATATCAGGCGTATACATGTGCAGATATGAATAAGGTAAAGAATGTATTAGGAGAAGATTATGAATCGTGAGATATCATTATATGGATTGTGCCACTATGCTATTGAAAACGGAGGTTCTATTGTTCCTTTGGTTGTAGATTCTAAAAATAGCGGTGGAACGGGGCTGATGAATCCATCTGTTTTCATTGATGGTGATTCAATCCTTGTCAATATAAGACATGTCAATTATACATTATATCATAGTGAAGGAAATGGATTTCCTCACCAATGGGGTCCTCTTCAATACATACATCCTGAAGATGATCTAAAACTTAGAACAAATAATTTCATAGCGCATTTAGATTCTGAATTAAATACTGTCGGCGTATACCCAGTATCAATGAAGTACGATACTCAACCAAAGTGGAATTTTATTGGTTTAGAAGATGCTAGACTATTTAAATGGGATGATAAATTGTATTTGTGTGGCGTTCGACGCGATCATATTGACGATAAAGGAACTGGAAGAATGGATCTTTCGAGAATAATTTTTGCTGATGGCGAATACCATGAGCTCTCAAGAGATTCAATACCAGCACCAGCTCCAAATACAAGTTATTGCGAAAAGAATTGGATGCCAGTACTTGACGAGCCATTTCATTGGGTAAAATGGTGTAATCCAACAGAAGTAGTTTACTTTGATATGGATGAAAAAACAACAACAACAACATTATTGGATGAAAACAAGAGATATAAATTTTCGCGAGATCTAAGAGGTGGCTCACAAGTAGTCACTTGGAAAAAGGATTACAAAATAGCTATTACTCATGAGGTAGACCTTTACGGCGATTTTCATGGAAGAAAGAATGGCAAGTATATGCATAGAATCATAATGTGGGATAAGAATTGGAATATAGTTCGTTCTACAGATGTATTTACATTCTTGAAAGGTGAAATTGAGTTTGCAACTGGTCTTTCAATACAAAAAGATAGAGTTCTTATATCATTTGGATTTCAAGATAATGCTGCTTACTTACTCTCAATTCCATTTACATGTTTTGAAAAATTATTGGAGAAAAACTGATGACGTTGGATTCTTTAAATCACGCAATTTATAACTACGCAATGAAACCCACAGACGCATCTAGAAATTTTAATATAGCGGAAACATATCACGAAATGAAGCAATATGCGTCTGCAGTGTCTTTTTACATTAGAGCCGCAGAATTGACAGACGACGAAAACATGAAATACGTTTCTCTTATTAACAGTGCAGATTGTTTTTCACAACAGGGATCACGGTTTTATACTGTCGAAGGACTTTTGCAATATGCGATTACAATTGACGGAAATAAGTCGACTGCATATGAAAAGATAGCGAATTTTTATCTTAAGCAAAAGAAATGGAGAGAGTGTCTTCTTTATGCTACTCAAGGATGTTCATTAGTTGACAATACAACAAAAGAATATCTTCACTTTCAACTTTTAATAGCAGAAAGCAGCTGGAACATAGGTCTTATAGATAAGTCAAAAGAGATTATTTTAGAATTATCTCGTTCATTTCCTCTTGAAAGTGCACCAAAAGAGTTTCTTTCTCGCTTCGGTTACCCAGACACAATTATGTATAAGAAAGATCGCGATTTAAATCGTTATCGCTATCCATTTCCTGGTATTGAAATTGTCGAGAAAAACTATTCGAAACACATGCAGGACATGTTTATACTGTCTTTTCTAAATGGGAAGACAGAAGGATTTTATCTTGAAATTGGAAGTGGTCATCCATTTGACACGAATAATACTGCTCTTCTTGAGACTCAATTTAATTGGAAAGGAATATCGATTGACTCAAATCGAGAATCGTGTTATTTATTTTCGGAAAAAAGAAGAAATTCAATTATATGCGCTGACGCAACAGAAATTGATTATCGTTCACTTTTAGACGAATCTTGTGCTCCTCACCAAATAGATTATTTACAAATAGACTGCGATGAAGCTTCACTTGATATATTAAAGCAAATTCCATTTGATCATTATAAGTTTTCAGTGATACACTTTGAACATGATACTTATCGATTAGGAAACGAAATTAAAGAAGAGTCAAGAAAGATCTTAAAGGATGCTGGATACAAACTTGTTGCCAACGATATAGCATTCAATCCAAATGACAGTTATGAAGATTGGTGGACATGCTGTGAACCCACTGTTCATCAACGATTGATGTATATGAACAACGATAAGAACTATATCATTCCTTATCTATTCTATTCATAATTGGACACTATACTGAATTAATACGGTTATCTTTCAGAACCTTAATTCTATTATACGCCACTCTACGAAGTATGTCAACCAAAAAAGTAAAAAAGATATAAATAGAATAAAACAAGAAGTGTGGGAAACATGGCCGCAAGAGTAAATTTATATATCGACCAAGGTACAGACTTTTATACGACATTACAGTTGGAGTCAGCTAATAGTACCTACAACATAACTGATGAGTTTAGTTTTTATTGTAGTGTAAAAAAACTTTATTCTACATCTAAACTCTTTGATGCAAACGTTTCTATAATTGCTGGCGATCCAGCTAATGATATATCAATAACGATTACTGGAGAACAAACTAAAGACTTGAATCCAGGAAAGTATCAATACGACGTTATCATGATAGATGACAATAACAGTGTTGAAAAGATATTAGAGGGATTATTGTTTATAGTAGAAACTATTACTAGGGTGCCGACATAATGGCGAATATTAAAGTAACCGTTCAAGAACCATCTGTGATTTCTTTTGGGAATAAGAGCACAGAAAGAGGCATTCAAGGTGTTCAGGGTGCACAAGGCACACAAGGTCTTCAAGGCATTCAAGGCATTCAAGGCATTCAAGGCATTCAAGGTGTTCAGGGTACGCAAGGTGTACAAGGTGTTCAAGGTACACAAGGTCTTCAGGGTACGCAAGGTGTACAAGGTGTTCAAGGTACACAAGGTCTTCAGGGTATTCAGGGTGTTCAAGGCACACAAGGTGTACAAGGTGTACAAGGTCTTCAGGGTGCACAAGGCATTCAAGGTGATCTTGGCATTCAAGGTGTTCAAGGCACACAAGGTACTCAGGGTGATCTTGGCATTCAAGGTACTACAGGCGAACAGGGCATTCAAGGTACTCAAGGCATTCAAGGTACTACAGGCGAACAGGGTATCCAAGGTCTTCAAGGTACTCAGGGTATTCAAGGAACTACATCTTCATATACAGACAATGACGTAGATAATCATTTGAATACATCTACCGCAGCAAATAATCAAGTGCTGTCGTGGACTGGAGTTGATTATGATTGGATTGATTCTAGTAGCGGTGGCGGTGGAGGCGGTCTTGAGTTGTTGGCAGTGGAGACAATCACAGCCTCAGTCAATGCTGTGGATTTTGATTTGCCTTCTGGCTATAAAAATTTTCGGTTAGTCTTCAACGATGTTGGCACTAATAACGGTTATCCTATATTGCGTTTTTCAACTGACGGCGGCTCTTCCTTTATATCTACGTCAACACATAATAATTACTGCTCAGCTACAGATATTGGCGGATCATCAACCGCCGTCTCAAATAGTGATGCTGACAGCGGCATAGGCTTTTCAGTTGGTTTGAATGCGGACATATCCGTTTTGGTCGATTTAATAATTTCCGCCACAAACGTATCGACCATGGGTTCGGGAACTGGTTCCGCTTTTTCCGATTTTTATAGAATAACCTCTCGCGGTCAACTTACGACAACAAGCCTTGTAAATTCGTTGAGGGCAACATTCTACAGCGGTAGTGCGACTTATACCTCCGGAACCATTTACCTCTACGGCTACAAGGAGGCCCTCTAATGGCAAAAGTATTAAAAAACGGTCAGATCATAGAAGTCCCAGACAGTGACTTTCCTCCCCCACCTCCACTCGCCGCAGATATGGTCAAACAAGAAGCATCTCGTCGTATTCTTGCTATTGCACCAGAATACAAACAAAGAAATATGTTGGCACGGTCAGCAGAATTACTGCGCATTGGTGAAACCAACTGGACCCAAGAGCAACGAGACGAAGTTCTGGCAATGGAATTGATCTGGGATACCATCAAGTTTATCCGCGCTAAGTCTGACGAGATTGAGATTATGAACCCAATTCCACAAGACTATACCAACGAAAAGTATTGGATATAATAAGAGCCTAAAATGGCACAACCAACGACAAGATCAGAATTTAAAGATTATGTACTTCGTAAGATAGGCGCTCCAGTAATTCAGATTTACCAGAAATCATACTAAAGAAACTCGCGAAGTATTAAAACAAAAAGCTATAGAATAATTTAATGATCCAAAAAATAGAGAAGTTCAAAGACAAAAAGCTTTAAAGCAATTTCAAGATCCTGAGCAAAGATATAAAGCAGGAAATGGTAAAAGAGGAAAATCGTGGTATTGCAATCATGAAACTGGACACACTATTTTATGCTTCCCATGCGATAAACCTGATAATTATGTTAAAGGGAGAATTTATAAATGAAAGTTGTTATATGTACAGGTGGATTTGATCCGCTTCACAGCGGTCATATAGCGTACTTCAAAGAAGCAAAGAAGCTGGGTGATATGCTCGTTGTAGGAATCAATAGTAACGAATGGTTGACTCGTAAGAAGGGACAGCCATTCATGGACATCAATGAAAGAGTCAACATAGTAAAAAATCTTTCAATGGTCGACTCCGTGATTGTATTTGATGATAGTGATGGATCCTCGAAGGAAGCAATTCGGCACAGTCTCAATACCTATCCAAACTCTCATATCATCTTTGCAAATGGTGGTGATCGTGTTCCTGGAAACATTCCCGAGAATGAGATAAACAGCCCAAGACTTGAGTTTGCGTTTGGAGTTGGCGGTACTCACAAGATGAATTCGAGTAGTAAGATACTGACTGAGTGGAAGACTCCAAGAACAGAAAGAAAGTGGGGATATTATCGAGTACTTCACGCTGATGGTCCTTCAACTAAGGTCAAAGAACTTGTGGTAGAACCGAGTAAAGCATTGAGTCTTCAGAAGCATAGTAAGAGAAACGAATACTGGATAGTATCATATGGTGTTGGTAAGTTACTTGTTGGTGATCGTGAGACTCACTTACAAGAAATAGATCTTCAAAAACATGATTCAGTAGTAATTCGTACTGGTCAATGGCATCAACTGATCAATGACTCTACTGATGAACTACGTATTGTAGAGATTCAATACGGTAGTAACTGTATAGAAGAAGATATAATTAGGAACTGAATCTATTATCAGTTTGTTTTAGTTAGTACTATTATAACATATCATCAGAATTTGTCAACAAAAAAGTGCAAACTCTTTCCGATATAAATAGAAATAAAACTGGGAGATGCACGTATGGCAGCGCCAACGACAAGAGCAGAATTCAAAGATTATGTACTTCGAAAGATCGGTGCACCTGTAATTCAGATCAATGTATCTGACGAGCAAGTTGATGATCGCGTAGATGAAGCAATTTCTTTTTGGAGAGACTATCACTACAGCGGTTCTCAGCTCATTTATTTGAAACACCAACTTACACAAACTGACATTGATAACGGTTACATCGAAGTGCCAGAACGACTTCTTGGTATTTCTCGTATTTTTGATCTGAGTTCTTCTATTTCTACTGGCGCCGGTTTCTTCAACGTTCAATATCAGTTTGTGCTGAATAATCTCGAAGACATCACTGGTTACAATATTCAACACTATTGGCAGTCAATGCAGTATCTCGAGTTCATTCAAGAGATACTTGTTGGTAAACCTTTGATCCGCTATAATCGACACATCAACCGTGTTTATATCGACATCAAAAAAGATCTAATGGTACCTGGTGAATACATTATCGTGGAAGCATATGATATTATAGATCCTGATGCATATTCTGATGTGTGGAATGATCGCTGGTTACAAAATTATGCTTCTGCTTTGATTCGTGAGCAATGGGGCTTGAACTTGACTAAGTTCACAAATATGCAACTCGTGGGTGGAGTTCAATTCAACGGCGAACAAATCTTATCCGAAGCGAAAGCTGATCGTAAAGAAATGGAAGAAGAAGCCGTTCAAAAGCTACAACCACTGACCTACAACTTCATTGGATAAAGCATGGCAACGAACGTCTTCTTTCAAAATTATGATTACTTCAATGAGCAAGAACTGATTGATGATCTAGTCATAGAAAGTATTCAGATTTATGGTCTGGATATGATTTATTTGACGCGCAGTTTACAAGCAGTTGATGATATTTTGAATGAAGATGATCTTTCAATCTTTGACAATGCATATGAAATGGAAATGTATGTCAAAAGCGTTGATGGGTTTGAAGGCGAAGGTGACTTCTTATCTCGCTTTGGACTACAGATTCGTGATACTGCTACATTTACTGTAGCTAGAAGAACATTTGAACGATTTGCTACTAGGGTACAAACTACTCTTACAAGACCGAATGAAGGTGATTTGATCTATCTTTCACTGAATCAAAAGTTCTTCAAAATTACTCATGTTGAGCACGAGAGTGTATTTTATCAGTCTGGCGCACTTCAGGTTTTTGATCTGAAATGCGAACTCTTTGAATATTCGAACGAAAGATTTAGTACTGGATTTGATTATATAGATACATATTTTGATACAGAAAAAACAGATCAGATAAGTACACTTGAAGGTCTAGCAGAAAAAGATCCTATTGCCAAGAATTTTGATTTTGAAGACGAAGGAGATGATATAATAGATTTTACAGAGATCGATCCATTTTCTGAAACAATTACATTTCCAACAGCAAACACGGCATGACACATGGCATTCGTAAATCATTTCTATAATGCAACCACTCGAAAGTATATTGCTCTCTTTGGTACTCTTTTCAATAAGATATCAATCACACGAGATGACAATACTGATACCGAAATACAAAAAATGATAGTGCCGATCGCATATGGGCCATTTCAAAAGTTTCTTGCTAGAATTACTCAGGATCCAGAACTAAATAAAAAATCAGCAATTACTCTTCCTCGCATGTCATTCGAATTAGATAATATGGTATATGATGGTACAAGAAAGGTTAATTCTACACAAAAGTTAAGAAAAGAACTAAAAGCCGAATCGAACGATTCTCGCAGTTTCATGTGGTCAGCTACTCCATACAATCTTGATTTTTCACTCTATATTATGACTAAGTATTCTGAAGATGGTGTAAAGGTATTGGAACAGATCTTACCGTTTTTCAAGCCAGAGTGGACAACAACTGTCAAGCTAATCGACGATTTAGATCCAATTGATATACCGTTGGTGCTCAATGGTGTTACAAATGAAGAATTGTATGAAGGCTCTTTTGAAGAAAGAAGGTCCGTATTATGGACGCTTAACTTTACTATGAAGTGCTGGTATTTCGGACCTGAAAGACAGAAAAAAGTTATCAAATTTATTGAAGTCGATATGTATGATACTCTAGACGAGAATGCTGATCCACAAGAGCGCATTCAAGTATATCCTGGACTTACTGCAAATGGTCAACCAACAACAAGCGCAAATAACACAATACCATATACAGACATCGAATTTGATGACGATTGGGGAGTGATTCGAGTAATTGAAGAGGATATCTAATGAATGACGATATTATTGCTAGTGCACTTGGTCTGAGACCGCTCGAAGAAGCGAAACAAGAAGATCTTCCAACGGTAGTTGAAGAGCAGCTGCCGGCAGCGCCAAATACTGAAGATGATGAAAATATTCAAGACATCGAAAAGGCTCGACGAAATATTCAGAACATCATAGAACAGGGTGATGATTCACTAAAAGAAATGATCGACCTTGCCAAACAATACGAGTCTCCTCGAGCGTTTGAAGTTGCGGCAAATCTGATGAAAACTCTTCTTGATGCAAACAAAGACTTCGTGGAGATGTCGACAAAGAAAAAGTATGCTATCGAAGAAAAGAACGGACCAAAAGAAGCTGCGCAGACTAATGTGACGAACAACAATTTGATTGTGTCGACAGCGGATCTACTCAAGATGATCAAAGGTGACAAAGACAATGAATAATTATTCTGTTTATTGGATCAGAAGAACATGTCATTCTGATATTTTTTCAGAAGGTTATATTGGTATTTCTAATAATACAAAAAGAAGATTTTCTGAACATAGAAAAAATAATAGTAAACACTCTGCTGTTTCTAATGCTATAAAAAAATATGACGATATAGTATATGAAATACTATATGAAAATTTATCTTTAGATGAAGCAGTAAAAAAAGAAATTGAATATAGACCCAAAAAAGAAATAGGATGGAATATAGCCGAAGGCGGTGGTATGCCTCCAAACATGAAAGGCATAAAAAGACCCGATCATTCCGAAAAAATGAAAGGATCGAACAACCCATTTTATGACAAAAAACATTCGGAAGAAACAAGAAAAAAATTAAGCGAAATGAAGTCTGGTGAAAAAAACCATTTTTATGGAAAAAGCAGACCCGATCATTCCGAAAAAATGAAAAAACTTAAAGGTAAAGATTATCCAAAATTTAGAGGATATTTTATTACTCCACTTGGCAAATTTGAAAGTTATAAAGAAGCTTGTGAAAAACTTGGTATGGGAACTAGTTCTTTATACGATTATTGTATAAATTCAAATGAAAAGAAAATAACAAATCTCTCCCATTCAAAAAATGGATTTTTGAAAAATAATTATGACAAATCAATAGTTGGAAAAACATATAAAGAATTGGGGTTTGGTTTCGAATATGTCTGAAGGTTATTTAGGAAACTCTCAACTCAAAAAAAGTCAACAGGAAATAGAATGGACTCCTGAACTTATCAAAGAATATATGAAATGTGCCGAAGATCCTATCTATTTCGCGGAAAAATATATTCATATTGTTCACGTTGATCAAGGTCTCATTCCGATAAAATTATATGATTTTCAAAAAGAAATTATAAGCGCAATTACTACTGGTAGAAGAGTTGTAGTAAATTCGAGTAGACAGGCAGGTAAAACTACCACCGCGGTTGCAATTATCCTTCACTATGTTTTATTCAATGAATATAAAACTGTAGCACTCTTAGCAAATAAAGGTGATTCTGCAAGAGAAATATTAAACAGAGTACAAATCGCATACGAGGCTCTTCCTAAATGGTTACAACAAGGTGTAGTCGAGTGGAATAAAGGTTCTATAGAATTAGAAAATGGTTGTAAAGTTATAGCCTCAGCTTCTTCGTCTTCAGCAATTCGAGGAAAAAGTATCTCGTTCTTATATATTGATGAGACAGCTTTCCTTGAAAATTGGGATGAATTTTTCGCATCAGTTTATCCTACAATTTCTTCTGGTAAAACTACAAAAATACTTCTTACATCTACGCCAAATTCTCTCAACCATTTTTGGAAAACGTGTAAGGGTGCTCAAGAAGGTAGAAATGGATATGTATATATTGAAATACCATGGGATAAAGTGCCAGGTCGTGACGAAGCTTGGAAAATAGATACTTTATCTGCAATAGACAACGACGCGGAAAAATTTGAACAAGAATTTAATTGTAGTTTTGTTGGTAGCACAAATACTCTCATATCAGGTGCTAAACTCAAAGAACTTGACTTTTCACAACCAATTACAGAAAAAGATGGTATCTATCAATATGAGAAACCTGAAAAAGATCGAGTATACTTTATGACGGTTGATGTATCTCGAGGCAAAGGATTAGACTATTCTACATTCAACATCATCGATTGTACGAAGATGCCTTATAAACAGGTCTGTACTTATCGAGATAACTTTGTAGGACCAGTGGATTTTGCTTCAATTATCTTTAGGATGGGCAAACTTTACAATGAAGCTGCTATTCTTATTGAAATCAATGACATCGGCGAACAAGTGTCTGATACATTGACTATGGATTATGGTTATGAAAACTTGTTATTCACAGAAAACGCAGGTCGAAGCGGCAAGCGTATTTCAAGTGGTTTTGGTAAGAGAGTAGATAACGGTATTCGCACTACAAAATCCGTAAAGTCTGTTGGATGTTCAATGCTGAAAATGTTGATAGAACAGAATCAGTTGATCATTCAAGACTATCATACAATACAAGAATTGTCTCGTTTTTCAAGGAAGGGTTCTTCGTATGAAGCAGAATCTGGATGGCACGATGACCTAGTCATGAACCTCGTAATCTTTGCTTGGTTATCCGATCAGACTTTCTTCAAGGACATGACCGATATAAATACACTATCAAAACTTCGTGAAAAGACAGAAAAAGAAATCGAGGATGATTTGCTTCCATTTGGATTTATAATGGATGGTGATGTTACAGAACAAGAAGAGTTAAAACCCGGTTTTCAGCCAGTAGCTAAAAACAATTTCATGGCTGACTGGTCGGACTTCTAAGTTTAGTGATTTTATAAATAGACTGAGAATATAATTGAAGCAATCATCAAATATTAGAAGGAGACAAATATGGCATTCTCAGTAAGCCCTTCCGTGATTGTTCGAGAAGTTGATGCAACAGCCGTGATTCCCGCAATTGCGACTCCACCGGCAGCTATGGCTGGTGTGTTTCGTTGGGGTCCGGTAAATGAAGCAATTCTTGTAACATCAGAAGATCAGCTTGTAGCTCGCTTTGGCAAACCATACGCGAATACTATATGGCAAAACTATGAAACATTCTTTACTGCAGCAGATTTTCTTGCATATTCAAACGCACTTTATGTGGTTCGAGCTGAAGAAAACGCTGCGACTGCAAACTCAGCAAACTTTGTTGCAAAATATCCTGGTGAACTTGGTAACTCGCTTGAAGTTTCTTATGTAACATCAGGCGATTACGAAGAAGATGTTGTAAGTATTGGTGGCGTTTCAGGTACTATTACATTCAACGCTAATACGATTACATTTACCGCAACACCAGCGTCTGATGCTGCAAACACGATTTCTAATGCTTTCGAAGACAACGATGTGCTAAGAATTGGTAATGACACTGTTGGTTATCAAGAATTATTTGTAACTAATGTTGGAGCAGTGACCGCAGATGTTGATGACTCAAATACTGCAATTCAAACCATCGAAGTATCATTTTCAAACAAGTATACGCTTTCACAAACTGATCTTTCTCTTCTGAAAGTAGAAAGAAAGTGGAGATATTCAAATCTATTTGGTTCAGCACCGAGTTCTGGTTCTCTTCACATTATCGTCAAAGACGAAGACGGAGAAATTACCGGCACGGCAGGAACAATTCTTGAAACATACAGTAATGTTTCAGCTACGGAAGGTGCAAAATTATCAGATGGTACAACCAATTATTATCCAACAGTTCTAGAGAATAGATCTGCTTGGGTTGAAGCTGGCGCTTCTGTAATTAATGCTTCAGTAGCAGCTACTGCTTACGAATCACTTGAGGGTGGTGGTGACGGATCTGGTGAAGCATCCATTGGTCTTGGAGCTCTTGCGGAAGGTTACGACTTATTCGCAGATCCAAAAGAACTTGACATTGCATTCGTTCTTCAGGGTAAAGGTACTACAACACTTGACGGGAATAATCTTCCAGCTCATGCAAATCTTGCGAACTACATCATTTCAAATATTGTAGATAATCGTAAAGATTGCGTTGCATTCCTTTCGCCTCCACTTGAAGCAGTTGTCTCACCCTCTGCTCCAAATGAAAAGATGAACCGTGCGATTGCTTATCGTAATCAAGTTCAGTCGTCTTCATATTGGTTTATGGATAGTGGATACAAATATCGTTACGACAAGTACAATGATGTATACCGTTGGGTACCACTGAACGGTGATATCGCAGGTCTTGCGTCAAGAACTGAATCTTGGGAGTCTCCAGCTGGATATAAACGCGGCGTGATCAAGAACGTAGTCAAGCTTGCATTCAATCCAAATAAAGCGCAGAGAGATCTGCTTTATGGATCTGACATCAACTCCGTGATCTCGATTACTGGTCAAGGTATTCTTCTATTTGGTGATAAGACTGGTCAAGGCTTTGCAAGCGCGTTCGATCGCATCAATGTACGTCGTCTCTTCATTACGGTTGAAAAAGCTATTGCTACTGCAGCTGAACAGTTCCTATTTGAATTCAATGACGAATTTACAAGAACACAGTTCAAAAACCTAGTGGAACCTCTCCTACGGGACATTCAAGGTCGTCGCGGTATTATCGACTTCAGAGTAATATCTGACGAAACGGTAAATACTCCTGATGTAATTGATCAAAACAAATTTAGAGCAAACATCTTTATCAAACCGGCAAGATCAATCAATATTATCGAACTTACATTCGTTGCTACAAGAACTGGTGTTGAGTTTGATGAGATTGTTGGTCAAATTGCTTGATAAATAAAAGTAAAGGAGATAACGATGGCTTTCAATATTAACCAGTTTAAGTCAGAGCTTGTGGGCGGCGGTGCTCGCCCCACGCTATTCCAAGTACAAATTACAAATCCAATTGAACCCGCTGCAGACTTGAAGCTACCATTTATGGCTAAAACTGCGGCACTTCCTGGATCGACTCTCGGTTCTACTATCGTACCATATTTCGGTCGACAAGTAAAATATGCAGGTGATCGAGTTTTTGAAGATTGGCCGATTACTGTTATCAACGACGAAGACTTCCTGGTGCGCAACGCAATGGAAGCTTGGTCAAATGCGATCAACAGTCATGATAGTAATACAAGAGCTCTTCCTCAAAGCTATAAGTCAAATGGTCTAATTACACAATATGGTAAGAACGGTAGCCCGCTTCGTACTTATATCTTTGAAGGAATGTATCCAATCGCTATCGATGCAATTCCAATGGCTTGGGAAGCTACAGATACCATCGAAGAATTTTCTGTAACATTCCAGTATGATCTATGGAGAGTTGAAGGCACAACTGGAATTTCTACAACCTAAGTGAGGATAAACTAAATAATGCGCATCTTTGGATTTGAAATCAAGAGGCCCGAAGACGAGCAGGACATCAGCAAACAGCCGATGTCCTTCGTCGAGCCAACGAACGATGACGGTGCTATCACTGTAGGAAACGCTCTCGGCGGTTTCTACGGTATGATGCTGGATATGGAAGGAGCTGCAAAGACTGAGTCTGAGCTCGTGACTAAGTATCGTAGCATGGCGATGCAGACTGAAATTACTCAGGCTGTAGACGAAATTGTGAATGAAGCGATCAGCGTTGACTCACATGAAAAAGTCGTTGAAGTAGTTCTTGATGATACCGATCTTCCAGATAAAGTCAAAGAAAAAATCACAGAAGAGTTTGATAATGTACTTTCTCTTCTTGACTTTTCAAATAACGCGTATGATATTTTTTCTAGATTCTATGTTGACGGAAGACTCAATTATCACGTAATGATTGATCCGGAAAATTTGAAAGAAGGTATCTACGAACTTCGGTATATTGATCCTCGTAAGTTAAGACTTGTCAAGGAAATGGATCGTCGTGAAAAAGATCCACATTCCGGTATACCGATCAAACGAGTAAAGTCTGAGTATTATCTTTATTCCGAAGCTGGCTTTGGTAGTACTAAAGGTACTCAACAAGACGGAACTACTCAAGGTTATCGTATTGCAAAGGACTCGATCGCACGCATCACATCTGGTCTGTTGAGCGAAAACAACGCAATGGTTCTAGGTCACCTGCATCCTGCAATCAAGCCACTCAATCAGCTTCGAATGCTCGAAGACGCCGTTGTGATCTATACACTGACAAGAGCACCTGAACGACGTATTTTCTACATCGATGTCGGTAACCTTCCAAAGGCAAAGGCTGAACAGTACCTACATGATATGATGGTTCGTCACAAGAATAAACTTCGCTATGACTCTACGTCTGGCGACATTAGTGACTCGCGCCGGTTCATGACCATGACTGAAGACTTCTGGTTCCCACGTCGCGGTGGTGAAAGATCTACCGAAGTTGATCTTCTTGCTGGCGGTAATTCTCAAGCTCTCGGCACAGATGAAAATCTACAGTACTTCCAGAGGCAACTTTATAAGTCACTTCGAGTTCCAATCTCAAGACTAGAACCAGAGACCATGTATACATTTGGTCGTGCATCTGAGATTAGTCGTGATGAATTGAAGTTCAGTAAGTTTATTCGTCGACTTCGTGCGCGGTTCTCGCAGTTGTTTGATGTTCTACTCGAAAAGCAACTGATACTGAAAGGTATTATGGATCCTGAAGAGTGGAAAGAAATACAAAATCAGATTCGTTATGACTTCATGAAAGACAACTACTTCGAAGAGTTGAAGCAAGCTGAAATTCTTCGTGAAAAGATGTCAACTCTACGTGAAGTCGAAGAACAAATCGGTAAGTACTTCTCGAAGGAATGGGTAGTCAAAAACGTTCTTTACATGTCTGATAATGATTGGAAAGAAATGGAAAAACAGATGAAGAAAGAACGCGAAGACGAAGAGCAAGAAATGAGTGACTTCGAAGGTGACCAACCGCCGCCTGAAGAACCAGGACAGGAAGCTGAGGAATCGCTACTTATAAATAGAAAAAAGAATTCAAATAATCAAACTGGGAGAACTCAAGATGAAGACCTTCAGTAAACTTCTTTCCGAGGTTGCACAACCAAAGGCCGGAGATGAGATTCATTTCAAGGCAAAACACGAGATTGAAAAGTTTCCACATAGTCATGCAGGCGATGAAACATTCAAAGGATCCACAAAGAAAATGCCGAAGCGTCGTGCTGATTATGAAAAAGGCAATGACGAAGACGTATATGAAGCAATGGATCCTGTAGGTAAAGAGGACGACGACATTGATAATGATGGTGATGTAGATTCTTCAGATAAGTATCTACATGCACGTCGCAAAGCAATTAGTAAAGCAATGAAAAAGAAGGTGAAAGAGGAAGCCGAGCTTGACGAAGTTCTTGATACACCACGGGCAATGAAAAGCTATAAAGCAAAAGCTAACCGTAGTAAAGAACGCGCATCAAATTCAGCAATTGATAAAATGCTACGTAGTAAGAATGGTCCTCAGTCTGCAGACATCTCAAAAGAAACAAAGACTATGGACAAGCGCGCAAAAGGTTTGAAGATGGCTGATAGGAGTGTAGCTCGTAAGTTTCGTAAAGAAGAAGTTGAACAACTTGACGAGCTTTCACCAAACACTCTGCACTCCTATATCAAAGGCGCAGGTAAGGATCTAGCAAAGAGATCTAGAATGTCCGGTTACGACGATAAGCGTGGTAACTACGCTGATGGAGACAAGAACAGAAAGAAAGCGAATAAAAGACTTGCTGGTATTACTTCTGCTTCAGGTCGTCTTGCCGATAAAGCAAATATGGCAGAAGACGCATGGGAAGAAATTCCAATGATGAGCCGTCAACTGCAGTTTATTATGTATGCTGCGCAGGAAATCATGTCTTATCTCAATGACTGTGATGATATGTGTGTAGATCCAGAAGAGTGGTTCCAGAACAAACTTGCTCACGTACACGGACAGATGATGACCCTTCACGGATATGTTGAAGGCGATCGCCGTATGAATATGAGTATGTATGGCGAAGAAGCTGAGCTCGATGAAAACGTATTAAAAGATAAAAATCTTATGCGCAAAGCTATACAGAAGTACAAGAAGGACAAAAAATCAGGATTTACAGATTCAGAAGCTCGCGGCGCGTCGGAGTATGATCATCGTAAAATTCTTATGAAAAAGGGTCTAAGTAAAAAGAATGCAGAAAGAGCAGCCGGAGCGATTGCTAGAAAAGCTCACCAGATTGACGTCTTAGGTGAAGAAGTTGAACTTGATGAAGTCACACGTTCTGCAATAAAGCGTCCAGTCAAGTATACAGATGCACGTGGAGTAACTCGTACACGCATGACAACAACTAGACCTGTACAGCGTGACGAATACGGTCAAGAAAAAATGAGTGAATCACTACAAGAAGCGGTAAAACCAGGTCGTATGAAGCTTGATGATGGTTCTTCTATCACTGTATCAAAAAAGGATGCCGAACTTCTAAATCAGATGTTTAATGATCTCAATAAAACAAACCGTAAGAAAATGCAAGATACAATGATGGCTGATAAAGCAGGCTATGAAGAGATCGTAGGTTTTGCAAGGGAGGCACTATGATTATTAAACCAATCAATACCGAGATTACAGTTTCAACTGCGAACACTGTATATGATTCTGCGCTAGTTCGAGTATATGCTTCTGCGAATACTGTAGTGACCGTCGAAGACGTGGGTGCAAATACTGTTATCGGAACATTTACGATGCCAGAAAATACAGTTGAGATTGTAGAAAAGATCAAGACGCACTCTATTTCTGGCGATAATAATATCCTATGCACTCCAGTTTCATACAAATCATAAAAATGATAAATAGAAACAAAAAGGAAACTACCAAATGAAACTGATTACAGAAGTATTCAACGAGGACTGCGAAGTTCTTACCGAAGCCAGTGAAAACGGCAAGAAAAACTGAGTTTATAAATCCATGTATAAAAATATACTAAAAAATGATCCGTTATTTAAAGATAATAAATATACCAAAATTTATATATCTTTGATTGAGCGCTCTATAAACAGAAAGGATTTATCCGGTTATTGCGAAGTGCATCACATTTTACCAAAATGCATTTTTCCGCAATATAAAAATTTAAGCGTGAGCGAATGGAATGCCGCAAAATTGACAGCCAGAGAACACTTTATAGCCCATAAACTGCTTATAAAAATAGTCGATGAAAATACCAATGCATATTATAAAATGATTTCTGCTTTCGGCGCTATGGTTCGAAGTAAAAAAAGATTTCTATCTTCAAGAGAGTATGATGAATGTAGACGAGCTTTTGCAAAAGCATTATCTTTCAAAAGAAAAGGTAAAACATACGAAGAAATTTATGGAGAAAAAACTGCTATTAGATTAAAAAGAATGAAAAGTAAAAAACAAGGCGAAATTAATGCAGGAAGAAAACATTCAGTTAATTCTATAGAAAAGAATAGAAAATCTAATATTTTGTACAGAGAAAATTTAAGCGAAGAAAAGAAAAAAGAAATTTCCAATAAAATATCTGTCGCAAATAAAGGTAAGAAAAAACCTGGCGGCTTTGCTGAAAAAATTTCGAAAGTACAAAAAGGAAGAATTAAAAGCGAAGAAGAAAAGTCTAAATTGGGAGCAGCTAGTAGAGGCACCGTTTTTGTAAATAAGGACGGAAAAAATACAAAAATAAAAATGCATCTCCTGGATGAGTATATTAATAATGGATGGAAAAAGGGTATGCTCACAAAAAGGAAAGGTCATAAAAATGAAATTAATAACTGAAGTTTTTGAAGAAGATTGTGAAGTTCTTACTGAAGCAAGTGAAAATGGTAAGAAAAATTATTTTATTCATGGGATCTTTATGCAAGGAGATCTCAAGAACCGTAATGGTCGTATCTATCCTTCCGCAGTTCTTGAAAAAGAAATGAATCGCTATAACAAAGACTTTATTCAGACGAAGCGTGCCCTGGGTGAACTTGGACATCCTGATGGTCCTCAGATCAATGGTGATCGTGTTTCTCACCTAATTACTGAAATGAAGCGTGATGGTTCTAATTTCATCGGTAAAGCAAAAATCCTTGGTACACCAATGGGTGAGATCGTCAAGACATTCATCGATGAAGGTGTAAAAGTTGGTGTTTCTACTCGTGGTCTCGGCTCGGTCAAACAGACCAAAGAAGGTATCATGGAAGTTCAAGATGACTTTCATCTAGCGACTGTTGACGTAGTAACAGATCCAAGCGGTCCAAACTGCTTTGTCAATGGCATCATGGAAAATACCGAGTACTATTATGACATCACGTCTGGTACTTGGAGAGCGCAAGAGTTTATCGAAGAAGCAGTTCAAGAAGTGAAAAGAGAATATAAGCGAACAGTTCGTAAGATTGATGAAAGCACTGCGGCAAGAATGTTCGAGATCTTCATCGAGTCACTCAGGAAATGATTTTTATAAATAAACCATAATATGAAATCCACAATAAAGGAGAAGAACACATGGCAAATGATCTAGAAGAAAAGTTCGTTGCTGACGACGGTGTTTCTACAGTGCCTGACTCTGTGACACCAGCGGGCGGAGAACACAAAAAGAAAAGAGCAGATCTGAATAAAAAAGCTGATCCTAAGGCTGATGAAGTTTCAGCTAGCGAAGTACCAGGTCAAACCAAAACAGAAGAAGTAGAAGTTGTTGAAGAGGAAGTTATTTCCATTGATGAGTCTATCGCTTCTATGTTTGAAGGTATGGATCTTTCCGAAGACTTCAAGTCAAAGGTTACTATGGTTTTCGAAGCTGCAGTCAATGAAGCAGCAACTGCAAAAGCCGAGGCAATCGCTGCTGAACTTGAAGAAGAGTTCGAAAAACAGCTTGAAGAATCCATTGAAGAAACAATGGACGAGATCGTAGAAAATCTTGATTCATATCTTGACTACGTTGTTGGCGAATGGATGGAAGAAAATGAACTTGCTGTAGAAACCGGTATCAAGGTTGAAATGGCTGAGTCTCTCATGGAAGGTCTCAAAGAACTCTTCACTGAGCATAACATCGACGTAGACGAAGAAACAATCGACGTCGTTGCAGGTCTTGAAGAGCAGATCGAAGAACTGCAAGCTCAAGTCAACAAAACGATTAACGAGAACATTGAGCTTTCACAAGTAGTTCTTAGTCTCGAAGCAGAAAAAGTATTTGAAGAAATGACCGAAGGTCTTACAGTTTCTCAACGCGAAAGACTGAGAACACTTTCTGAGAACCTTGACGTAAGTGACCTTGAAGCTTATTCTTCAAATCTTGAGACTCTCAAGGAATCATTCTTCAAAAAAGGTAAGGCCCTAACAGAGAATGTATCTGATGATGAAGATGAAATCATCACTGAAGAGGAAGAAAAGAAACCAGTTTCCCAGTACTCCACCGTCAATGCTTTAGTTGAAGCGCTCAACGCACGCAACTCCAAGTAAGTGAAAAATATAGTTTTATAAATATATCCAGAATAACAATAACCATAAGGAGATAGAAATTATGACACAGTCAAACTATCAAGCTCTGGTGGAAAAGTGGGGTCCAGTACTTGAGCACTCTACTTTCGAGCCAATCAAGGATCAGCATAGACGAGCAGTTACTGCTACGATTCTTGAAAACACCGAGAAAGCACTCATGGAGTCTGGCGATCAGTCAATCTCAATGAGCTCACTTCTCATGGAGACACCAACTAACGCAGCAGGAACCGGTGGTTTCAGTACTTCTGCAGCTGCTGGTGGTCCAGTTGCTGGTTACGATCCAGTTCTGATCAGCCTCGTACGTCGCGCGATGCCAAACCTGATGGCATATGACATTGCAGGTGTTCAGCCAATGACTGGTCCAACCGGTCTGATTTTTGCAATGCGTTCACGTTACGAATCACAAACTGGTACTGAAGCATTCTACAATGAAGCTGATACCGACTTCTCTGGTACAGGTACACATACCGGTTCAATGATGCCAACCGATATTGCTAATACTTCACAGTTTAGCACTGGTACAGGTATGACAACTGGTGTTGCAGAATCTCTTGGTGCTGATGGCGCAAACACTTTCGCAGAAATGGCATTCTCAATCGAGAAAGTAACTGTATCTGCAAAGAGCCGCGCACTGAAAGCAGAATACACCACTGAACTTGCACAAGACCTACGTGCTGTTCATGGTCTAGATGCTGAAACTGAGCTTGCAAACATTCTACAGTCTGAAATTCTTGTAGAAATCAACCGCGAGCTTGTTCGTACCATCTACTCAACTGCTGTAACTGGTGCTGCTAATACTGCTGCAGCTGGTACTTTCGACCTAGATGTTGACGCAAATGGTCGTTGGTCGGTTGAGAAGTTCAAGGGTCTGATGTTCCAGATCGAGCAAGAAGCCAACGCGATCGCAAAAGCGACTCGTAGAGGTAAGGGTAACATCGTTATCTGTTCTTCCGATGTTGCATCCGCTCTTCAGATGGCAGGTGTCCTGGATTATACTCCAGCACTGAACAGCAACGCACTGAACGTAGACGATACAGGTAATACCTTCGCTGGTGTTCTCAACGGTCGCTACAGAGTTTACATCGATCCATATGCAGGTAGCAACTATCTCGTAGTTGGTTACAAGGGTTCCAGCGCATTCGACGCAGGCCTCTTCTACTGCCCATATGTACCGCTACAGATGTACCGTGCAGTTGGTGAAAACAGCTTCCAGCCTAAAATCGGGTTCAAGACTCGTTATGGCATGGTTGCTAACCCATTCGCAGAAGGCGGCATCACTGGTGTTGCAACTGCTCTGGGTCGTCTGGAAACAAACACCAACGTGTACTACAGAAGAGTAAAAGTTGCAAATCTGTTTTGATTTAGAATAAAAGAATCTGGAATCAACCAGATCAAACTAAGGCGGGTCTTCGGACCCGCCTTTTTTATTGCCCCGGCAAAATATTATCAAAAAGATTACATTTTTGTCTGTGTACCAAACTTATTCTAATAAATAAAAATGTAGGTCGCGGAGTACCAGTCCCACCTACTCTAGAACTAAACATTTACAGAAAGGAGTTCCAGCAATGGATATTTATTCAGGTTTCGTATATATTTGGTATGACCGCAAAAGAAAGTGGTTTTGTATTGGATCCCATATGGGTTCATTGGATGATGGATATACTTCATCAACTGGTTTCATGGATAGCGCAATCAAGAAAAGACCTCATGATTTCAGAAGGAAAATACTTGAGTTTTATTACGGTAATGATCCCAAAGAGTTATTTGCACTAGAACAAAAGTATCTTGACATGATCAAAGATGAAGAGTTGTGTTTGGGAGAAAATAAACGTAACGAAACTATTAGATATTATAATGTGAAAAAACGTGCTATTGGTTTGTCGGGTAAAGCAGCATCTGTTTTGAAGAAACAGTTTTGGGATAGTGACATGGGCGCTGAGCGAAAGAAGATAATGAGTAAAGAAATGTCTGAAAATAATCCTTGTAAGAAAGGTAATATTCCTTGGAATAAGGGTAAAAAATGCGCATCTATCTCGAAAGCAAAGAAGGATGTTCCAATGAATTTGACCGAAGAACAAAGACAGAAAAGATCTGAGATTGGAAAGGAGATATGGCAAAGACCTGGTTATAAAGAAAAAATGAAACACAGGAAAAAACCTGATCCTGAAAAAATATCTACTTCTATGAAAGGTAGGGTACATTCAGATGAAACTAAGAATAACATTTCTAAAACTCTAAAAGGTGTGCCCAAATCTGGTGAACATAAAGAAAATATGAAAAAGTCTGCAAAAATCCGCAAGCCATTTACGTGCCCGCATTGTAGGTTTCAAGGGAAAGGTGGTCAAAGATATCATTTCGATAACTGTAAACACAAGAAAGAAGAGTGCTAGAAGAGTGCTAAGGCGGGCTTTATGCCCGCCTTTTTTTATTCTGAGAGTCAACCAGTTGACGTTGTACTTCTTTATAAGGTAACCTACCAATAGATTAGAATGTCAATTCTGGATCAACAGTCTATCACTCTTAACAAATTCGTTGGTCGCTTTTGATTCCTTCCATATTTTGGGCTATATCCAACAAGTATAATTTTTTTACCGTGTTTTGCGAGTGTTTGCTTTTGCTTGATTTTACTCACGACGCCAGATATAACATCAGCGTATTGATAATCTGGAAAAACGTATCCTGCGTCATACGCGACATCTGCAGACGTGAAATTTCGGTGCGGTGGATATCTTGCAATAATATTTTCGCATACAATCTGTAGATCTTTTTGTTTCATTTTACATACCTAGTGCTTCTTTATACATTTCGACTACAGCTTCCTCGTTAGCAATATCATCACGATCACGTTTGCGCATCGCAATAATCTTACGGATAGCCTTTGTGTCATATCCGCGGCCTTTGGCTTCAGACATCACTTCCTTCTGCTGATCCGCGATGTCCTTCTTTTCTGTTTCTAGACGTTCATATCGCTCGATAAACTGTCGAAGTTCTTCTGCTGTTACTGCGTAAGATTCATCATTCATCATATAGTCTCCTGCTGTTGTAAATTTCAAGTCACCCATCGAGTTCATGAAAGTTTTCCTTCTTCTCTCATTTTTGCGCGAATTTTTGTTGCACTAATCTGATGTATATCTTCACCGAGATCGTGTTCCGTAAATGTGTAACCAACTCCTCGTCCATAACTGATGTCAACAATATTAGGTACACACAGAATTAGATACTGATGTCCGTTTTCGTAGCCTTCTTTTCGAAGTGCTTCTTCGATATTCTTGATTACATCAATCTCACCAAAGGGATTATCATCTTGCTTTGCGGTTCGTCCTGCGCCGGCGTCGCCATCAAAGTTATAGACATCTCGAATCATGATACAAACTTGACCTGTAGTTTCAAGCGCTTTTTTGAAAAGAGCTGTGTGTCCGTCATGCCATGGCTGCCATCGTCCTAGCATTTGCACCGTGGGTTTTTTCCAATCAAACATCTTTTATCCTTATGTGTCTTTCAATTGCGTTTACTAGAGTCTCATCAGTATTATCAAACCACTTAGAAATATGATAATTGTAGTGTAAAGGAGCTTCAAATATTTTGTTTGTGTCTTCGAAGCGACCTTCTTTGATAGTATCCATCCAAACTGTATAGTCAGCCTCGAAGATATATCGAGTGAGCTCCGTCGGACAGACAAAATCACAAATTACAGTGCGACCCTCGCCCTTTTCGTAGTTCGCAAGATTTCGCATGCGCCGTGCTTGACGAATTCGAGCTTCTTCACCAAATTCCCAATCGTTAGCCATACGACGAATTTCATCAGCGTTATACCAAGCACATTCAAGTCGTTTCTGAAGACGTTCTGCCAACCAAGTCTTACCAGAACCAGGCAAGCCCATAATGAGTATTTTCAAATCATGCTTCCTTTTCTGCTGCAATGTATACCAAAGTAAGAATCAAGCAAATTGCAGTCATAATCATGATACCTGCCAGTAATCCATATCCAAGCAAATAAACTTGATATGCGGTCAATAAAGATGCAAACTGCGATAAGAAACGAATTCCGATATGATCTTTTTCTGGCTCGAACTTTATTTTTTCGTGCGAAGTTCCTAAAAGCGCAGAAACTGCAAATACAAAAATAAAAGTTGCAAACGCGGCATGAGCTACAGGTATAAGTAAAATCCAAGCAATGCCGGTTTGTTGAAAAGCTAATACACCACCTAGGTGTATTAGCGCTACCGTTGTATATCCTACTGAGGTCATGATTTCTCCAGAATAACGGCCCTTAGGCCGCCATGTCAAGTGCAAGGTTCAGTGCTTCAGTCTTGCGCTTTGCGTTACCGCCAAACCAAGCCGAAGTCATGCGGTTGTCGTCAGAACGACCGAGCTCGTGGTCAGTAAGATAAGTCACCGCATTATAGATGTTCCACCAGGAACCAGGCTTGAAGTTCGCACCTGGAGAGGTCTCAACGAGTTCCACCGCGCGCTCAGCAGTACGAGACAGATCCTTGTCTTCCTTATTTGAAGTACCAAAGACTTGACCGAAGTACTGAGTCAGATCCTGCTCCTGGTAGTTACGAGAACCAAGAAACTCTGCAGCTTCCTTGAAGTTTTCCACGCGACGGTGAGACAGACCAAGGATTTCCTTTACGCGTTCCGCATCAAATTCAGCGCGGTGGTTGACTCGAACCGAAGGCTGACCCTTTTCGTTGAGAGCCATCGTCAGTGTGTTGTTACAAACAACGCGTTCGAGAACAAACTTGACGTCGATCGAGTTACCGTAGATATGAGGATTTGAAAACAAAAGATAACCGCGAACTTCGTCACCGCCAAAGAGTGTAAAGCCATCCTTGACATCAGCCAAAGCCCAAACAATCCGACCGTCTTTGAGAGAACCAGCGGTATCCATCATCATGTCGCCGTTAGCAACGAAGTCTGTAAAGAATTCAAAAGCTTCGCGATTTTGGACTGGGTTCCAACCCTTGCCCACTTCAGACAAGATTTTATGATCCGAAGAGCGAATAAGTGCTTGCCGACCAGTCGGAAATTTTTGGCCTCCTGCTTCGAAGAATGTATCGACTTTTTCGACTTTCCAGTTAAGACCTGCAGCTTCCATCATTTGAAGCGGAGTCATGTCGTCCGATACCGGAGTACCAAGACCGTGCCACGGCTTGCCCTGCGAAGCGCGATACGCCATTTGAGCTTCACCGTTGATGATTTCAAGTTCGTGTGCCATGATGTAGTTCCTTTTCAGTTTTGTTTCGGTATTTAGATAATATAATGATTCTGTCTATTTGTCAACAGGTTTTTACCATTCTTTCCGATCTTCTTCATTCATGTAGCCATATTCATACTGCTTGATCTGATTAGCAGACATGTCTTCTTTTTCTACACGAGTTCCTTTACCAGTACCTTCGGGCCACCAGTGAGGATCAAAGCGTCGACCATAGTAAGCATCAGCAGAACCACGATCTTGAGGGCTTCCATGAGTAGGCCATTCGCTACTTTCCACGGGAATAATTCCATTTGCGTTCATTATACAACCTCCGAGAGCATTTCGTTGATAGCTTCCTGGATGGGAAACTCATTTTTTAGACTGTAGCTGAGACCGAAGTGGTAGCAGAAGTAGTCTGCGCCGTAACGAAGATCATAGTCTTCGAACTCTTCTGCTTCCATGATCCACTGAAGAGCTTGAACTTCAGAAGTGGCACCGAGTTCGTACATTTTTTCGAGACGCTCAGTCAGAGCAAGAGCAGCACGAGCTTCGGCTCGACGCTCACGATCCATTGTTTCATTGAGTTCCTCGATCAGAGAGTCCCACATTGCCTGACGGGTATCGTCACCACACTGAGTCCATTCTTCCCAGAAGTATTCACTAGGACGGAAGCCACGAGCATCTTTGTGAAGATCAGAAACAATGTTCTCGTCGAAGGTGTAAGTCATGATGTTTCCTTTCATACCGTATATTTTGATACTATACTGATTCTACTCGTTTGTCAACTGCTAATGTTCAGAATATGAAATCATTTGCAAATTATTCATCATGTTATGTGTATGCTCTCCGTAACCAGCTTTAATCACGTCAATAATACTCACATACTTATCTTTCGTCTTGATTGGAGCTACAAAGTAGTCATCTTCTTCGAGACTTGTATTCATTGCCACAAATTTGTGAGCAGAATCTTCACTCTCGAAGCTGAAAGCTTTGACTACATCAAAGCCATCATTTGCTGCAAAGAGAGCAAACTTGAGATAGGTACCTAGAAAGACACCCATCTCTTTATCAATCACTAAATATCTACTCACGCCAAGCCGTAATCATACCGAGGATTGCTAGGGTCATTTTGAGCATCGGCAATCATCTTTAGCTCAATGCGCTCAGCTTGCTTTTCCTGAAGCTCAGCAACGTAGAGGACTTCTTCTTTCAGTGTTTGAAGATCATAGCCAAAACGATCTGCACGACGAAGAAGATTCCGAAGCTGCTTTGCGAATTCATAATGTTCCATCATTTGAGTCTCCTTAGTTTTGGTTTGCTACAATGACGCGTTCAGTCCAGATACGCGCTGGAGTGTGTCCAAATTCAACTGCATCACGCCGGGCGCGCGCGATACCAGAAGCTTCATCGCGACACCACGTAAAAGCGCGAATAATCTGGCCAGTAGTAGTTTCGACAAAGATTACGAACTGAGGTGTAAACATTGTAGGTTCCTTTCGTTTTACCTATTATGATACTATACTGATTCTTCACATTTGTCAACCATTTCAAACCATTCTGGTACAGATCTTTTTGACCACACCATCTTGAAGCGGTGTTGCTTAGTCTGATAGAAAGCTCGATACGACTTGACTACATCATTTGGAAACATGCACTCAGGGTTTGATTTCATTGCAAGAGGCTGTGGTGTGAAAGGCCCAACGGGAATGTTTCGCGGAAGTTCTTTCAGTCGATCTCGTAGCAAAGTGTCTGTTTTGTGTACCTTACCGTAACGATATTGGTATTCATCACAGAGAGCTGCAAAGTGAACCCAGTGCCACGTGTAGTTGTTATTTGATTGCATTGTCCAAACCGTGCACGGATGATGCATGTGAACAGCTTTGTAAAGAACATCTTCTCGATCATCTGGCAGTGCCCAGTACCGCGACAGGGTTTTACCAGATTTAGAAGATCGGCGCTCTTCGGTGCCGTCGAGCATACGATGAGCAGTGGAAAGCATTTGCGCGCTTTCCACCACCATCTTCACAATATGGCGATTGCACTGAAGTTGTGCTGCTTTGACTGGGTGTTTATCAAGTACGAATAAGTTCATATTGTTTTAGTCCTACGCCAAGAATACCAAGTTCTACGGATTTGATATGATTGCATTTATACGTCATGCGCTTTTTACAAGTACACGAAAAGCCATCATCGTGCATTTCGACTTGACAGCCTCGAAAGGGCCAGACTGTGCCTACAAAATGATGGCTCTCGGTTCGAATGAATTTGGTGAGTATCCGGTTCGTGTTAAGCTGCATCTTTTTCACTCAAAACAGTAATAACATCAGTGAAGCGCTGTTCTCCATACCGAGAAGCTACAAACCACGCTTCACCGTCCCAAAGATAAAGATATTCCGCACCTGCGTAATCGTAGCCGTTCTTCATGAACTGCTCGACAGACTCATAGGGAACCGTAGGTTCCTGGTGAACTGATTCCTCGATGGAGGTTTCAAGATCAGCACTCAGAGAAGAAAGATAGCCAACATTGGCAACAGCCGATGCGCTTTCTTGAGTATTGAAAAAGTGGATCAGCGCATTTCCAACGCCATCCACGTAGCCGTCGTAGTGAACATAAGTGGCTTCAACCGAGCCGTCTTCGGAATTCCAGATGCCGATCATCGCATGAGTACCCATAGTGTAGTTCCTTTCGGTTTGATTTGATATTATGATACTATACTGATTCGGGGTGTTTGTCAACCCCTTTCGTACGCAGTAATCAACTGGTGAGCCGACATACAGATCGGCTTGAGGTAAGCGTCATAAGCGCCATCGAGCCACATACCGCGGTAGAAGATTGCATCCGCGTGAAGCTCATCGAAATTTTCATCTGAGGTGTCGATCCAATAGTAACGCTTTGACTCGCGAACAATTGCAGGGGCTTCGAGATCGCGCTCGATGTGATCATCATAGAAGCGCTTGGTAATCCGAATCATCGTCATAAGTTTTCCTTTCCTAACTTATAATATGATTCTAAACCATTTCAAAACAAATGTCAACCCCCTTCGTACATTTGTTTGAACTTTTTTCGCACTTCAAGAAAGTGCTCGAGGTAGTCATAGGTATTGATCTTGAAGACTTGAGGTTCACCATCATCGACAGTGATCAAGATTACACCTTGCTTGATAGCAATTCCAGTCCTTTCAAGAAATGCGGCGGCGTAGAAGCTTGCTTGGACGAAGTAACCAAAATTATAAATATTAATGTAGTTCGCGGAGTACCAGTCCCAACTACTCTACGTTAACGCATTTAAAAATAAGGAACGCAGCTCATGTCTATTTATACTCCCTACACGTATCTTATCGGTTGGACAAAATATGATAAATGGTATTATGGTGTTCGCTATGCAAAAAATTGTCATCCGTCTGATCTGTGGGTCAAATACTTTACTTCATCAAAACACGTAAAGGAATTTAGAGAAATCAATGGCGAACCAGACGTAATACAAATTCGCAAAAAATTTAATAATCATAAAGATGCTTTAATTTGGGAAGAATGTGTACTTCGAAGATTAAAAGTATCAAAATCAGATAAATGGTTGAACATAACTCACAATAGAGGGTTTCCATTACTAAGTGAGTTACCTGAAGACGTACAAAGAAGAAGAAGCGAACTAATAAGTAAATCTAGTAAATCTAGATCATATCCTGGAAGAGTTATATCAGAAAAATCTAAAGAAAAGTCACGAAAAACACACAAAAAAATTTGGAAATCTTATACTAAAGAAGAATATGAAAAAAGATGTGAAAAATTTAGAAACGGACAATCTAAAATTTCAGAAAATACTAGAAAAAAACAAATAGAAAAAAGAAAGCAAACTATAGATTCAAAACCAGATATAATATGCCCACACTGCGGGAAAAAAGCAAAGGCAAGATCCGCATCTGCAATGTCTAGACACCATTTTGATAATTGTAAAGAAATTAGTATAGAGATAATAGAAAAAAGAAATCTTATTGATCAACTTAAAACAGATATTAGTAAAGTGAAATACACAAAGGAAGCACCGGAAATAACGACTGGGTGTTATATTCAAACGAGAAAATTAAAATCAAAAAGAAAAGAAGTGATGGAGATTAAAATTTATTTAGCAAAATATCGTATCACATTAGGTCGGAGTTGGTATCAAAAAAATACAAAATGGCTCAAAGAGATCTTACATATTCTTCGTACTTTTGACGACATGATAAGAAATCATGAAAGGGCTCATAAGTATTTCCAGTGAAAACTTGAGAATTTCCTTCATCTACTGTTATAATTATTGCATAATTTTTTATGGCAATGCCTGTACGTTCTAAAAACGCCGCGGCGTAAAAGCAAGTTTGCATTTCATAACCTCTAATCCAAGATCTCTTCTTTTCCTTACGAGACGTTTTGAAATCGATAATCGAGAGTTCACCATCAAATTCTGCAATACAATCAACTTGACCTGCGCACTTGAGCTTATCACTATACAGGAAAGTCTCTTGCATCCAGATGTTGTTTAGTCTCTCATCAAGTATCGACTTTATACCATTGAAGGACACCACGCTTGTTGGCATGTGTCCTTTCTTGTAATCTGGTTCGTTGTTAAGATAGTCTTCTGCAATCTTATGAACTGCAGTTCCTCGCTTCGAAGCAAATGCAGAAACACGATTTGCTTCTTCCTCTCCTACTCGATTGCGCCATTCTTGGATCGCGTCCTTTCCGAGAATAGACAACACAGTTGTGATAGAAGGATATGCGTTACCTTCTGGCGTGAAGTATTTTCTTCCTACTTCAGTATTCTTACGAGTGATCTTCGGTAAAACAATTCCATGGTCTACATGATGAAACATAATATAATCCTTAGTTAGCCGCCAGCAAATATTTTTGATGATCCTGAAATAATTGCGCCCATATCAGCCGAGTCTCCTATTCTAGCAACTGGAATTCCTCCAATGGAAACTTTACTTGAACCAGCATTTACTACAGCAGAGTGAGGTATGCATGCAGGAATAGGAACAAGGATCGTATGCGGTGCTATAACGTCTCCTACGATTGCAACCGGTTTTCCGCCTATCGTTACTTTATCCTGCAAAGCTCCTTTTATGCCAGCAACCACTGTGCATGGATGACCGGTTGATATTTTGTCTACTGTGCATACTGCTACCGCTGGCATTAGTATTTACTCCTTGAAACTAGATCTAAAAGAATAGTGGTGTCTAACGTAAGATTTGGGAAAAGATAGTCTTGTTCGTATGTCGACACTACGCTATTTGCTTCTGTTGCTAATGAAACTTTGTATTCAATTACTTCGCTTGTAATTGCCCATTCTATGACAGAGTCTTCTTCCGTAGCATTATTTGCCGTCTTAAGTTCTATATCAAAGCTTCCAAAATCTTCTGCAAAGCTTATAAATCTGTACAAATCAATTTCTGGTTCAATTGGTCCAATCTGTTCTACCGTGATTTGAACTGAATTGTTTGAAGTGGATGTAATACTTACATTTGCTGTGGTATTAGCAACTGAAACATTTGAACTCAATACCACAACGTCTGCATTTGCTACATCATCAAATACGTTGAAAGTTACGTTGAATGTATAATCACTGGTTGATCTGATACTAGGAAACTGAGTCTCCGGCTCATTTGCCGGAGACTCGAATATAGTATTAGAATTTTCTATTTCATAACTTACGACATACGCCATTTATGCTACTTCTAATAATTGCTCTTTTGCTATTATATATTCTTTCACGAGTCCTGAGCGAACGATGTCATCAATTCCAAACTCAACTACTTCAAAAGACGGTATTGAACTGAGTACTTTCAGGAAATTAGAAAGGCCTGAGATGTCTGCTTTATTCCTTGATTGTTTTAGATCATCCTGGCGAGTGTCTCCACAGAATACAATCTTAGAAGATTCTCCTACTCGAGTAATGATAGTGTCGAGTTCATGATACGTCATAGACTGACATTCGTCTACAATGATTACTGAGTTATCAAAGGTGAGACCTCGAATATTCGATGAAGTCGTAAAATGTATCATACCTTTTTGCTTGAGTATTTGATAGGCATCGCCTCTTCCAAATAGATCGTTTACAATATCTACGTAAGGTGCTTCGAAAATTGCTTCCTTTTGTGGTAAAGTGCCTGGGACGAAACCCTGTTCGCGCGTCTGAACTGCAGATCGAATGATGACGATTCTCTCATACTCTCCTTTCTCTAGTACGTCCTGTAACGCTAGGTATGTAGCGCACATTGTTTTTCCTGTACCTGCTGTTCCGATGGCCGCTAGATTATATCCTTGTCGATAAGAGTTGAACAATTCGGATTGAGTTGGAGTAAGTGGTTTGATCTGTCTCATTCCAAACTTTGTGTTTAGAATATTGACCATATGATCCGTATCTCTTTCCTGTCTACGTCTTTCCTTGCGGGATAGTCTGCGTTGTTTAGCCATGAAACCTCCTTCTAAAACGACCTCAGTCGAAATTGTTAAGAAGCCGTTTATTGGTTATTTGTGAAAGCACAACATTGAATCACCATGTATTGATTGTATTGTGCTTATGCACGGTTGCTTTTTTGAGAACATCACGAAAACTGTCGTCGGGTCTTTTGACACCAACACGAACCGGGTCAACGGTTCCCGGAAACCTCTTGAAAATTTGCTTGATATGAGGATTTTCTTCGAGGAATAACTCTCGGTCAGAGTTACTCATCGACTTTTCAAATTCTTCTTTCGTGTTTTCGTCTCGAAACGAATACGTAGGCATTGATTCTCCTTTACAAAAAGGCGGCTGCAGAGCAGACCGCCATCAATACATCATATAGATCTGCTTGTTTTTATTTATACAAGCATGTCGTGAATTTCGCGCCAATTTTGCACTTTTGTGATCGAAGGGTGATCAAAATCTTCATTGAAGTCGTGTGCAATGAGCAGAGAATTGAGACCAATCTTTTGGCCTGCGAGCGCATTGTCTGGCTTATCTTCCACCCAAACGCATCCGCTATCTGCGTAGGGAAGAAGTGCTTCATCTTTATCAGCTCCACACTCAAGACACTCGACCTTTTCGAATACAGTCTTACCAAAGAGAGCTTCAAGGTTCTTGACACGAAGTTTTCCAGCATAGGTGTCAGTACTCAATGAAGTAATGCAGTGAAAGATGAAACCGTGATCTTCGTGCAGCTTTCGAACATACTTTACAGCATCGCGAAATTGAGGTAGCCAGCCGATGGCAGCAGACTCATTGAAATGCCGAACGAGTTCTTTTGCTCGATCCTTTGGAATATCAAATGTTGTTGCAATATCGTATTCACCAGTTTGTACTGGTTCAAACCCACGTTCGCGCATCCAGCGAAAGAAGCCGTATTTCCAGTCAAGCAGAACACCGTCACAGTCTACCAGAATTAGTTTGTCACTCAGTTTCATATTGTATCTCCTTATCCAACTACATTGAAGTGAAAGTGAACGCCATTCTGAACAGCTTCTTGGCCAACGAACACTGGGAAGAAACGACCTTCTTCATTAGTCATCATAAAATGCCGAAAGCCTGCACAGCCTGCTTTTTCAACTGCACGGCGTGCATTAGCTGCGGTTTTGTAGGTTTTCGGGGCGGTGATGGTAAATTCACGGTTCATGATAGGTTCCTTTCGTATTACCTATTATGATACTATACCGATTCTTTACATTTGTCAACTGTCTTGTTCGTCAGCATTATAAAATGCTGAATTTTTTTCTTGAACCTTAGTTCGACGCTTCGCGCGGCGCTTTTCCATTCGCTTTTCTTTTCGGCGGTGATCATCGTCATCACTCCATTCATCATCTTCCCACTCTTCGCGGAACTTTTTGAACGACTTGGCCATTTTTTCCTCTTACTTACCAACCAAACCAGGAAATGCTTCTTCTACTACACTCTTGGGTAGACCCTTGAGTGGCTTCTGTTGAATCATCTGAACGAGCAACTCTGCATCATTATCATCAACATCTTCCAACAAGCTGATGAATAGATTTTCACGCTTGACTTGATTCAAATTATCATAACCACCACCTTCAATAAAGATGCGAAGTCGTCTTGTTTCTTTGTATAACATACCTTCAACACCTACATAACCGTTCTTTTTCCAAGGCGGTGGTATTTGTGGTATCAAGAACTTGACGTTATCCTTATCGTATGTGTACTTTAGAATAGTCTGTAAAGGAATGGATGCATTGGAACGTAGCCAATCTACCTTTTCTTTCTTATTCTTCAGTTCAGTGGCTTTATTGATAATTTCTGACAGTGAAAGTTTCATTAGAAGTCCTGTATATCTGTAAGGAGGTTTTTGAGTTTCTTTTTCATAAAGAAGTTCATCAGTTGACCACGACCAACTTCCTTTTCTTTGTTGAACTCTTCGAGAATTTGTGTCTTGTATTTTTCGGGGATTTCACCTAGATCAATGACTGTGCGATTACGATGATAGCGACGAAGTGTTTCTTCATCCATTTCATTCGTACCCTTCGAGTACATTTCAAGGCGCTTGCTCGTCATTGGCTTTTGACGCTGGCCTACCGCAAGGCAGTTGTCGGGTGAAAGAATATTTGGTACACCGTCACCAACATCACCTCGAAGTACGTGTTCGACGAGGTACTTTTCTGGATTTGCATTCTTGACCCACTTCTTACGAACCGGATCGAACTGTTGAACATTTGCGTATTTGTGAAGTTGGATGTAGTCTTTGTCACCAGACAAGATCAACATCTGTTCGGCGCCAATATTGAGTTCTGTTCCAAACACGTGAACAATAGTACCAATGACATCATCTGCTTCACAGCGATCGAGGTGAATAACTTTGTAAGGAAAGAATTCTTTCAGTTCATCGCGAATTGTGTTGATAATTCGGAAAAGTTCATTCCAATCGAGTTCAGACTCGTCACGAGACTTTTTACGGTTTGCTTTGTAATAGGGATAAACTTCTTTGCGCCAGCTGTTGATACCATCAGCGCAGATTACGACTTCGCCAAACTGTTCAGTGAACTTTTTTCGATTTGAACGAAGAGAGTTGAGAAACATGTGACGAATCAGATTTTCATCTACGTCAATGTTGTGGTGGTTGCCAATGCTAGCAAACAGAGAAGCGAGCATGACTTGGTTATAGTCTATGAGTAGCATTTCAGGTTTCCATAATTATTTTATATAGATATAGTATCATTCTTCTTCTGATTTGTCAACCGATTCTTCATCATCGAGGTCAATAAATTCCGCTGCGAATTCCTGTAATGGATGCTCTATACCTTGAGCATGAAGATAAAGAGAACGAATCGCTTCTAAAAGAAGAATGATCGAAGGGTAGTATTCTTCTGCTTCCGCATCAAATCGACAACCGGCTCGGACCATCTCAGTCAATACATGATTCCACAAGAACTCTGAAATATCATCAGCAAAACTAGTCTTATACTCTGCAAGCTTTTGAGCTAATTCTTCCGGAGACTGCGGAGGAGAATCAAGCTTCATTTTGGGAAATGTAATTACATTATTCTCAGTCATTTAGTTTTCTCAATACGCCATTCCAACTTTGTGTAAAGTTATTTATACCGCTACGAGGAAGCGCATATCTATCAGACTGAGTGTAATTCGCAAAAAAGTTTGGATCCTGAGTTATCACATTCAAAACATTTTTTGTAAGTGTGTAGCAGATATTTGCGTGCTCTTGTGCGTTTTCAGTATAGTCATATACGAGTGTAGCTCCATCTGATGTTTCTAAGAGAGCACCGTAGTTTGGATGGATACAGATTAGACCGTTACGAATTGCTTCAATGAGAGCAATACAGGACGTTTCTTGCCAGATGCAAGGATACATAAAGATGTGACTCTTTTCGAGAGCTTTCAGCACTTTTTCGTTTGATACGCTCCCGTGATAAGTCATAGAAGGATGCGATTTGATGTTTTCAAATAGTTTCTCGTACGGTTTATCTCTTTGCTTCCAACCGTAAATCTCAAAGGACGAATACACGTCAAGATGAATGTTATCAAATTCCTTCGAGAGTACATCAAAGATTGGATAAACAAGTTCAAGACCACGATGAGGAGTTGTATGATAAATGAATCTAATTGTCTCCATATCTTTTTGCTTCGGAGCATATTCGTGTTCGATAGCGTTGGGAATCACAGTACACTTCGAATATGGAATACCATAAGCCATTACGTATGTATCTCGTTGCCACTGGCTCACGAATACAAAGTGATCAAACTTAGCCCAACCTTCATCACGCAGAATTTTGTTTTCTGGATCGCCTGCAAGGTCATGGCACCACAAGATGTTCTTTACGTCGTCGTATAGTTCACGAGGCCTCGATAGATGAATTGCTACTTTTTCAAGTGATTGCTTATCCACGTTATCAAGTGCTCGCTGTCGCATCATTTCTGTGCCACCGCGAGCATTCTTTGACAATTCACTATTTACAACTTTACCTTTATAGATGCAACTCATGCGTTGAACTCCGTAGAAAAGCTAGTCAATGAGTCCCATCGAAAAGACCGCCAACCCTTTGCTTCTACATCGTACACTGCTTGTACGTTATCGTTTTCTTTTTTCGTTCTAGTTGATTCGTTTTCTTCTTGCGGTAGCATATCGGGATTGAGAGTACAGTGCATAACGCGAGTCTCTCCATTCACCTTCGTGAAAACTACTTTACAGACCTTTTCGTGGAGTTGCTTCTTGATGCTATCAACATCTTTTTTGCTGAGTACTACTTTTTCCATGATATTTCTCACTTCATTTTGAACATATGTTTTTCACGTTCCTTAGCGGAACCTTTCATCAGGTCATTCATACGGACACGAATGCGGCGCTTATTGGTTTCTTCCTTGTTCGGATTATCAATTGTTACCCAAGGGTTTTGTCCCTTCAGCCAAGCTTTTTGCTTATCAAGCATTTTTTCTGCTTCGGACTTTGAAGCTCGTACAGCACGAAGAGTCGATTTGCTTACATTGCGATGCGTACCCTGAGAAATAAAGCCTTTGCTTTTACCGACTTTACCTTTTGCCATAATATAGTTCTCCTTTAGAGTAGATTGAGGTCTTGAAGTATCTTGTAACTTACTTCTGTTGTGTCACTTTGGGGTTCTTTTCGTATTTGATTTACAAACTTATCCATGAAATGAATCTCTTTACCAGATCGTGATGCTATTGTAAGAGACTCCAACACGGTTTCGATGTCATATGGGTTTTCGAGAAGTATTCGGCTATGCAGCTTTTCCTTTCTTTTCTGTTCCATCCAGTGCCTTTTCTTTTTGATAAATTTTTTGAAGGACGCCGTGAAAGTCTTCGAGAGTGCTGTTGTTATGAATACGATATGTTCGAATGAAAAACTTATGTGAAAGAACGTGTTTTTCGTTGATTGGCGTCTTGTGATCTAAAACATATTCTTCTATGACATTGCCATCAAAATAACGACGAGAGTCAGAAGAGTAGTCACAACCATCTCGAGTGAGCTGAACCAAAACAATATTATCAGCTCCAATTGTATTTATAATTGGAGTCAATTCCTCGATAAAGCCACCATCTGAGACTGCATAATCACATCCACTTTGCATCTCTGCTGCAACACATCTACCAAAGAAATCAGGACCTTCGATGGGTTTGATAATTTCTTCAGATACATGAATAAGTGCTTCACGTCTTGACAAACCCTGCAAAGATTTTTCTGGACTTTCTTTTACTTCTCGATTGTGGTAGTCTTTCATAAACCATTGTTCAGATACGCCGAAGTGTTCAATGGTTTCTCTAAAAAGTACTTTTTTGAAACTGAGGTGTGTGAAGCCGCGAGCTTCAAAAAAATTTGCGGCTTCGTCCTTACCAGTACCCGGAGGACCGTTGAAGATAATGATCAAAACGCAACCTCGTCATCCATTTCATCCGAAATAATATCTTCAATCTCCTCGGAAAAAGCGCTGTCCCATTCTTCGGCAGTAATACCAGAAAGAATGAACTCGCGGTCGTTATCATTCAGGTAAGGCATGACGTCTTGAATATTGCAAGACCCAGTTTCCCAGGCAATCATATCGTCAGGATTGACGGGAATATCACGAGTGCGTTCGATACCAGTGATTACGCTTTTACGTTTGATCAGCATGTCTTGTCTCCATTATGTTCATATAGTTTATACTATATCAATTGGTTTGATTTGTCAACCGTTCTTTTAGGCTTTGTACGTGGCTACGATGAATTTTTGCCTGTACAATTCCGTTGTAATAGTTATCATCAAGTAGTGCGTGACGGTCGATCTGTTCCTTCAATTCTAAGTAAGACATCTCTCCTTTTGTTTTGCACAAGTGAAGTATCTCGCGGTAAAAATTGTCACGTCCGGTTTCCTCTACAAGATTCTTAACCTCTTCTGAAGATCCAAAGTAATCCTGCCAGTCTGACTCGACTATCTTTGTTCTTCGGCGCGTTTTACCTTTCAGCGGAGGTAACTTTCGTTTTGACTTGAAGATCTTTTTACCGATGTACTTTTTATCGTTGGACTTGTTCGTAATGATATAAACAAAGCCCGTATAGTCACCGATCATCTCACTTGTAAATTCTTCGCCATTATAAATCCACACGAACAATACTCCCTTTTGGAAGTATTTATTCAGTTTCTCCGCATTTGCGCGGCATCAACCAACGCCTTCTTATTATCCTTGCGCACTGGCATTAGATTTGACTTGTGCGTCGTGACAATACCAGCAATTTCATTCCCAGTATACTTTTGTGATTCTTTCTTGTTTCCATTACCAGCAACTCGATCGCTTGTCGGTGGCATGGCTCGTAGACCTTCTCTCAAGTTAGGTAGATCATGCACGCCCTGCCGACGACCATATTTACCGCGAAGAGACTTACCGCCCTTGTAACCCATAGATGCAAGCCATTTTTCATGTTCTTCTTTTGCGGCTTGTAACTTTTGGACTTTACTAATTTTTTGTCTTGGCATTGATACTCAACCCCATATTAGCAGAACGACCCATAAAGATGTCAGCATAAAAATCTTTCCGTTCAAAAGATACACCACTATCAGTTAGGTATTTTCGAAACCTGTTTTCTAGCATTGCTGCACCAGACTTGGTATATAATTTTTCAGCGTCGTCAAGGAGGAATGTTTCAAAGTCCCACAGAAGAGCATCAAACATGGTGATGTCGTACTCTGCCATCATACCTACAATAGTTTTTTCGAAAGATTCTTGATTCATGTCATTCTCCAGTTGGTGTTGATATGATCATATCATATTAGATCGGCGATGTCAACTAGAAAAGTTGGTCTCCGAAGCCTCCAATCGTGTTTTCAATCTCACTTACAAGTTCATTGTATCCACCGATATAACGATCGTGCCAGAAAATCTGGGGTACACTCTTGACGTCTGGAACCGCTTCTTTTAGCTCGTCATAATATTTTTTTTGACCGATGTCAAAGTATTCATGTCGAAAACCGTAGCGCGAAACTAGGTCCTTAGCCTGATTACACCAATGGCAGTTATTTTTCCCGTAAATTCTGATCATGCTCATATCTAGTTTCTCCGTATTTCTTGATTATGTTGAACCAAAAGTCCCAGCTTCTCTTACAGTGATTATCTTCGTACCAGCTTGCGCACCAGTCTATAAACCAAACGAGGTTGGGATACCCTTGTATCTTCCAACCCCAGTTTCTTGCGGAAAATGTTTGATTACTTGATCCTCCGAGTAAGACATTGAGCAGTACCGACAGTGCGATACCAAGCCGTTCAATATACTTAGCTAGGTGCTTTCCAGTTTTTGACATGCTCAAGTTTTTTCTCCGTTAACCAACTCTCTAGGTATTTATTTTCCTTGTCAAACAGAGCCAGCATTTCTTTTTCTGTTACTTCTCGAGCATCTAGAATTTGTTCACCAAGCCACTCTTGCGAAAACTCATCTACTTCATTCATTGCAACGGAGTCCATTGCCCATTCTTCAGGATCGACAGCAGCACCAGGATTCATCTTTTGAAGATCGCTTACCGGAATACAGTAGCGGATACGATAACTACTGATTGCCGTGACGATTACATATTTTTCTTCAGTCATTTTGAGGTCCTTTTATATAACCCGGAGCATAGAGTGCAAAGAAGATTGAAGGATAGAATGTGGAAAGAAAGAGCCAGATCAAGACATTGAGTGGAAGATCGAACTCGTTGTCAAAAAGCGAAAAGATCATTTGTTTCTCCTTAGTCTTCGCGTTGACCAGTACCCCAGTCGACTACGACTGGAAACCGCGGAACTCCATCTGGAGTTGGGGTGAAATATCGAAGCGTAGCCCACGTGGGTTTTTCTTCTGCTTCAAAAAGTTGTTTCATGACTTCTTGAGTACCACGTACACCAGCACCAAATGTACGACCGTCAGGTAGTTCAAGTACAAATCGCTTGATATAACCAGCCCAGTTGCCTTTTCCTTCTTCAACAGAAGAAACTACAAACTCGTCAGTCAAAAACTCTTTACGCTTGAGCAGATATTTCGAACGCTTATTTTCATACGGAGTGTTGAGACGGATCATCTGACCCTCGTAACCATACTCGAGGTATTGCCCATACAGTGCATCGATTTCTTCATTGTTATGAACTGTACGAGTTTCAACTACAACCAGCGGTGCAGAAAAACCTTGATCGTAAATAAAGTTGTAACGATCCTCGAATGTAAAATCCAGGTCTTTGTTACAAAAATCATACACGTGATACTCAACAAGTTGCGCGCATTCTTCGATGTCTTCGGGTTTCGGTTTGGTTTTGCGCACCAAAGAAGTGATCTTATTGAAGTCATTTTTTAGATCGTGATTGTAGAGCTCACCGTCAAGTACCGCATGAGGATACTTCGAAAAAAATGGCTGAAGATACTCGAAGATATGAGGGCAACTCACGATTTCTTTTCCAGCACGAGTCCAAAGACCGTCAGCTTTTGCAATGCAACGAATGCCGTCAAGCTTAGGCTGAGAAAAGTAAGTGTTGCTTTCAAAGTCAAAGGTGTGATGTTCGTAACCCGCAGCAAGCATCGGCTTGAACTTTTCGTATGAATCTACATTGACAATTTCAGGAAAGTATTCGCGTTCTGATTTTTTGTCAAACTCAGCAGTCATTTCTGCGATTGCTTGTTCTTCAAGCGAAGTCTCGTTCGAACGACCAACATTTTTCTGTCGAACGAGTTTCCAACCAGACTCTACGATCTTTCCTTCTTTGACACCAGAGTTTGCGCGCCATGCCCAAGTTTCGCCGTCAGTTCCAGCTTCAGCCCACCAAATACGTACCTTGCCTTTGGTGTCGCGCTTGTAGAGCTCGGGGGTTTTATGAATCACTTTCATTTGGTACCTTTCAGTTTTGTATAGTTAAACTATATACTACTTTTGATCATTTGTCAACCGTTCAATTTTATAAGCACCTACAGGGCTTTGAAGAGCAGCTATGAATTCATCAAACATTTCTGGTGACATTGCAATTGCGCTGAAAGTGTCCAGGAAATCATCCCATTGTCTCACGTATACAATATCATCAAAGATATTGAATACTATGTCTTCATAGTTACCTTCATCATCTAGGATGGTAACCGTAGTTTCGTCATGATCCATTTCAACTGTGTACACGATTACAACTCTTTGATTTTTGCTTCAATCCGATCTAGCCTTTCAAGAACCTCATCAAACATTTCTTTCATAGTTGGTTCTTTTTCGGTTGGTGGAATTGTAGATTCGAGATTCCACTGTTCTCGTCCTTCTCGAATGATAACATCAAGAGTTTTTTCGCCCGTGGGCTCTGGTTCTTTTTTGAAAAAGTTTTTGAACATGCTATACCTCATGAAAAGTTCATATGAATTTGTGTTGAAAAATTGAGATTGCCCGGTTGTTCTGGGTCGTTCAGTATTTTATGCAAGTATTCTGGAAGGTGATTACCGAACCTTTGAAGAAACTCTTTTCGTGGTAAGTTTTCAGCACCTTGCAGATACCAACCGCCGAATTTCTCGCTAAATTCACGAGCTGCTCTGACTTTTGCTGTGTGCCCGGGTTTGAGATTTCCTGTCACCGGATCTTCATAATCATCAGTGCGAGGATATGCTCGAGTAATAAGAAGAGAGACTGTTCGCCCCTCTCCTGTAGCATAGTAGTCACATGCTAGGAATTGATATAACTCTTCGCTCATTAGAAGTCCTCCTCACCTTGATAGACATCAAACACGAAGATACCACGTTTACGAACAGCTCGCACAACTCGCGGACGGTCATCAAACCACATATCCGGAAGTTTGCCATAGTCTGCTACAATCTCGTCAATGATCTCATCTTTCACGATATCATCTGCACGGTAGTCGTCTGCCTTACGCATATATAATCCGTGTGAATACTTGAGCAGTCCGTTTGTTTCAAGCCACTGTTCAGTAGCTTGTCGTGACCTTTCACTACGACCACTAGCAAAAAGAATGATGTTTCCTGCAAATGCTGTTTTCAAGCAAACAAGAACTTCGGCAACAGGCTCGTTCACTTTATCATTCGGAATGCCAGCATCAAAGGCTTTCCAGTTCTTGGGCTTGGAACGAACATAATCAAGACGATGCTCGATGTTGGCCAGTGTGCCATCGATGTCGAATACTACCAGCATCTTACCACTCCGTTTTATATCCAAGTTGGCGAAGTTCTTTAGCTTCGTCCATCATTGCATTTCCACTATACATCTCGTAGTGGCGACCTTCAACGAACTCTCCAGTCTTAGCATCGTAGAGGTTCATGTAATAGTTGCCAATCGATTCTTTCGAAAGGTCTACTGGGTGGTTGAAGTGATGAATTTTTGCCATGTTGTTCCTCCTTTATATTATTAGTATATACTGATTCGGAGTGTTTGTAAACAACTATTTTCAGTTTTCGAGAATCCAGACGCATTCCATGATATCGCTTGGGTCTTCATACTTACGATCACATAGCTCATAAGGATGTATAAGATAGACAAAAACTCCGCCTAAAAAGAATGCTAAGGCGTAAGGAATCGTTATTCTCCAACCATACCAAAATCCTTCCCAAAATGCTTTACTCATTTTCATACTCCACAAATAGTTTGAGCGTTCGCCCATCATCTTGTAGCTGATACCGCACAGATTTTACGTCGTACTTTGTGTAGATACGACCATCGTTATCAATCACTTCGACGCGCTTTACACAAGAAAAGTTTTGAGAATTCTCTACAAACCACTCTTTACCCAGTGGTTTTCTTCCTTCAGGTAGGGGCATCTACAAATTCTCCATCTTTTACTTCGTTCTTAATGGCATTTATATCCTTTCTCAAGAGAGTATTGCCATCTTGGAGTTGCCGGATCTTTTCTTCTAAATCCCAAATCTGTTCTTGAACCCATTCTAGTTCATAATGCTGCACACAATCGTCACTCATTTTCGCACTCCATAAACTCTCCATCTTTTATTTTCAAAAACTTAGTTGGCGAATTTACATTACCAACACAACGGAAATAAGCACGACCACCGTCCAGTGATGTATCACCGATGGTATAGAAGTCATGACGATGTTGACTGTAGTGCCATTCTCCATTATACTCTTTCATACCAAACTCAAGTTCTTCGATCTTATCTGCATTTGTAATCATGACGCCATAATCATTTGTATTATATAAACCGAAGTAGCGATTACCAAACTCCGAGTGTGGTGTCTCACGATAGAAGATATCCATCGCTTGAGCTTCTGAACCAAGAGCACTAGTACAAACGTAAGTTACAGGAACTCCGTCTTTTTCAGAGTAGAATTCTTCCACTCTTTTAGTATCAAAGAGTGGTCTGTGATGTATATTCATATCTGATTCTCCTTTATAGGATCATTATATACTAGGTGGGAGAGAATGTCAACACATTCCCATCCACTTTGCACAAGCATCCCAACGAGTATTGGAACTAATGTTTTTACGAATGTGATCTATCATCAAATCACGAACTTCGTGACCGTCCAACATACGAAAGATGAACGAAGCATCTGCTTTGTGCTCCAGAGTCGGAATGAATTCCAAAGCAACACGCTTGCGGTCATTCTTGTAGACCAGTGCGCAACCGGTTTGATATACAGCAAGACGGTCCTCAGTTGCTACAAACGCTTCCCAGAAACGAGTTTCGAAGTCACGAATGCGGTCTACTTGAACAGTCGGCAGCATCGGAATAATATCGTCAACTTCTTCGTTGATGATTAGGTCAACGATGTTACGATCAAACGTGATACGGTCAATAGTCTTGTGAATACGAACATATTGATCTGCTTTGATTTTTATTCTGTGACCATCTTCGAAAGCAACGACGAAGCCTTCAACGTTTTCAAGGTCACGTGTAAATTCTAAAAGAGATTCAATCTTAGTAAATGGCAATATGGTATCCACGGTAGGGATATCAAACTCACAAATCTTTTTCAGTAGCATAGAATCACTCCTTATCATCTAAGTTCATATTATATTGGTTTTTGTGGAATGTCAACTACTATCTTGTATAAATAGTAATGTAGTTCGCGGGATATGTGAGAGTCTCCCCAACTACTCTAGAACAAGAAAGGAAGTTCCAGCATGTATCACTATTTATACAAAGTCACTAACAACAGCAATTTGAAATTTTATATAGGTGTTCACAGCACATCAGATTTGTCTGATGGATATATGGGTTCTGGCATAGCGATTACAGAGTCCATAAAAAAGTATGGCAAAGAAACGTTTACAAAAGAAATACTAGAGTTTTTTGATACTAGAGAATCTGCACTTGAAAAAGAAGCAGAGATTGTTACAAATGATCTTGTAAATGATCCGAGATGTTATAATTTAACACTAGGCGGAAATGCTCCACCAAGTAGAGAAGGTATACCACACACAGAAGAAACGAAAAACAAGATTTCAACATATCTAAACAATAACATTGATAAATGTACAGAAAATGGTAAACAGAGTTGGAATGTTAGAAAAGCTAAAGGTGGGTGGACAGAGGAAGAAATACAAAAGAGAGTAGAAACTCGTAAAAAATTGGGCACATACAACAACGATATGTCCGCAGCAAACACTAAAGAATCTATCAAAAAACGAGTTGAAACTAGAAAAGCAAATGGAAACTATAATACTGATGTGTCTTATTTGAAGTCACCTGATGTGGTATATAAAAGAACTAGAACTAGAATAATAAACCAAATGAAAAATGGACAGACCTTTGAGAAGTCTGTCCTAGAAAAATATGATATTATTTGATGCTGAGATAGCGACCAGTTATATTTTCCCTAACAGCAAGAAGGGTTAACATATCGTTCTCATATGGAAGAACGATTTGATTGAATGGACTAGTCCATTCAAAAATAGGTGTTAACCCCTCATCCAAACACCATATGCAGAAATCCTTATACTTGGTATTCTTTGCCATAAAAGCCTCTGCATCCATAGCAACGTTAGTCACACCCATTTTCGTAGCAAGCCGCAAGTAACCGTCAACCAAGATAGGGCGAATCATAGATCCATCCATCTTTTCCATGATTACATGCGGCTGCAACATATCGATCACATGAGACTGAGTTTCATCACGCTCGTTCACATTGAAGAACTTATGAAACGGACGACTCATGATGTTTCCGTCACGGTCGAAGATCAAACCTCTGCACTCACGGCGAATAGCACCGCCAAGATCATCAGGGCCAGTCATATCAAAGGTGTCAGCCATCGCCACAACGTAATTTACGACGGTATATCCTTCACGCTCTGCTACGATGAATTCTTCACGACCTTCGATATGCGGAAGCACATCTTCAATAGTGCGGATTTCAGGGAAAGTGTAGTTCATTTCACTTCTACCTCATAAATGTTAAAACTTGACCAATCCATCTTCCAGTGTTTATCTTTTTTGATCTCTTTGATTTTTGCTTCAGCTTTTTCGCGATTGGAATAGAGACCAATACGATTAGGTTCCGCGCGCGATGCCCAATCAATACAAGCAGAAGTTCCAACGAGTTCAAAAACAGTCATTGTAGATCCTTTCATTCCTTATAGAATCAGTATAAACCATTTCATAACAAATGTCAACTGTATTCTTTCACAAGTTTAGCCACATATTCGTCGGTAGCATCACCAAGGTCGCCACTCTCAACTACATGCGAAAGATGGCCATGTTTAGCAAGGCGCTTCCCAGCAGCATCGTTATCGCAAACACTGATAACCAAACGACTCTTCCTAACAGTCCATAACCAACGCTTAAGGCTATCATCAACATCGTTAGAAAGGGTAGCGACAGCACTATACCCAAGATAAGTAAGTCTGCAAGCATCGAACGTTCCTTCAGTTACAAATAGTGTATTCGACAGGTTCCAAGATTCAAGACCCCAAACACCGACCACTTTGTTCTTACGATACGTAAAGTATCGGCTCATCTTTGGATTGTTGTCCTTCTTCTTAGTAGCCGATGGTCTATACTGCTGGTATCCAACAAGTTGACCAGAGAGGTTCCACAGAGGAAAAGTCGCAACACCTTCGTCCTCATCTACCCAAGCAGTATGAAGATTCATATCGAAGTAACGAGAACGAAGGTTTTGCAGAACAGTCATTTTGTTTCTTCTACGCCCATTGCACGAGCAGCTTCAACACCTTCTGCAGTCAGATACAGAACTCGAGTACGAGTAGAGGTGTCAACAAACAGACAGCCTGCATCATCGCCGCGGCCTTGGTTCCAAGTCTGCAGCCGAACTTCAGGATTTTTCAGCAGAGCTGTAACGGCCATCTTGCGAGCACGTTCACCTTCATTGTAGGTGCCCTTGCATCCGCACATGCAGCCAGGACGGCCAGAGTAAGAACGAACAGTTTGATCTACAGTCAGCATAAGAGGTTCCTTTCGTTTTACCTATTATGATATTATACTGATTCGGAACAAATGTAAACAAAAAAGTGAGCCGAAGCTCACTTTTATTTCAGAGACTCAAAACCTTGAAGTTCCTCTGTTCGAGGCGGCGACGTTTCAATTACAACCTCTTCATCGTTTTCTTGATACTCAATCAGTGCACGATTTTGAACAGGGTCAAGAGACAGCTTTGGTTGAGTCAAACCAGTCGTGGATAGGTAGATAATCTTCGATAATACCTCCATACCGTTTCACACTATTTTTTGCGTGTATATAAGGTTTCGTTCTTTTTCTCCGTATCTATAGTAATCATCACCCCATACATGTTATAGTATGTTACAGTATCAAACCCTTCTTCTAGTTCAGGTTCAACATAATTATCAATCATGCTCTTCATGATATTGTCGGGAATAGTCTTACCTGGGCGATTAGCCAAACGATGTTTCCACTCTGTATGAGCATCAATCCAACCTGCTTCAGGAGGAACAATACAGATACAATGAACAGCATAACCAGCTTGCCGCATACGATTGATGATCTTGGCCCGCTTTTTCACGCCCAAGTTAGTCTGGTCCCAGTACACGTCAACCCCATCTTTGATAGCAATGTCAAGAATAGCATTCATCCGAAAAGTAGCCTTGTCGATATAGTCTTTGAACACTTCATCATAGGTTTTACCGAGCGCCTTTGCCTGTTGCTCAATATAGTTATCAGTGCTGTAAACAAACACAGTATCACCGAACTCTGGATTATCAACAAAGTTCAACAGAGTAGACTTGCCCAGTCCAGGCAAGCCAACCATTACAGTACAGATAGGTTCAGACATTACTTTTCTTTCTTTTCATGAATATAAAGTTCCGTTTGCTCATAACTAGATCCAGTACCAAAAGAACGATAAGTTTCTTGACGTACTTCGAGAACATCATCTTCATTGTACGAGTCGAGAAATTTGCGGAGTTCACGAACAGTGAGACCGTCAATGTCAATCAAAATATCCATAAGCGTTCCTTTCGGTTTACCTATTATGATAGTATACCGATTCTTGGAATTTGTCAACTATTAGGTCCAAAGACTTTCGTAGTACTTTCCAAAGAGTCGGAATCCATTCGACATACGTTTTTGATGAGCTTTACGACCTTCATCATCATAGACACCCTTCTTTCTCCACTTGAGTTCATAGAATGTTTCACCTTCGTGCTCAACTTTTTCTTTGTTTTCAAAGTCAATTTCTGGATGTTCGATAATGTAGTCTTCTTCCCACCAATTACGAACTTTTTGTTCAAAAGCCCAGATCATTTCATCAAGTACCCACTGCCAGCGATCGTGGTGAAACTCATCTACGTGACCGGTGTTGATCTGTTCATCCGTAAGCTTGGCAGCACTTGTGCTACGAAGTTCTTCTGGGACGTCTTCATCATCTACAAACGGAGAACCGTTCTTGTTTTCTTTCAACTTCTTCAGTATGGGAAGAATGATGTGTGCTAGTGTATCATCAGCACTAAACATGTCATGCCGATCAATTCGAACATCAATCTTACGTACTTTTTCATCAAGATAAAGATTGATTGTATGATTATAGATCCACTGCACGGAATCACTCAGCTTTACCGCAAGACGATCCCAACGATCATATTGATCTTCATCAATGTTCCAGTGGTTGTCTTTATATCGCAATTCTAGCCACTTTTCATCTAAGTAGCTTGTCCAGCGAGAGATGTAGGGTCCGATGTAAACGCGCATTTAGGTTGCTTTCATAAAAGTTGAACAGTCGTTTTGTGGGCAGTAGTAACTCGTCATACCTTCAAAAGTCATACCGCATTTAGAACAGGTGGTCATTTTTGAATAGTAGTATGGTTGAGGTGTGTCGTCACCAGGATATTCATACGGTTCATATGGTCGATTGATAATGTTTTCGATCTTGTCTAGTTTCTTCAGAATCTTTTCGAGGTCTTGTTTGATTTCGTCAGTCATTTCTTAGTCCTTTCATCTCGGAACTTTTTTACGTCAGTCATAGCAGTTTGAAGCGCGTTCGAGTAGTTGAGAGCAGTTTGTTCATTCAGCACTATCGTGGTCTGCATCTCGGCATAACCTTTTGTGAGGATCTGCCAGATCTGTTTCCAACGACTTCTATTCCACCACTTCGTGTGATGATTCGAGTAGAGATGAACTTGCACGTGCGAATCGTCTGCTTCGACTTCGATTGTATGAGAACAATCATCATCACCACAATCACATTGAACATAGTAAAACTTTGCGGGCCCAAAGTCACCTTGTTTTAGAATACCTTCTGCTGGTTCTTGTGGATTCATTTTTTATCCAGTTCTTTTGCTTCTTGTTCCATAGTTTCTTTATATACCATTGCTTCGTCAATGTCAACAAAATACTTTTTATTTTCATCAAAATAAAACTCCGATGTTCGAACGTGAGTTTCATCTTGACTGCAAACCACAAAGCCAGTTTCAAGTTCTACTGACTCTCCAAAAGTCCAATCACCTTCAAGCTGTTTACGAAGAATGCCAAGAACTTTGTGAGTCACAATTTCATAAGTGCGAAGAGGGCGATCATATCGAAACCAATCCACTCCATCCAGTTCCATTTGAATTTTTTTGCGGTTAAATGCTTGATTGCGTTCCTTTACAGAGTAGAACACATCACCTACTTTTAGATTTTCAGGATCAAACATGTTCACCTGCTTTCAGCATCTCGATTGCTTTGAGAATATATTCAATTTCATTGAAGTCAAGACGGATTTCATCCATCTTTGTGTCATTGTGTTGAACAATTTTAATGAAAGGGCCACCACCCTCGTCGTCAAGTTTCACGTGTGTTACAATGTCACCAAAGATCGGGCTCTCGCCTTCTTTATGAACAGCAATTTCAGTTACAGTCAGTTTCATTTCTTTTTCCCTTTAGCAATTCCAACGCACTCTTTACTTGGCTTCTTCTTACCCGCAACAGCACACATACACATTCCGCTTTTGGGACAGTAAAAATCTTTTCCGTTGTGTTTCATTCTTTTACTCCATATCCAATCATTTCTTTTTCGCGCCGCTCCCAACTACGCTTGATACTCCGAGCATCTTCAAGAGCATTGTGTAGAATTTTGCTGTCGAGCGTATTCAGTTCGCGATCGATCTGCATAGTCAGTTTCAGCGGAGTGTTAAGTGCTTGACCAGGACCTGTAATGAGAGCTGCACAGAAATACCGAATGTCGTCAGGCCAGTCAGCAACAATATGGACTTCTTCCCATTGATTAATGAACATCCAGAGTTTTTGCTGAAACTCTTGCTTGGTGATCGGGTCTTTGTTCAACCACGGAACAACATTGAAGTATACCCAAGAACCATATTTCTCATCATTCTCAAGATTCAACACTTCGTAAAACTCTTGCCCGTCTTCTGCGACAAGAGCCATTGAAATGAGGTCACCCCCAAATTCGTTAAATTCACAATCAATCCATAGTTTCATTAGAAAGGAATCTCCTCGTCATCATTTTCATATACAGGTTCTGGTTTAAGTTCAAAGTCAGCAGGTTCGCCAGCAGCATAGCGTTTTTTAGCGTCCTCAATCACACTGTTATAGTCAAACAGTGCTCGAGCAGGATCGCAAGCCCAAACAAGTTCCTTATAACCTTTGGTAACTGCCACAAGACTGTCTGCTGCGGCTCTGCTATGACAAGCAAACCATCCTTTGAGTTTGCTGTCATACATTAGATGCCAAGCACCGTTCTCTACCCAACCGTGATAAACACCATCTTCCAGCGTCACATCACTACAGTAGAGCCAATGGTCGTTTTCAAATAGAAATACTTTATAACTCATTTATAAAGCCCCTTGTCTTTATCAGACCATTGATGGAGAACACTAAATTGAATTGGAATAATCTTGGCGTATTCCCAACCATCGGGTTCTTTAAATACAATCTTAGTTTCTACTTCAATTTCATATTCGGGATCATAATCGTGTGGGTAACACAGCCATGCCATATACATCATTTTACCAACTTTTGTAGTAAAAGTTTCTCATAGGTATCATGCAGGTTTTCAGTAATCATGTCTCGATTAACTCGAAACGTTTTGTCGACATCCTGATCTCCTACTCTGACCGTGATGGATTTTACTTGTTCTATGCAAGCTAGAAATCCATCAATGTAAGCTTCCGTAGCAATCGCTTTTTGTTCTTTATTCAAAGCGTCGTATTGTTGTCTATTCATTCTTTCACCTCATAGACTGGAACACCAGCTCTCTTGCCTTGTCGAATCATATCGGCAGTACCATTACCGCCTTTAAATGCTATAATAACATGTGGTTGCCCATTTGTCAACATTAATCTGTTTCGGATTGGTCCTGCTGCTTTTTTGTGGGTGTTCCAGTCTGCGGGATAGCGTATAACTCTAAGTCCTCGCTCACGTCCATAATCGTCTGCAAGTGCGTCTGCACCTCGGGCTGATCCATGAATAATGACCACATCTCGTCTTGGAGTTTCTCCAGTTCCCCCGATTGTCTCAAGGACTCTATCCATGAAAGAAAAGAAGCGAGTTCGGTCTTCATATGTTCGACCTCCGCAGACGAGGACTCGGAACTCATTCATCTTTCATCATTGCTTGAGCCCAGGTTTCGTGAACACCGCCGAGGTGAAGAGTATAGAGTATACCACCCTGAGGCTTCCAACCCTGTTTGATCATTTCTATAACTTCTTCCTGAAGTTGGTATTTGCCTGTAGCAGTAATAACACGATAATCCATCACTCCAACCCCAAGAATTTACGAGCATCTGGAATACACTGACTCCAGAGATCGTATGGTAGATTCTCACCAAGGCAGTCCTTCACCAAACCCATCTTCTCTGCTGCCAGCTCACGAGCGAGAGGTTCTACACGATCTTCAAGCCAGTTACGATCGAGAGTCATATCCATCCTGTCCTATTCTTTTCTTCTTCTGTGAACTGTCCACCCATACGATCTGGGTTCAGACGCCAGCCCATTTCAGTGTTATGTTCCCGTAGTCGTTTGATTTCTTCTTCCATCAAAAAGAACTTAATTGCAATCTTCTCTGCAGCACGTTCAACGCCCATTACGGTTTGAGACTTGTCGGTTTGACCTGAGACCCACAGGTTTCCATTCAACATCTCGATAAGTTGTTCTTTAGTCATCTCAGTATCCTTTCCGGATCAGGAATTCTTTCAGCAGTGTTGCTTCTTCACGAGTCATAGTGAAGCTGGCTCGTTGACTATCCCAACCTGCGTCTTCGTTTGCGGTGATCATCACATCACCAGCTTCAAACATATAGACCTCAACACAACGACCGCCGTCTGAAACTTCCCAGCTGCGAGCATCTTCAAAAACGCGATCAGTCATTTTTAGCCTCCCTATTCATAGCACGTTCATGGCGTTCTTGGAAGTAGAGTGAGGTTGCCTTGTAATACGCCAGTTTATCTTCAGGGTCATTACTTGCAAATGCTTTAAGGCGTAAGCGGTCAATCTCTTCTTCAGGTAAATGAGTTGTCACATACTTAGTCATTCCATAATCTCCACAATGTCAGCATCAGCCGAAAGCGCAGTGCCATCAGTGTTCCAAATTTGAGTATCGTCGGTGTAGTCATACGCACGGATCACAGGAACGTTCCAACCATCCGTATCAGCAGGAACAAGGTGGATCGTCCATTCACTTCCATCAGCAAGACGAACAGTGGCTTCGCAGCGGGCGGCTTCTGTATAGTCAGTCATTGCGAACAATCTCCATCATATCATAATCACTGCGAGTTACACTAGTACCATCCAAGTTCCAGCAGTAGCGATAGTCTTCAGCATAGAAAGCATCTGTGCAGTATTCATCTTCTGCAGGCTTATATTCAGGTTGAACAAGTGTTCCATTGCGAAGACGAACAGTAGGAGGATAAGTGCCAAGCAACCTTCCCGTGAATTCATTAAGTTTATCTTGCGGGCGAGTAGCAGGATTGATCATTGTATATCTCCATTCCTTATAGAATCAGTATAAACCATTTCAAAACAAATGTCAACCCATAAGTTCACGAAGCGCGCGATCCCAGTCATATTCTTCTACTACACGCTTGCCAGGAGCATCGGAATATTCACCAAGAGTACCAATCGAGTAGCACTTGATGAACTGACCAAGCTCTTCGCCACCAGTACGATACCGTTCCAAGCACATCGCAGCAGCTTTGTTCGGGCAAGTAGTTTTACCGAAGTAGCTGTCCCAATCAACGATCGCATAACCAACGAAGTCCGTCTCTTGTGCGAGGCGAGTAACAGTAGCATCCATGGTGATTCTCCTTTATCCACCGAATATATTATCATACTATATTATTCGCGAGCATTTGTCAACTACTTTGTTTCGTTCTTACAAGAAAATCTTCAAGTTCCAACATATCCATATCCGAATCAGTTCCGTTGTACCAATAGCAAGAATACGGTCGAGCCTGTTCTTCGACGATGCCAAAGCCATAGTGATCCATGATCGTGCGAATATAACCCAAGTCGTTCTTATCCGCGGTTACGCCAAATGTGATACCATAACCGTCGCTTCGATGATTTGTATACGCGATGGTCCCTTCATAGTTGATCTGAACCAAACTGTTGCCGCTATCCCAAATAGCTTCAGTAATTTCCTCGCGCTCTTCTTCACTCATCTTTGTCGAGAGCGGAACCATAATTCCGCTGCTTCCTACGTTTTCACTCATTTCACACCTCCGTCATATAAATGCCAAGTTTCTCTCCGAACAACCAAGCAAGATCCTTAGGACCAAAATCAAACGCCTGGCTCTCACTTTCTTGGTCTTCATCATCATTGTATGTAAAGTTATATGTGATAATGCACATGTCGTTATCGACCATAAGCTCAGCATCGCTCAGATCGAGCAGTTCCCAGAACAGTTGCGTGTTTCTACTGTAGCTCATATTCCAACACTCCTATAAAGTTCGTCTATCTTATTTCTTAACCAAGTTGGATCTAAAGTACCATTAGAGTCCTTCATCATTTCACGGAAAGCCTGTTCTCTATCCCTTACATACCAATAAGTTAAATCGTGTCTTTCAAAGAATTTGTAACACACTTTCACCCATGTTTCCTCTGGAGATGATATGGCATATCTCATTCGCTTTCCTTTATCAGTTTTTCAATTTCATGGCGGCACCAATGAAAGTCTTCTGGTTCCGCATTATCAAGTAAGTCATGCGCCATTCTAAGACCAGCAACATAAGCTTGTCGCATCAGATCGATAGTATCATCACCAAAGTCAACATCATATTGATTTGCAGACAACCATTGTTCCCAGTTCATTCTATGTCATCCTCAATATTATGTTTTAGAAAATCTTCTCTATTATCTTTGGTTAAGATTTGAAATCTGTGATCACAGTGTAAGCATTTGCCCTTACCATCGCCAGTCTCTCTATCAATAAGACTAAGTGCAGAACCCATATGCGGGCAATGTCCACGACTGCGAGAATTAGGACAGGGAATGTTAGTAAATTCAGCAGCAAACGATCTTGCTTGTGCTTCAGTTTCGAAATTTATTTTTACAAAAGCCGGACCATCACCCCAATCGCCACGATCAAAAGTTACGTTCCAACCTAAAGCGTTATCATTGAGCCATTCTTCGATGTCAGGGCGGAGACGATCTTCATATGGCTGAGGCTGAACAATGTATCCAGTATAATCACCGCCTTCATCAAAGCGAACACTATAGCTGGCAGGGATAATCTTTTGTGGTTTAATTTTGATTTCCATTTTATTCTATTCCATCCTCGTTTATCATCTCAATCACTCTCAGTATAGCGATTCGAGTCGTGCGGCATTCATCTTTATATCGTTGTATGATCTCGTCCTTGGAGAGAGGCGTGTGTCTAAAGCCCACTTCAAGATTGTTGTAGGTAGGGTTCTCCAAACAGTCTGCCCAGTACTCAAGGTTGATGAGTAGTTGTTCTTTAGTCATAATGTGCCTCCATACACTGCACTTTTGCAGCGTCTGTTTCCATCTTAACACAGACATCCCAAGGTGTCAATGAAAAAACTGTCTGCGAGAGCACATAAGTTGCAAGAAAAATTGCAGCGGTCACCGCAACGACAAATGCGTAGAATAGTCCTTCAATTGCTTCACCTACGTTCATTTTTCTCTCCTTAGTCTCTTAGGCATCATCAGTTTCTCTTTTTCACGAGAAAGGCGAGTGATCTCGGGTAGGACACTCTCGTCGCCATCTACGAGTCGTTTCATAAGACTCTTGATTTCTCGATTGATGTCACCGATCTCAGAACCGATCCATAGACCGGGTGCTACTTCGTACTTACTCATAAGTTAAACCACTCCTTTGTGAATACGATATTAGAAGGAAGTGGTGCACAGTTACGAATTAGTTTGAATATCTCAGTCTTATCATAACCAGCCAAACCAGTTCCAATTGGTGTAAGCAGGAAAGTATCTTCAGGATTCTCTCGTGTATGTTGAACGAACTCTGTGACAAAGTCTTGAATACGTTCTAACGAAAGAACATTCAATTGATAACCTTTAGTTGGAATAGCGTATGAGTTACCAGTTCTACCGATACCCTCTCCATATACTGCGCCGTAGTGTTGTTTGGCGTACAGCGCAGCACCTTTACCATGCCTTCCAGCAAGATTAGAGCCGAATACGAATACATTTGCCATTAGATCTTTCTCGCAATTTTTGCTAGATCTTCGATGTGAACAGGAGTGTAGTTCGTCTGTTCTACACATACACAATGGTAAGGTCCCTTTGGAGACTTGTTCTGATGGATATGGCCCGAATTTTTACTTTTATAAATAAAAATGTTAGTCGCGGTACTGTCAATACCCACTAACTCTAGAACTTGCAACCTAAAAGAAAGGAGTTCCAGCAATGGATATTTATACCATATTGTCTTCAAAACCACATAATCCCCATTATTTAAACCGTTATATCATATTTATCAAACATTGTCAACTAAAAAATGTTGATTATGAAGGTTATACTGAAAAACACCACATTTGTCCCAAAGCAAAGGATATGTTTCCTGAGTATAGTTCATTTAGCAATTATCCGTGGAACTGTGCAGTTTTAACCGCCAGACAACATTTTATTGCTCATATGATGTTATGGAAAGTGTATCAAAATGAGTCAATGATTCGCGCATTTGGTATTATGAGTAATTACAATGAAATAAAAAGTAGTAAAATATATGAATCTATAAAAGTGGCTTATTCCGTTATAGTTTCTGAACAAATGTCCGGAACAGTAAGTGTAAAACATGATAATAAAGTATTCAGAGTAAGCAAAAAAGAATTCGACGAGAATAAAGAACTTAGCGGGCACACGAAGGGAAAAACATTTGCTTTAGATAGAAGCGGAAACGGTCATTACGTTTCTAGCGACGACGTTAGATTTAAAACTGGCGAATTAAGAGGGAATAATGCTGGAACTATAACCATCACAAATGGAAAAACAAATAAAAGAATAAAACCCGAAGAAACTATTCCTGAAGGTTGGTATAGAGGTATGACAAAAAACTCACCAAAAAAATCAGTTTGGATCAATGACGGAAAAACTTCTAAAATGTTTAAGGGAGAACATATACCCGAAGGATGGACCAGAGGGAGGGTATACAGCAAGAAACCAAAACACGTGGGAACAACCGGAAAGATTTGTATTAATAACGGTAAAGTCAATAAAATGATAGAAAAATATCAATCTATTCAGGAAGGGTGGGTCAGAGGTAGACTACACATTAATTAATTTTTTAGCCTCCGCCGCCAAGTCTTCAATGTGGACTGGGGTATAATTTCTCAATTCCACACAGACTGAAGTATAAGGGCCTTTTGGCGATCCATTACTGTGAGTGTGCCCGTGCACATTTAACATCGGCTTGTCACCTTTTGCTCCTCGCATCAAACTGCTTTCATGAAGCGGAACATGGCTAAACATCAAACCAAACTCAGGGAACATGCGCCACATCATGACCTTTGCAAAGAATCCACCAGAGGATAGAAACTTGATATCGTCGTGGTTGCCAACGATGAGACGCTTGCTACCATTCAGACGAGGCCACATTTTTTTGAACCATTCCTTGTCACCAAAGAACACATCTCCAAGAGTGTAAAATTTGTCTCCAGGTTTTACACAGCTATTGTGTCTTTGTATTATAATTTCATTCATTTCTTGAACGGATGAAAATTCAGGTCGGATCGGTTTTCCAGTATTACTATCAGTGAATTTCAAAATGTTTGAGTGATTTAAATGAAAATCACTAGAAACCCAAATATCTTTTGACATTATATGTATGCTCCATTATAAATAATAGTGTTAGTCGCGGTACGGCAAATACCCACTAACCCTAGAACTATACCACCTAAAGAAAGGAGTTCCAGCAATGGATATTTATACCATATTGTCTTCAAAACCACATAATCCCCATTATATAAACCGTTATATAACATTCATCGAGCAATGTCAACTAAAAAATGTTGATTATGAAGGATATACTGAAAAACATCACATATGCCCAAAAGCAAATGATATGTTTCCTAAATACGAATCTTTTAAATTGTATCCTTGGAATTGCGCGGTTTTAACCGCCAGACAGCATTTTATTGCTCATGTGATATTATGGAAAGCTTTTCCTACTGTAAATAGCATAACATTTGCAGCCCACTCATTAAGAAGCTATCAGAATAAAAAAATCAACAGTAGATTATATGAAAGTCTCAATAAAGAATTTAGAATGTTACAATCAAAAACTACTTTAGAATATCATGCCAATATGTCAGGAGAAAGAAAAAAAGAAATATCGCGCAAAATATCATGCAAAGCAAAAAATATAGTAATTGCTAAAACAGAAAAAAATGATATAATTAAAGTTACACGGGAAGAATTTATTAAAAATGAAAATCTTACTGGTATAACTAAAGGCATGACTACAATGAAAGATTCCGAAGGTAACTATCACTATGTCTCAGTAGAAGATCCTAGAATAAAAAGTGGAGAATTGACAGGCCCGAATAAAGGGAGAATTTTTGACGATACTGTCCGTCAAAAATTAAGCAAAATTAGAAAAGGAAGAAAATTAAGTGATGCTACAAAAGAAAAAATGAGAAAACCCAAAGGGCCTCAAGTCATAAAAGAGTGCCCTCATTGCAATAAAAAAGGTGGTGCGTCAAGTATGACAAGATATCATTTTGATAATTGTAAGAATTATCAGAATTAATGTGAATCGGATGTTACCCAGATGTCGCTCATATCATTTCCTTAGCAGTCCTAAATAGTTGATTCATTATATCACGGATAGTTTCTTTTGTCAATGACAATTGTTGAAAATCGTAAGTTGGACTGCGTTTCCAGATATGCTTGTAATAGAACTCTGGATCTATAGAGTCCCATACTTGACGAAAGATATAGAAGTCGTTACGAAGAACGACGTTTGCTACAGGAGGAGTGCTATAAATTACAGGATTGTCCATATCAAACTTATGCATGTATGTCTTGATATACACTCCAGTAGTCAAACTATCTTTATAAGATAGATCATCTGGCGGCCAATACGTAAAACCGGCTTCAATAAGAGCCGCGTGATTCTCTTCAGTGTAAGGAGCACTGAAGTCCCAGTCGGTCTCATCTGTGATCTGAGAACCGATCATAAACGCAGGATCAAACCCTTCTACAGCAGGACGTGACGCCATAGATCTAGAGCCAAACAACATAGAAGCATCAAGTTTAGCAATATCATTCATCACCATTTCTGGTGCTATATACCATTCACTCATTTTTCATATCCCATTTTGTAGTTTCTACTTCAATACCTTTTGAAGCAAGTTCACGATCACGAAGCTCTCGCATCTCTTCCGGTGTATAGATGCTGTTGTGTAGTGTCATATAACCGCAGTTCATTCCGAGCATGTAACTCTCGGCCCCAAAACCAAACACGTCATATAGAACATAACGATAAGAGCCTCTATCAGTTATATCACCTTTTACAAGACGCTTCACGACTGAGTAGAACGCTCGCATTTGGTCCTCTTGAGGGAGTTCATCCCACCACTGATCCATTTCAATATCTTCCTGTCGAATCAGTTCTTGGAAGCGTTCAGACTCTTGCGAGATTGTATCTAACAACGATTTCTTATCAGTCATTCGTCCATATCCACCAGATCCAAAACTTTGTTATATTCGATCACATAACCACAAGCACGAAGGAAGTTCTGAAACTCTTGAAGTACTTCACCAATATATGTGTGATCGGCGATTTCCATTTCGATCTTAGTACCGTCTTCAGTGTGTCTGCTAAATTTCATGATATAATCCAGTCCTTGTTTAGCCAGTCAGTATCTTCTGGCATCATTTCAACCTTATCTCCATGTCTTTCTTGCAGCGAATTCCAAACATGAGCATTATTCATACGAAGGCAATATGCTTCTTTGTGGCACTTATAACAAGAACCACTCGAACCATAAAAGTAATAGTAGCGATCGTCTTCCTCTACTTTAGTGATGCCGCTATTCATACGCCACGAATCACCCGTCGTATATCCTCCAGAAGTTCCAACTAGCAATCTATAATGTGGATCGTCACCATTCACGAAGATGACGACCCAGTTATCGCAAGTGTACATTATTTCTTCCTCAGTTCATTATATATTTCTTTTGCAGTCATGTCAGTTACGTCAAGATTTTCAGATTGAATCTTTTCACAGATCCAGTCTTTTTGATCATTGGTCAATTCAAGAGGTTCCCAGCGTTTTTCAGGTGAGACCCACCAACCGCGACTTTCAAGCTCATCAATGAGTTCTTGATCGTCAAAATCATTGATATCGGCATCATCAATCCATACTTCTTTATAGGGCATCAGTCTGTATCCTTTTTCATAACTTGCAATCTTTCGTAGATTATATACCCAACTGTGCCCAATGTCAACCCAATTATGTTGTATGATACCAAACTAGCAGAAATCAAGTCCGCAAAAAGCAAGCACGAAGCATAGTCATACCATCTCATTTTGATAGGTCCATCAGATTACCGCCAAAGTAAGTATAGACGTCTTCGAGACTTTTTGTCCAAGAGTAACAATCTTCAAGATCTTGTTTTTCGTAATCTTCAAGGTCTGTTCGGCCTTCGAGACTCATAATAGCTGCTTCGTTTAGAATAATCGCTTCACGGATCTTGTATGCTAGAATTTGATCCATCAGATCACTGTCAATAAATTTTTGCGCCCAGTCTACATTCATGCTTACTTCCTTTCAATTTTTAGGCATTATTCATAAAAAATGTGAGAGTCAACGCGAGCAACACGATCATAAGATGTAGACCAATACGGGTTCACATAGTCTGCATGATACATAGTTGCTTCTCCAACAGGGCTATTCAATCCACGTGCCCAATCAATCAGAACAACTTCTGCTACTGTTCGAGCTTTTTCCCATGCTTTTTGTTCGAGAACATTATCTGACGGGGTGTCTTTCTTCCCGTCGTGTGTCCAGCTGAACTGCTTATGCTGCCAGACTACATCGCAAATAGTATCCGGATAACGAGAACTTTCCATACGGTTCAGTGTGACCCAAGCAACAGCAACCTGACCGAGAGTCGATTGATTCCGCGCTTCAAAAAAGATATTTTGCTGAAGGCAATAACGATCTTCTTTTGATATTAAATTCACGGTTTCTTGTGCAGCTGCATCCTGAATATGATATGCACCAACACCTACCATACCAGCAAGTGTCAGTGCATTGAGAATACCTGCAAATTTCATTACAGAACCTCCAGTTCATCTTGGAACAAGCGCAGCTCTTCGAAACCAAAGCTGTCAACCATGAAGTAACGACCATCCTTCATAAAGATGTCACCGACAGAAGTCGAGCTCATACGCTCCAAACGAGTGATTTTCGACTCGTCGTTCCAAAGATTGGTCAGTTCAAAGGCATGTTCGAGATCTTGAGTGTCAATCTTAGCAACAGCAGTGAAGTACTGAAGCATATCAGGAGTAAACTTTTTCGAACCAAACATCAGTTTGCGCTTGGCTTCGATAGAAGGGACCGAGTGCCCCGCGTTGAAAGCGTCGATCTGAGAGTCAGACATCTGGATCTGGTAGATGGTAATCATAGGTATGTTCCTTTCGTTTTACCTATTATCAATCTATACTGATTCGGGGCATTTGTCAACACAAAGTTGAGATTGAAGAAAACAAACCCTTGATGAAGACGCCGGTCTTTTGAGCTTCCTTGTAGAGCCAAGACTTCATCTTATACTTGGGAAGCTGACTGAAGGGAAGCCGAACATCGACGTGTCGACCATCAAGTACACCGTGGCAATAACTCACGTCCCATGCAGGGAAGCCGGGATCAGACAACAGACGAAGGCGAGTAATTTCAAGACCGGGTGTAGTCCAGCAAACAGTATCGACACCACCTTCTTGATCATGACGCGCGTTATGATATGCAATGCCATTGACAAGACCATTGACTTCCCCAACAGAAGGACGATCAGTAGTAAGCATAATAGGTCCCTTTCGTTTTACCTATTATCAATCTATACTGATTCGGCGCATTTGTCAACCGATCATTTCAGCCATGCAACTCTTTTTCCCTCTGCAACTCTGCGATCGTGTTCTTCTACCGATCCTGGATACCTCCAGCCCCAGATTGCGGCAAGTGTCATAAAGATACCACTACCTATGATTGCGTTGATGTTTCCGGTTGAGAGCCATAAAATAAGCAGACTCGAGGCCATGACCGCTAGCATTGCGTATTTCATACGTGTTGGAAATACTTTTTTCTCTTCCCAGTTTGTGAGAAATGGACCGAATAAATGATGCGAGTACAGCCACTTGTGAAATTTTGGTGATGATTTTGCGAAACAATATGCTGCTCCTACTGTTGGAGTTGACCAAGGTATGCCAGGAAGAAAAATCCCGGCATACGCTATACCTACAAGAATGATGCCAAGTGTAAACCAAAATGCTCGTTTCATGCTTCACACGCCGCACATTCTGTCGACATTACACGCTTACGAGTCAAAGACTGAGCAGCAGACATCGAGTAACTATAGTAAAGACTCTTTACACCCATCTCGTGAGCATACAGATAGAGTTGATTGATTTCACGAACTGACATATCTGGATCCAGCATCAGATTGAGACTCTGGCCTTGATCGATGTATTGTTGACGAATACCAGCTTGATCTACTATTGTGTAAGGATTGATCTCTGAGAACGTCTTGAAGACTTCTTTTTCTTCCTGTGTAAGGAACTCAAGATGCTGAACAGATCCGTCACGTGTCTTGATTGATTCCCAAACTTCAGGCTTATCTTGATCTTTTTCTTGCAACAGCTTCTTCAAGTAAGGATTCTTGATTGTGACTTTCATCTTTGCCAAGTCCTTTACATAACAGTTCGAGAACTCAGGTTCGATAGATTGACTTACCTGACCAAGGATGAAACTACTTGATTTAGTTGGAGCAATAGCCATTGTAGTTGTATTGCGCATACCATAACCTTGAAGCAGTGGTGGTTCGCCAAGTTTTTCTGCAAGTTCACGAGAAGCAGCATGAGATCTTTCACGAAGAGTCTTTGCAATTTCAAGGTTCTTTTGCGCGGCTTCTTTTGACTCGAAAGAAATCATTTTAGACTGCAGATACGAGTGCCAACCAAGTACACCAGCACCAAGAGCACGGTGATTGATCGCGAATTGACGCGCGCGCTTGAGATACTCATGCCCTTCAGTTTTTTGAATGAACTCTTCACAAACGGTGTCGAGGAACATTGTAAGTACTTCGATAGCATCAGTCTCTAGAATTTCATCCCAATGTAACAGATTGAGCGAAGAAAGAACACAGGTAAATGTTTCATCTGTAGATGAAGGAAGCGCGATCTCAATACAGTTGTGAACTAATATATCATTTGCAAAAAAGGAACTAGTTTCAGGGACTGTGATATCGTATACTGGAATTTCCTCTTCGTATTGAATTTTTTCGATTTTTATACCCACTTGTTTTTCTCCTCTTTTACAAACTTTCTCCAGTTATAATCTGAATAGTCTGGAAATGTTTCTATGTATATGTTTTCTTTATTCGCAGCTTTCAATAAATCTTTTTGCATTCCTAGAAATCCTCTTCCGTTATATCTAAACGGCTTCCAAAATTTTATGTGTGGTAAATTATTCTTTTCCGAATAATTTACCCAAAAAGATCCACTGACCAATTTGTTATAGTAATAGCAGCATTTCTTATATGATTGAAATAAGTCTTCATCAGAATATTTTGAATTGCTGTTTTCAAAACCTGGTTTTGAATAAAGCATCTTCTGTTCTTTTGTTTTCTTCATACCCTTTGTAATATGAACCCATTCGCCACTCAATACTTTTGGATGATCTACGGCTGCAATGCCGAGTCTTTCGTTCGTTTTTACATCTTTAACCGGCATGGTGCCTTTTTTACCTTTACTTATGGCTTTATTTGCTTTTATTTTATAATATTCGTATTTTCTGGAACTATGTTCAAATACAGAACGAGCTTTATTTACTTGGCCTTCATTCAAAAACATTTTCAAAGACAAATAGCATCTATATTCCCATTTTGTTCCTTTCCATATTTTACAAAGAATCAAATGCGCAATAAAATGTTCTCTAGGTGTCAACAGGGTTATATTTCCAACGTGTTCACCATCACCAGAGTATATACCGTCATTATGACGATGATTTCTTTTATTGTCTTTATAGAAAAAAGTTGGAATGATATGATGTCTTTCTAAATTATCTCCTCGAATCTTTTTTCTTTTTTTGCCTTTCTCACACAAATCGTAATATATTTTTTCATAGTTCATGTAGCGAAACCCCTCTTTTCTTATTATTTATAAAAAGAGAAATTTCGCTACACTGTGTTATGTTTAGAGATTATTCATCTATTAGGACATCATCCTCTTCAGTAAGTTCCTTAGCTTCCACCCAACCTCTATTCTGAGTAAAAATCTTATGATCTGGGGTGCATTCAACAACCTTTCCAGTTTTTTCATCTGTAATGCGAATCATTTCTTTTGAGACACCAGTTTGTGCCGCAGCAGTAACTTCTTGGTATCCTTTTTCAGTTTTTACCTTAGTACCAGGAGCAACTCCTCCCATTTTCCAAAGTTTTACGAACGTTTCAATTTCAATGTCTTTAGGGGTTTCTTCAAAAGGAAACCAAACGGTCATAATACTATCGCCGCGCAAGCACATATTACTTGCATGAATCGTCATATCCTTGTCTTTGTAGACTTGAGGTTTATTGTTGTTCACGTTGTCTTTGTATAGAATGTAGGGAAAACCGATCTCAGAACGACGTTGAAGTACCTTTGCCCAAAGTCTGCGCTTTTCTGGATCACCGTCTTTCATTTCAGCAATAAATTGATCTGATACTACAATACCAGTAGTCAAGCCTTGAATTGGATTCCCTTCAGTACCGATGTCGAGAAACTCGTCTGCATCAGGATGTTCAATGTCTTGATACGCAGAAAAGAAACCACGACGAACAGAACCTTGCGACACAACAGAAGCAAGAGTGTCATACATTTGCATAAAGTGTACAGAACCTGAAGACTCGCCCTGATCAGTAATTGGCGCACCACGGTAACGAACTGCACCAAAGTAACCGGAACAACCGCCGCCATTCTTCATCAACATTCCATTTTCTGCAACACCATATAGAATGGACTCCATATTATCATCAATGTATGAACCAAAGCAAGATACTGGAAGACCACGCTTCTTTCCATAATTCGCCCACACTGGAGATGCAAGTGAGTAATATCCACGACTCATGTATTCATAGAACTTATCGGCAAATCCAGGAATTCCTAGATACTCTTCAGCTTTATCTGCAATGGCACGAATGCGTTGTTCTGGTGTTTCTCCTTCGCTTAGGTATCCTCTTGATAGAAATGTCCTCGAATCGTCGTTTAGCCAGTAAAATTTTTCCATTAGTTTTCCTCTTATCAAAACAGATCGTCTGATGTAAATGCTTTTGTTTTCTTTGAATATGCGGTGCTACGCTTGACAAAGAAGTCAATATTCTTTGTACTCAAAATTTCCTCAACAAACCAATCGGTAGTCTCAATAGCAGCTTGATCAACTTCATAAAGAGGTTTCATATCAATAGCAGTAAGAGACTGATTAAAGCGATGTTTCAAGAATTCTTTGACGGTAGCTTTTGGTAAAAAATCTAAATCCGAATCACCATAGATCCAATCAACAATAGCAGCCTCTGCCTTATATGCTTCACGGCAAAGACGATTCACTTCGTTGATAGTATCTTTATTGAACCAATCTGGATTTTCTTCACGAATAATGTTTACTAGTTCAAAACCAAATCGCGCATGAATATCTTCCTCTTTACTGGTAGCTTCCACCGCATTTGAAATACCCTTTAGCACATTCTTATGTTTGTTGAACGCCATCATGATCAAGAACTGAGAGAATAACGATACATTTTCAACGAACATAGAAAAAAGGATTATCTTATGAAAATAATCCTTGTCATCAACTGGTGCTTGAATTGATTGTTCGAGATATGCAATTCGCTTTTTCATTGCGGGGACATCTACTACTGTTTCGAATTCTGAATTGAGTCCCATGATCTCGATTAGATTTGAATACGCGTCGGCATGTCGAACTTCAGATTCACCAAACGTGACACCAACAGCTTGTACTTCGGGTTTTGGCATCTTATCGCCAATCTTTGCCCAGAAGGTTTTGACTTGAACTTCAATCTGAGAAATAGCAAGCATTGCTTTCTTGACAATATCTACTTCTTCGGGTGTCATACGAACCTTCATGTCCTGAATGTCCGATGAATAATTAAACTCAGTATGTACCCAATATGAATGGCGGATTGCTTCTAGATACTCAATAAGCTGTGGATACTCGTAAGGCTTGAGGTTTGTTCTTTTACGAAAGATGTTCGGCATGTTATTGAAGCGGTAAAGAATGTACTCGCGAGCCAAGTCGTGAAGACCCATGTCCATGATCACGTTTTCGACCGTTTTATGTACTTCATCTACATTCACAACCACATCGTCAATATGTTCTCTATTGAGTACTTCAGTCACTTCTGAAGAAACTTCGACCGGTAGTGTTTTACTTCGAATACCAATTGATTTCATAGCTTTAGAAACGGCAGTCTTGATTTTTTCTTGATCGAAATCTTCTGTAGAACCGTCTCGTTTGAGAACATAGTTTACAGTTTTGACATATTCTGCAGGTGAAGAATTGTCGAACATGTTAGTACCTCTTGTTGTTATTGTTGAAAAAGAACAGACCCACGCAAATACGTGCCTGAAACTGATTTTTAGGATTTGCGATTTTATGTCAATATGTAGTATTTATTAGGAGCAATCTTATACATGTTGCATTGTTTCACAAAGTTTACTCAATAAAGTCGTTGATCATAGGAAAGATTTTTGAAATGGCTTCTGCAACTGCTCGAGCTACTTCCATATGCTCTTTCTGTGTTCCATTGCCAGAGCGAAGTTCAATATAGTGTACCCAAGAACGAAGAGTACCATTCATGTATAGTCTCGTTTTAGTATTGCCTTCTGGAAGGATAACTCGAGCTTGTTCTTTAGCAATACCACGCTCTATTGCTTCTTTGTAAATTCTTTTTGCACTTTCAATCATAAATTTTTGTTGAACATCCCACCAAGCTTGTAATGCTATATCGTCTGTTTCAATAGAATTTTGACGATTCTTTTCATCCTGAAGTCGAGCTTCTCGAATTACAAATTGATTACCAAATTCAGCAGGATCAGCATATCTCTGACTAAATTCGCTAAATGTAAAAGAGCGATGACGAATGATCTGGCGAGCAATATCTCTTGTAGTTTCAATTTCTAACGTAATATTTGCCATCTCAAAAGGCGAAAAATGTTTGTGGTCCAATAAATATTTTATTAGTTTATTATAAGTTTCTGTATTGAATTGATTTGAAGGATTTGATACTCTTGCACAATACGCGATCAAATCTTTAATATTTTTTACGCCTTCATCCTGCATTTCCTTTGTGGGTATAGTATATGCTACCAAATTAACTTTCATGCTATTTTTTCCTTCTAACTTTTTTCAGTCCTATGTGTCCTTGATTTGAATAGGGCCCTAAATATTCGCCGCCGACAGCTGGATAAGGATCAGCGCCGTGTTTTACTATATAGTACCCCTTTGCGTGATGCCTATTAGCACTACTAGATTTTATAGATCTATCTGCGTAAAGAGTTTGATTTAGATTTCTCTTAACATCGTTTTCTCTACCCCATTCCGTTACAGATACATTTGATGCTACTAATTCTCCGGTAAAGTAATTATAAACATCTACTGGTTGTGATTTGCCATTTTTTAAACCTCTATAAGACCCATTTAATTTTGCGGTCTTTATTCGGTTTTTATTACTTTCATCGGTATTAAATTGTATTTTATTTCCTGTTAGTTTTTTTGATTGAATTTCAGATTTTTTTCTTCTAGCTTCAGCTAAAATAGATAATCTTGGAGTTTTTCTTTTCATTGATTTATTTTTAACATTACACATCATAAAAAAAGCATGTATAAGTTTTTCATTTCCAGGATACATTCTAGTTAATAACCAATGAGATAGCAAATGACATCTTGCATCTAAATATATTAAATTTTCAATTTTATCATCGCCTCCAACACATCTAGGAACTATGTGATGGCGCTCATAATAACCGTTTTTTGGTTTTTCCTTTTTTCCGTGTTTTGTTATAAGATCCTTATATACTTTTTTGTAATTCATGTTTTCTCCTATTTCAAGAATTCACGAATTATTTATAACTTCATGTTTTTCTCCATTCAGTAAGTTTCAGTGTGGCTTGCAAGCCTTTATATGTATTTTCTCGAATCAGTTCATCTACGTTTGTAAGTCCATTCATATACACCTCGTTGATGTCTTTGCCTGGAACATCAGAAGGCCATATGCAAATTCTATGGCCAGCATCTATTACCTTCTCCATTCGCTTATGGATTTCTTTGTTTCTCGGCTCTGCGTCAAAAACAAAAATCGCATTTTCAACATTCTGTAACGCGTTCGTATTCCCTTCAGCACCAGCCATGGCAACAGCATTTTTTACGAAAAAACTATCAATAGCGCCTTCAACTACAAGATATGTTTTATTGAAATTGACTGTATCAAGACCAAAAATCTTGGGTCTATCGTCAAACATGATCGTGATGTATCTAGGAGCTTTTGGATCAAAGCCACGAGCAGAGACACCAAAGATCTTTTTGTCTTGGTCTAGGAAAGGTATAACGAGTCGTGGCTCGTCTTTCTTGAAGTATCCAAATTTATTTGGTATGATACTATTGATCCAAGTCTTGAACTTTGGAGCATAATAGAGTCTGTAGTGTTGGTCGGAAGGTATTTGTCGTTTGAGTATGTATTTCTTGAGAGGATGATCATGCTTGAGTTGACTGATTTTTGTCAACTTTCGAAGTGGATCACCGCTAAATTTAGTCTGAGTAGCAAATTTACCATCGTCAGATTTTGGTTTCTTTTCACCCTTCAGAAACTTTTCAGATACATAGTCATTGTAGACTATACCATCGAGGTTTTTCAGAAAATAAGAAAAGCCTTGGCTCGCACCACAATTATGACAATAGAAGTAAAAGGCATTGTTGCGTTCAAGAAGCCATCCACGGGCCTTCGAACGCGATTTTTGAGAATCACCGCAAACGGGACACCTAAAATTGATTTTGACTGGATTTCTCGAAACAATTTTGAAGCGCTCCAATCTCGAAGAAAGTATTGAAGCATAGTGCATGTCGACATGATCAACCATACATAATCATCCTGTAATGTTAGAATAATTTATTCTATATCAAGTAAGCTAAAATGTCAACCGAAAAGTATAGCCCATGGAAACTTGATCAAAATAAGCATGATCACTGCAGTTCCGCCGAGGATATACCAACGCCAATTTTCAAGGGCGCGAATTCGTTTATCCTGAGTATCAAGTTTTTCGTTGAGAGACTTGTTCATACTGTTGATACATTCCATGAGTTCTTTGTGTCTTCTCTCACGATCTTCTCGAGCATCTTCCTTGATGCTCTCGATGTCTTCTTCTAGCTCTTTGCGATGTTTTTCTTCTGTTTCTAAGTGAGCTAACATTCTTTGCTCTACTAAAGAAACTCTTTTTTCGTTGTTTTCCAAAATGGTTTCCTGTACCGCTAGTGCCTGAAGTATTTCAGACATTTGTCCGATGGCATCATCAACCTTTTTGAACACTTTTTCGATCTGATTGATATCTTTCTTGATCAGAGCGATATCTGTTTTCACAGAGTTCATTTCTTCATTGCCCATAGGTCTCTATCCTCTTTTGTTTGCTTTCAAAAGTCACTGTACCCATGGTTAATCGTATTTATTTATTTAGAATGAATTTTCGTAGATCGCGATGATTTCTTTTTGCTGCTGTATCAAAGCTCTTACATCAGAAAGATTGAGAGCAATTGCTTCATATCCGTCAGTAGTAACTGCAAATAGCACCTTTTCATCCTTGACTCCGTTAAACACTTCGTCAATATTATCTGGTGTGATCACAACCCATTCAAAGCTTCGAAGGGCAAGTTGATCGGGAGTCGGTACTATTGGTTTGGGAGGCTTTACTTCAACCGTACGAACTTCGACTGATTGTACTGGTTCTACGGTAGTTCCGCAACTAGCGAGAAACAAGAGTGTCGTAAAGCCAAGGACACTCGGAATTGAATTGTCTAGCAGTTTCTGCATTTTGTTCTTCCTCAGTAAGAGGAGAGCCAGACAAGAGTTCGAAACATCTGCTTGCTTCCTCTGATGCATTATTTACGATACGTTCTACAAGACCAGGTTTAGCAGCTGCAAGAGCGTCAAGTTCATGTTCACCTAGTCTTTCACGCAGTTTTCTATTCTGTATTCTAATACTTTGAAACTGATCTTGAAGTTCAATGTAGTTTTGCTGAACATTTTCATATGATGTTTGTAAATTGTCGATAGTACTTAAATTTTGATTATTGACAGTTTCAAGAGTCTTGTTATTTTCTTGAAGTACCGCATTATTCTCAGTGAGTTGTTGAATAGTGGCTTGAGTAGTGCTGTAGTAAAATGCTGCAGCACCACTCATCATTGCTAAAAGCAGACCTATGAAGATCCAGGATTTCATTTATTTAGAAAGACGATCTACGTTGCATTTACGCGTGCACGACCAGTTAATTTCTTAAATGCATTATCCGATGCATCAGATCCGGTAGCGTATCTACGCTTTTGCTTTTTGTTCATTACAGAAGTGCCACCTTTTGCACCACCCTTTTGTTGTAGTCGCTTATATTCATCGTGCGATTTATCCATATAAGCCTGTACTTTTTGCTTGCTGATCTCATCTAGCTGATCAAATTCAGCAGACTCCATGAAATCCTCAAGTTCTTCTACAGCGTAATCAGAAAGATCGAAGGATTCATCCATTTCGTCTTCATCGTCTTCATCATCATCGTCATCATCTTCGTCTTCATCATCTTCATCTTTTGATTCTGTCATTTCTGCGTACTTTTCTTCAAGAGCAGCGCGAACACGATCCTGAAGTGCTTCTTCAAGAGCTTCTTTTACACCCAGTGGGTTCTTGTCTAGTGATTCTTGAATAATTCTTTTTACTGACATTTCTGCCTCCTTTATTGTTTTGTAGTTCTATTTATTATCCGAACATTTTTGCTTGAGTATTAGGCCCTACAATACCATCTGCAACGAGACCATTCGCACGCTGCCATTTCTTCACTGCAACCATAGTACCAGGTCCGAAGGTACCATCAGCTGTAACACCGATAGCTTTCTGCATTCTCGCTACATCAGATCCTTTCATACCACGACGAAGAGTGCGCGGAGCAGTTTTCTTGGGTCTCGATACTACCGAAGCAGGAGAACCTCCAAGAATAGCTTTTGCTCTGTTATAACGAGCTACACGATCGTCAAGACCGATAGTACCGCCGTTGATTCGTTTTGACATACCTACGATATCATCAGCATCTGCGTATCGGCTGATATTATTTGCTGCCCAGAACCAGCAAGCAGACTCGAGTGCACCCTTCTTTGTTGCAACATAATCAGCCGCTTGATCTGCGGTCATTCCCACACTACGACCAAATGCTTCATAATTATTTCTTCCGGTCAGTTGCTTGATGCCGCGGCCACGAAACTTCCACCCATCACCGGGACGAACATTACCGAGAGCACCACGCTTAGATCTGTTTTCGTCCATGTAAACGTAGTTTGCAATCTTTTCTGGTTGGCGATGATACTCTTGCGCCTTCGCTTTCGTTGGAAAATACCTACGACCAAAAACACGATAAAGTGCATCTGCTGAGTAGTTCAAGTTTTCTTCAAGTGCAGTAAAGTCTCTTGACTCATGCGCGCACTGAGCCATGAAACCAGCAATCCTATTTGGAGTCATTATATCATACTTTCGGAACATGTCAACTACTTCATTGTACCAAGCTTCAGGTTCGCGATTTGTTGGTATCATTGCTCGAAATTGATCAAATGTAATCATCGGCGGTTCCTTCTTTTTGAAAAGACCTAGCATCAGACCATCTTTCCTACTACGTCTCTCAATCTTTTCGGACCTTTGTTCTTTTTCTTGTATCTTTTCATCTGAGCAGGAGTCAAGCCAGGTTCTCCCTGAGGTCCAACGCCAAGTCCTGCTATGTTACCAGAACCTACGTTATTTACTGGCTCTTCTTCTAATTCTGGTTTTGTGTTAACTTGTTTCGACATAGACCCGGATTTAACAACACCAGACCTTTTAATTTTATCAATCAATTTAAGAGTATGCGGGTTTGTAGCAGCTTCTTGAACTGATTCATATTGAAATGTAGAAGAATAGTCTGCCACTTTTTTACCTTTTTTATCATATTGACCTAACTGCATGGCTTTTTGTTTAGCAAAGCCTTTCGGCTTATATGTGTCAATCCATTCCCAGTCGTCCACCCAACCACCTGTTTTATATTCCATAACTTTCCATTCACCTCTGTGGCGCTCATTTTCATCAAATTGTTTTTCAACCTTGAATCTACGACCTGTGGGAAACTTTATTTCAAGTTCACCATTTGGCCCAGCTCTTTTCCATCTAGGCGGTTTAGGATTTTTTGCAACTTCGGTAATTAAATCCTTGACATTTTCTGGTAATTGGATATAATTGACATATCTGTCATAAAATAAATCAATGGATTCAGACAGTTGCTCATCAGTAATATCTTCAGTCAATAATGAATCAGCACTAAAATGATTCCATTCACGAATCAAGTACAAAGCAGCAGCATATGATGCAAGTCTAGATTGACCACCAGGCACTTTCTCAAGTAGTTTCTTTAGATTCAGTACTAAAACATCAAAGACACCAAATGCATCACGTTCTTTTTTCAGTCTTAAAGTTTTTCTTTTACGAAGTACATTACCATTTTCATCAATGATCCCAAGTTTATAGGCTTCCCACTCCTTAAACGGAGTAGCAAGTCTACGAATAAACGAATATACCATCCATAAATCTACAATCATGTCATATCTTTCTCAGTGTTTCTACTATGGTCTGATCTGAAACTATACTATTCTTATTTATTACTCGATCATCATACATTACAACTTCTGGCATGAAGTTCAAGTATTCAACGAAGGGCTTAAGATACTCATGATACTCTTCTAACTTCATGAAGAGCATATTTGTAGCTTCAGGTCCAAACATATTATAGATAATGATCAAATGATTGAGAATCAACCTCTCTTTGAGATCGGCATCCTGTCTATATCTACCGAAAAGCTTTCGTAGGTACTGAAATCTTTTCAAATCTTCTTCAAATTCTGCCTCGTCGGAACAATGAGGATTGTCATAATGTTTTGCCGCGTAGATCAGAAAGGTTGATTCCCGAAGTTGTATCATTAGCTATCTGCTACGGTATCATCTTCTTCAGTTACTGTACCACTACCGGTTGCGGAGTTATTAGCAGTAAATACAAGTCCAACTTCATTATTTGCAGCACCGACTGCTGTAAAGTCAGTATTTCCAACTTCTACGATAGTATATGTTTCACCGGCTACCATGTTAGGCGCAGTGATTACATTTACGCCAACGTCTCCAGCAACTTCAGGCGTTACCTTCATGACTACAAGTGGCTCGACCATGCGACGAGTATTACCATTTTGGTCTGTGTACTCTTTGTAAAGGTTCCAACCTGGTGTTTTTAGTCCTTTATCACGGTTGCTATCTACGCGTGCTTCGTCTACGTCAACCATGAATGCGTAGTCTAGATCGTTAGACGCGTTTGGATCATTAGCATCTAGCCACTTTGGTGCGTCTGCTAATGTATCAGTCTTTCCCCAGCTTCCCATTTGAGTTTCTCCTTATTGTTGTGCTCTTTTGATGAGGTCCATAATAATTCTTTGATTCAGCCCTGTTCTCTTTTCAAGATCTTTGACATTTTTTGGCCCAAAGTCTGTACCATATCTTGTAAGTGCATCACCAAGTTTTGAATAGGCGTTCGAGATCATGTCGTTCTTTTCTTTTGGTGCGAGATCGAGCATTTTTTGACCTAGACGAACCATTTTTATATCATTCGACTCGTTGACTTCTTCTTTATTTAGTGGTTTTGGAGATGTCTGTCTTTTTACGTTTAGAGATTTATTTCTAGCTGCTGCAATTTTTCTATTTGCATTAGCTTTTTGAACTTCCCTTTTAACCATCTGCGCATTTGGATCATAGTCCTCAAGCTCGATTTCTTCTCTTACATATTTACCACCAGCAGTCATTTCCCAGCCCATGTCAGAAAGAACCTTATTTATTGCCTTTTGATGATCACTCGCAGTCGATGGATTCATTTTCTTGACTTTATCTTTTGCTTGAGCAACTACACGATCAGGTACACCTACGTAGGTATCACCACGTACTATATGGGTTGCAAGTTTTTCATCAAGCTCGACTTCTTCACGATAGGTATTACGATTACGAAGAGCAGCATCCTTCTTGGTCTGTTTATAAACGCCATAATCTTTTTTGTCTGCACCCAGACCCTCATGCTCATCCTTAGCAGTTGCGTAGTCATCATGCGTATTCAAAACTTGTTTAGTCTTTTTGTGCTTGATCACATACTTTGTCTCTGCTTCGTCAAGTTCGACTTCTTCATTTCTTTCAGCAGCAAGCTTAGCAGCAACAGCCATTTGTTGACGCTTTTTCTGTGACTTGCCTTTAAACTGGGGTGCATCAGACTTTTGGAAGTCCTTTACCCAATCACCCATATCATCAGACGCCTTGAGTTTTTCATCCAAGCCAAGATTTTTTCTAATCTTATCTTCTTCTGCTTTACGAGCGTCTTTTATCTTTTTTCTTAGGGTCTCTTTTCTGCGATCGGCAAGAGGGCCAGAAACAGTGTTTCTGTCTCTGGTAAGTTTTTCGATTGAAGCTTCATCAAGCTCGACTTCTTCATACATATCTGGCTTTACATTTCTGTGCTTCGCTGGAATATGCTGCTTACCAAACTTCGACTCAATAGCACCTCTGATCTGGCTATGATCTACAGAGCCTGGCTTTACCTTATCGAGCATGCCTTGTAGTTTTTTGAGATGTTCCTTTGAACCCTGCATAACTGCTTCATCAAGCTCTTCCTGCTCAATAGACTCTGCTACAAATTTCTTAAAACTTTTCATTGATCTTGATCCTTAGTTTTGAATTACTTGGTATGATTCGATGATAAACCATTTTTGGAATTGTAATGCTGTCACCACTATTTATATCAAATGGTAACTCGTTATCGAATTGGAACTTCCAACCCTTCCCTTCTAATACTTTTACTACGCGGTCGTTATGATCACGGTGCCATACATATTCTTCATTTTCAGTTACACTTGGATCAAATGTTCGTATCCAAGACTGCTCACTCAATTTTTCATCAATATAAGGTTTCATTACCAATAGAATGAGCCACCATTCTTAAGTCCAAGTTGAGATGCATATTTTGGTAAATTGCAACTCCAATAACCTGGAGTAGTTCTATCTTTTTTGAGATGGCATTGATGTCTAGCTGCAAAAGATTTTCTTGCAGACATATCATCAAAATTAACATCTAAACCTGTAGTATCTCCAAATGTAACTTTTTTGACTTTATCACCGTCTTTTACATACACATAAAACTTTTTTGGTCCACCGCGTTTCGGTTGATTAAGTTCAACATCTTTACCATCATACTCAGCTTCCATCATGGGAATATCAAGAGGAACTACTTCACCTTCATACACGCCATGATCACCTAGATCTGTTTCAAGCAATTCAATATCAAATGGATCTGTGACTTGAAGTAAACCTTCGTGATATTGTCTGCGAGCTTCTTGGAAGAAACGATAAAAACCTTCGCTATGCGGACGAAATACACATTCTGCAAGAGGTATTGAGTTCTCTACATGATATTCAACACCTTTACGAACAGTCTCTTCGTGCATGTATTGTTTGAAAGCTTTCATATTATCCTCCGAACTCGTGGCCTGCGACTCTGCGCATCTGTTTATTGAACTCTGCCTGAGAAGGTTTTTTCTTATAGAGTTTGATACTAATCTCAGGGCGATCCTTACCTTTGATGCGCCAGTTATATCCTTTTTCTTTATGCTCCGGCTTAGTAGTCTTCACCACGCGTCGCTTATATCCTGCTTCCCAAGACTCAGAACCTTCATCGAGTTCTGCTTCTTCAGGCACGCAGTTAGGCACCATTCGGTCGCCTTTTTTCTTCATGCCTACTTGACGATAACCCTTCCAGCACGCTTTTTCTTCGAGGTATTGCTTGAAACTAATCATATTTGATAACCTTATTTGGAGTGCGGAAGTTTTTCTTTCTCATGATTGTTTTCATTACAACATCAAATTCATCATTTTTTGAGTCGTACTCAACAGCAACTGGAATATTCAAGTCTGATTGCATATCTTTGATCACAGCTTCAGCTCCAGCTACACCTTTGAGTGACTTACCTTGTCTTTGATAAATCTTTTTGATAAAATCGGCAAGCTCTTTCATTTTAATGCAAGGATCGTTTCGGTCATCACCCATGCGATCACCAAAATGTTTTGTAAACTTAAAGTCAATTCCATACTTTTCGAACATACGATCTACAAACTTTTCAAACGCTCGAATTTGATCCATACCAATAAGATCACAGGACTTTTGTTCATTTAGATTTTGCTGTGTTTTGATCCATTGTTTTGCAGCAGGTGAAGCGGGTTTTGTTTTCGCCCACTGTGATATTCTTTTATAGGTAGAAAGAACGGCACCTTCGTAATTAGATCCTTCTGAATTATCAACAATAAACATTCTTTGTCTAAAGAAGTTTTGAAATTTACCAAGATTCTTTTGAACGTCATTCCACATTTTTTTCACTTCAGTATCTGGAAGTGATCTTTCTCTTTTTTGATTACGTTTAATAGCAGTATCAAGATCTGTATTAACAAAAATCATAGCAACCTCATATCCAAGATCCCTCAGCATTTCTGCTTGATTTGTTATTTTTGCATAATTTTTTCCTGTGCCATCAATTACAAGACCTAAGCGACCATCTATAGCAAGTTTCATTTTTTTCTTTGTAAGAGCTTTTGCACGACCTCGAACTTCTTGGCCTTTTGGCGAATAAATGTCTTCTGGTGTAGGTTTAAGACCTGCTTTACGCAGAGCAGTTTCAAACGCGATATCAGAATTAATCACTTTGAAACCGAGAGCTGTAAGAGCTGTTTTTCCGACAATAAATGACTTACCAGAACCTGGTCCACCCGCAAGAAATACTGCCTTGAAGATTGCAGGATCATTCACACCTTCCTGTAGTCTTTGAGTTTCTTTTATGTATGACTTAAATGATTTCATGTTCGTACAACTTCTTTGTATATGATTTTGGATATTCGTGCATTAGTTGAATAAGATCTTTTGCATTCATACCGATCTGATGAACACCAATATCTTTTTTAGCATTCATGTGAGCTAACCAACGATGATGACCGTCCATTACATAGTTATCTTTACTTACGAGTATATATTGATCATCATAAGTACCTTTATTCATGTAGTCAAGTAAGCTCTGTATCTTTGTTTTATGAAACTGGTGTTGAGTTGCCTTCAACTCAGAAGGATCCATTCTTTTCTTTTTTGACTTGATGCCCTTCTTACTCAGATACGATAAAAAATCACTCGTGTGCTTTCCGTCAATCTGCGGCATCTCTTTACGATCAACGCCAAGAGTTCTTGATTTAGCAGGCATTTTCAGGGTTTCAAGCAAATAAGCTTTGAAGCTCAACATAATTTATCCAATCTTATCAGCGTCTTCGTGTTTGACTATATGAAGTTGTCCATTATTATCACGAATACGCAGTCGAAGTGTATTCGCATCTGTACCGACTACAGTACCTTCATCGTCATAATCTTCTCCAGTGATCTTTTTTACTGAAAATCGTACTCGTGATCCTCTTGGTAGATCTTTCGCGTAAGGAGACTCTTCTTTCAGATCTTCACCTGGAGTATCTTTCTTATATGTCTTTGTAAGACCGTCAGTTCCCCATTCACGATCACTTGGATCTTTTGAACCTTCTTGAGTCAATTTAGTTTTGAGATCTTTCATTTTTGCGCGATCGAGCATACGATCGTGTTTACGAGCATCACGCTGTTTTTCTGCTTTGATTCTCGCTTTGACGGCATCGGTTGCAGCATTTTCATTGACATCATCTTTCATCATATCTTTGACATTATCAATATGAATTTCGTGATAATTATGACCCTTTAAACCTGCTTCTTTGATCTCTTCTTTAGCAGCTTCAACAGCGTCAGTCATTTTATCTAGATCATCTTTTGTCACTTCGTCTTTCAGTCTTAGGTCTTTTTCAATACCAAGATAACGATCAACAGCTTTGGCAGCATCAAGCAATTTTCGATCATACTTGCCATCTTCTACATTCTTATCGAATGCAGCTTTTGCACTCGGACAAATATCAAAGTTCAAAGACTTATAGGATCCGTGTTCGAACTGTATTTCTTTAGCTTCAGAAAAACCATACTTCTTTTTCAAAGCTGATGTTCGCTGTGGACTAACAGATTTTTTCTTTGGCTCACCGTGTTTAGCTATGTATGCTTTTTGAAGTTCACGTCCACTTTTATTTACACCGCGAGCTCTTGATACCTGAAATGCGATGTCACTCAGCTCTGTACCTTGCACTACGTGTTTGTGAATAGCTGCTAAAGCTTTATCCATAATCGAAGCTTCCATAAGCTCGAATTTCTCATTGAGATCAAAGAAAGAATCAAGTTCAATTTCTTCCTTGCGAACCTTAGCTGCAAGATCTTTATCCGCTTTACCCCAAGTACCTTTACCTACCTGTATGAGAACAGGAATTTTAGGTAATTTTAGTTTAATTGCACGATCTATCCTGTGATTACCGTCAAGTATATCACCGTCACTCATTAGTACAGGCGGACTTTTAATTAAACTGTCACGCGTTAATTTCCATTGACGAGAATGCATTTCTTTATCAGGATCGATCATACTGCTAACATTAGCCTTTTTAGCAGTACGACCCGCATATTTTTTTGCAGTTTCTAAATCAAGTTCTATTAGTTTAAATTTGCTGGATTTAATTCTTTTCTCGAGATTTTGACTTGCATAAAAGTCATTACTATCAAGGTAATCTAAGATTACTGATCCTCTAACAGTATCTCCTATTTTGTTCCAACCAAGACCCAATGCTCCTTTTATTTTTCCAAGAAAGTTTTCGCTTAGTTCTACTTCTTCCTTACGAACTTTAGCAGCAAGATCTTTATCTGCTTTACCCCAAGTACCTTTACTCTTTGTCGAAAACGAATTCACTCTCGCGAGTCCCCACTGAGTAGGTGTTGTCCCTGGACGGTGACCAGTCCTCCAGGCGGCAACACCGCGGTCAAAGACCTTTTTCAAAATACCATACGAGATACCTGTCTTTTCGGCTTTTTTCTTGAGTGCTTCTTTTGGATCTGACTCCATAAGTATATCAAACTCTTCGGACATTATGAAACTGTCCAGATCTAGAATCAGATTTGCTAGATCTTCTGCAGGATCATCATAGTCTTCATTCATCTTTTTCTTAAAGATCTTGAATCTCTTGTCGATCTTTGCGCTGCCGTTCTTGTTGAGACCCATGTGAGGTCTTTTACGAACTCTTATATCTGCGCAAGATGCTTCACCAAACATCTGCTTGAACTTTTTGGTATGCTTTGAAGTTTTTGTCTTTGCAGTACTATCACCAGGTGCTGGTTTATATGCTGCTGGATTATCATCGTCCATCTTGCCATGCTTTTCAAAGTGTCTTGCGCGATCGTCCTTGACACTCTTCTTTACACCCTTGTAATAATCTTTTGGCTGAGATCCTTTACGATGACCCACGTCTGGATCTTCTTTTTCGATCATAAAGCTTTCAAAGACTGTATTCAAGTCTTCTTTTTTGATTTTAGATTTAAGCACTGACGCTAATCTTTCAGCTTCAGCCTTACGAACCTTTGGCAATTCTCTTTTAGCAATACGATTGAGTACAGCCTTTGATACTCTTGCTAAACGCTTGTCAAGAGCAATTTTTTCGGTTGGACTCATCTCGGAGTATTTCTTATTCTTTGCAAGTCTCTTACGGATAATTTCAAGCGCCTTTCTTTGTGCTCTTGTTTTGAGTTTTTCGGGGCTTGCTTTACGACGACGAGCTCTTCTACGAGCTGCAGCAATCTTAGACTTGTATCTTTTCATAACCATGCCACGACGACGTCTTTGCATGACCGACAGAGGCCCTCGTTCTTCGAGATACTCTTCTTCCATATATTCTTCTGATAGGTTCATACCATTTCTGACTGCATCATATACTGCTTTTGCGGACGATTGAAGTTTTCTTGGCAGCCCCTTTTTGAAGTTTTCGAAGTCACCTTCCTGAGCAAAACCTCGCATTTTGGAAGCAGACATACCTTCAACTCCTTCTGAGTCGGGATCTCTTGCTCCTGCTGAAACGACATCAATACTTTCAAAATTGAACTCTTTACCATTGTATTTGTTGAGAAGAGTATCAAATTCCTTGATACGATCCTGACCAACAACGACTACTAGATGATCGAACTTTCCAGTAAGTTCCTTCGCGACTTCAATGATTGTTCGTGCTTTTGACTGAACGATCACTTTACCAAATGCACGACGAGCAAACTTGACCTTGTCTGAGTACGAAAGTGGATTTTTCTTCGCGTCCTGAGAATGTGACATGAAAACCATAGGTGTGGCTTTGATACGAAGAGCCTCTGCAATCACCTTATTGATCAGCTTCTCGTGTCCACTCGTGATTGGATTCATACGACCAAATGATATGACCGCAGTCGAGTTTTTTGCCTCTCGAATTGTAGGTTCCAGATTGATATATTTTTCGGGATCGTGCTCACTGAACTTTTTCTTGTTCTTTTTTTTCTCAGCCATGAATGCCTCTTTTTACATAAAGTTTCTATGTTATTTATAAACGCGCATAACTGAAAAAATCGAATAGATCTTGATCAATATTTTCACTAATTGCTCGTATCTGAATATCTGTCAGATTCTTTGGCCTTTCCGACAAATAGTACTTAGTTTTATTCGTATCTTGCTTTCGATCTAGTATAGAAGTTTCTGGTTTCTTATACTTCAAAGGGTCAATCCTCCATTCACAACCAAATTTTACGTGAATATCTTCGAGTATTGATTTTCTTTTTTCTTCAACTAGTAAGTCTTCATATTTCATGCAATATACCTTTTCATAAGAGGCAAAGGCTTTCCAATTGTTATAAAAATGATTCCAAGTTTTTGCCGTATTGATCACATTGATCTTATTGGGTCCCGCCATTAAATCTGCTGAAGTTGGTTCTCCTGCTGAATAAAGTTTTTGTCTTTCTAAATAATCCATTGGATTTCGAAACGCAATACTTTCTATCCATAAGTAAGGATTTTTTGCTATGACGAGATAAAACATATCACTTTCAAATGGAGCCATCTCAAGAGAATGTTTCCACTTTGGTCCAGATCCACCATTACGACACCAAACTTCAAAGTATCTGTACATCAAGCCTTCCAAAAAATTTGTTCCACTTCTTTGAAGGCCGTAATGTCTAAATTTTTGGCAGTCTTCTCTCTTTTTCCACATGTATTTAACCCATAGTTGTGCTTGGTAGTTTTTGCACTGTTGTATAATATGTTTTTGTGACACCTATCATGTCTGGCATCAATTGTCTGCACATAATTGCATCATTATTCCACATGCCGTGCTCCTTTACAAGCTCAAGTAACTTCTGAGCTCCAGCAGGTTTGATCATATAAGCAGAGTTTCCTGCAATACCTTGAGCAATAAATTCCTTATCAATCTCAGGAACTGGAAGTATCTCTTCAGTACTTTTTTGTACTATGGCATCATATTTGTGTGGAAGACGAGTAGCTCCATATGGGTTGTTCAAACCTATGATCGAATATTCACAATTCAGAAGAGGTTCCAATGGAAGCTTAGCAGTAAAGATGGCATCGTGTTCAAATACAAGAAGCGGTTCTTCAGTCTCTGCACACTGTTTCCAAAGTAAATAGTGACTCATTCCGCACGCTCTTCTTCGGCGAGGATCTTTGCCGCCGTAACCAACTTTTTTAATTCCAGTCTTTTTACTGAATACTGATCCTGTATGAGGCCAAGTCCATTCTATATCGAGTTCTTTTATGAGATCATCTACTCTTTCTGGAGTTACTGCATCAAACTTTTCAATAAAGAACTCGTTATCGACTCGTGAAGAACTCTTCATCAAGTTCTTGTAGCCTTTTTCTGAAGTCTCGTTACCAGAAATAACTATTGCGTAAGCTTTCATTTCAAAATTCGTATCCATATTTTCTGATGTCTTCTATGTGCTGTTTATATACTATATCTATCATTTCTTTTGTGTAAAACTCTTGGTAATTTGACTTACTTTTAGTAGCATTGAGATTTGGCAACTTTTTATGAATTCCTAAGTAATCTTGTATGAGCTCAAAGTCTTTATTTAAGTTTTCGTAACGAAGAATATAATCTATTTTGCTATCATCAACAATCCAATAATCGGTTGCTGGATACGTAACACAGCCCCATTCTCTTTTATATCTATGCCTCTGTTTTCTGTCTACAAAACCTTCTTTTATCCATTGCTCAAATGATACTTTAACCATTTTTCTTTTTTGATTGTAGTATTTGTATCCACTGTAAACGCGATCCCAAGGATTTCTAATTACGCAGAAAAACATTTTGACTTCAATGGAGTGCTGTTTCAAAAAGCTTTCTATAACAGGTTGCTTCGCGTGTTTTCCTAATTCATATTTTCCATTTGTTCCAGGCTTCACGAGATTATAGGACTGAGTATTTTCTTTCATCCAGTTTGTTATGCTGGTACCAGCATTTTTCGGAATATGAATGAAACAAGTGTTATCGGTTACTACGGTCATTTCTTATCTCGTAAACGTAACTATCGGGAATTCCTGAAACTTTTCGAAGATCGTGTTTTATTACGCGGTATTTTTCAAGCGCATTTTCAAAAGTCTTCCACTTGTTCATGTTATACTTGCCTGGATTTTTCTTCATCCATGAGTGCTTCCATTCTTCCTTTGTCATAATATCTAGTGGCCAAACGTCTTCAATATAAAACACACCGTCATCTTTGAGAAACGGCATTAAATTCTCAAATGTTTTTGCGTTAGCTTCTGGTGTATGAAGGCCGTCATCAATAATCACATCAAACTTAATATTTCCCCATTGATCACTAATTTTATCTTGAACAGTTTTATTTGTAGAATCTGCTTGTATCCAATGCACTCGATCTTTTTTCAGTGCAGGCACGTTTTCAGGCTTTAATCGAGTAAAAATATCAATGCCATAAAGATCAGCATTCGGTAGATATTCGTGCCAAGAATTCATACTCGTACCTTTGAAAATACCGACTTCAAGTATACAAATTGGCTCCTCCTTCAAAGGTTCTAAATGCGGTTCGTACACTTCGTAATACATATGCTCATTTTTATCACAATTGTTTTTTTCAAAAATTTTCTTCAGCATTTCAACTCCTATAATTTTTGCGAACAAAAAACGGAGAAGGGATATTGAATGTATAGATTCCCTTCTCCGATATGTTCTGATCTAACTCTATCTGCAAAACCAATACCGTCTTTTTGCAAATAACTTATCATCCTTTTTGCAGCTCCCGGTCCTATTATATAACCGGATGTACCGTTAGTTCCTGACAATGGATGCTCGAATACGCCAGTTTTTTGATCCCATTTATCATCATACTTATAGTCTGGTTGGTGTTTAAACATTTTATTTGCGCGAACACATGTTTTCATTCTTTTTGCATCTACTTGATACGCGTTATGAGATGATATTTGTATCACTCCATCGTAAATACCTTTAGGAGGTTTTCCAACAAAATACGCATCATGTTCCAAAATCATAGTTGGCTCATTATATTCTATACATTTTTGATATAGTAAATAATGAGTCATTCCATTGCAAACACGACCTTCTGGCGCTTTCATTGCTTTGAAATCAGTCACCGAAGATCTTGCTGGCGTATATTTGAGTTTTAAGCCGTGTTTCTTTATGATTGAATGTAAATTTGAAGGATTTACTGATTCGTATTTTTGTACATCTATCCCAAACTTTTTACCCGTTTCAACGGCTCTATCAGCGCCATTACTAGATTTTGCAATAGATGGAGTATATACGCAAAAGCATTTCATTTATATAGTCTCCATTGATTTTTTTCTATAAGACACAAAGCTACTTTCATTTCGGATTCATAATCGTGATCATTTTGTTTAGTCATTTTCTTTTTATTTAATTTTGTGGTTGTACTTGGAGTTTCTTTCCAATCAAATCCGAATATATGAACGTTTTTGAGGTGCAGTTTATCTAAAAGATATAAACAAAGAATTCCATTTGATGGGCGCTTATAATCAGTTTGTGGATCTACTATTTTATTGATTGCTTCGACATCTTGTGTTTCTATTTGATACTGATATTTGTTGTTGTGAAACTTTTCTGTTCTTGATATAAGTAAATCAAACTTATAATCATTTGGAATGTTTTTCGGAAGAGAGCAAAATAAGCAATTCAATCTAGTTCCAGTTTTACTATTCAGATTTGGCCAGTTGAATCGAAGAGTTTTTCGTGAATCTATCAACTTACCATAGTTTCTTTCTTGTAAAGATTGAGCGTTTCCAATTACGGACACGCCTTCCGAAAAGAATTCTAGCAAAAAATCTTCGTTGACGAATTCAACCATTATCTTACTTTTGTCATTGAATCCATTTTAAGCGATTTAGTCAACACTTCAGCACTATCGTATTTTACTTTACCGAAGAGCTGCAGTTGCAATTGATCTAACTTTTTTGTGTTCTTATTAATCATATCATCAAACGTCAACTGAAAGTCACTTTGATCTTTCCATTTCTTTATTGCTTCAAGTTTTTCTTTTCTCCACGGCTTATATGGTCTACCAGATTTTTCACACCAACGTTTGAATGATTCTTCAATTTCTTTCTGATCTCTTTCAAGATATATTATAACAAAATCTTTCAGTAATACTGCAGTTTGATCATCATAGCCAAGATGACTAAGAGCATATTGTCCATTTTTAATCTCATTTAAATTTTGCTCAAGGGATTTGTTGCTATCATATTTTCTTGGATTTTTAATTCCGTCTTGAATATTATTCGGATCATATTCTTGGCCGCCTTTTTTTGAAAGATGCTTATAAGTATTTTCAAAACCCATATTTTGAAGTATGTTACCCATTAAATAAGTTCCAGACTTCGGCAAACTGATGACTACTATTTTCATATTCCCAGCGCTTTTTTTACTACACTCAAATCTTCACCGTTTCCTGGACGAATCTGCTGCTTGAGGAAAAAGTGAATAAAGTGAGCGTTTTTGATTTCGTTATCCTTGATTGCTCGATAGAGCGCGTTCCATTTCCAATCCATATGTTTGACTTTTGCTCCGCATTTTTTCAACCAGTAATTCAGCAAGACTTGATCTGTTGAATACTTATATAAACCTATGCCATCCACAAAATCTACAAACTCAGGTCTTCGAATAAACTGTTCTGGCGTTTGCCCTTGTAAGTATTTATTCATAGACTGATTCATTACCATCATACCCATGTTCATGAAGTCGGCGCCACAGCCATTCCAATCAAAAGTCACGTCTTTCATATTTTGAAACATGTCACGACTATAGCCTTTGATCTTAGTTTTATGACTGGCGCAGATAGGACCAGATCTTTCGAGAACTCCACCGAAGTCAAACTCTTCTGGTAGATTATCAAAAATGTTTGGTGCTTCTTTTCGGATGTAAATGTCAGAGTCTATAATCGCAACTTGATCATATTCTCCCAGATACGCAAAGGCATTCTCTTTCTCGAAGATTGGAAGATATCCCATCTGCTTGATCAAACCGTTCTTGTTTCGGTTGGTTCTTTTCATGTTCGGAAGTATCTTCAGAATCGGTTCTTTCTGAATCTTATAATCTATGTTGTATTTTTTACAGTACGCGCGAACACTTTCTGTGCAAAAATCATAGAGGTTACTTTTCTTTCCAAGATAAACCTGATATATCAATCGCTTCTTCATGGTCCCTTTAGTCCTAGATCTTCTTTTGATTTGTAATTTTGTTGGAATGACTGTAGTAGAGGCTTGTAGTTATCCACTGCTGACTTGTTCCAAATAGTTGATTTACGCAACCAACCGAGAGCACAGATTGGATCTGTAATACCGAGTTTCAGTTTATGATTTTTTGACTTGTTACCTTGACGGAGAAAATAGTGATTATCAATCATAGTGCTGAGACCACTTTGTTCAATATCACGAATGAGAGTCTGCGCACCTTGAGGTGTGAGAGCATAAGCATGAGCTCCACCGTGACGCTGTCTTGGTTCAATTCTTTGCGGAGGTCCTGCTTGAGCATGATGGTAATTCTGAGGGTCGCGTACTTTATAGCCGAGTACCACCATCATATTATCTGGTATATCTATATTGGGCTTATGAAGCAATATAGCATCGTGTTCTAGCACGACAGCGCATTCATTTTCAGACGCGATCTTATGCCAAATGTGCACGTGTCCAGCTGTGGCAGCACCGCCTTTACCGGATACTTTCAATTTACCTCTAGATTGTATTGGAAGCTTTCTCCAAGGATCGTCCTTCTCGGTATAACCTCGAAAATATTCCCACGGAAGACCTACGCGATCACAAGACTCTGCTGCAGTTTTTGCATATTCACGAGATGTGTCGGTATCAATCATCAGTATATAAGCTTTTGTTGGTTTCATATTGTACCCATTATAAGAAAAGCGGAGCCGAAGCCCCGCTTGATGTTTGAACTTCTGAGTTTATTTATACTAAACCCAGTCTTTTAGATTTTCGTTGACTATTTCTTGGAGTCGTTTTTCGGAATAACCCATTCTTTGGAGTTCTTTTTTTGCACGATGCGTTCCGATTTTTTCAAAAAGCTCAATAATTTTACTTATCATTATAATATGTCCTATGCGCTACGTCATAAATTTCACCTCTGGAAATTCCAATATCTCGCAGCTCACTATCTGAAAGCGCACTGAGTGTAGCTATAGTATGAGCTTTATCGCGCGATTTTCTGTACTTGCTGGCAAGATCATCAAACCAAGAAATAATGCTATATATGATTTCTGATAAAAAAGATAAATATTGCGTTAGTTGTGTCATGCGTGTCTCCTGTTCCATAAACGGGTTCTTAATGGGTCTGTTGATCCATTTATGAAACTATTTATAGGAGGCAATGTAGCAAATTGGTAAAAATAGGTTACTATTTTGGTATAGCCGCCATTCGGCTTTGTTATAGCTGAACCTGTACCACATTCAGCATGAACGCAGCAGCAGAAGGAGCAAAAGCCGTTGCTGCTCTTGCGTCCAAAAAGATACCAGACGCAGATCTTGCCCACATTACTTCTACATAATCATCAGCGTCGAGTGATAGCGCTATTGTAGTAGAAACGTTGAAGGTATCTCCATTTGTAACAGTGGTCGATCTTGTAGAATGTTCCACGTCAGTACCATTCTTTCTGAACCAAAAATATGCAATACCCTTATTTGAACTTGCCGTCACCTGTGCAGAAATATCAAATTGATAAAAACCAGAATCTGTAACTTGTATCTGTGTATTTGATCCGCCATTAAAAATAACTCCATTCGAAATATCGACGGTGTCAAATTGTACTGCAGTTGCTTCATTGGGATTTACAGCGGTTTGATCAGTAAGTCTTGTAAATCTTCCGTAGTATTGTTGTTGTTCAATTGTAGGACGAACGAAAATTTCACCAACTTCTGAGTCATTATTAAGTACAGCCGCTATCGGTATTACGTTGTTCGGCGCAGTTGGTTTTACATTTGTAAGACCGCCTGCGGTATTTGCACTTACATAAAGAAGATCACCGACGCTAAAAGCTGACATGTCGAGGTCACGAACTTTACCCCAAACAGTAATTTTTCCGTCTTCGCCGGGCTCGATGTCTTGCGTTGCAACACCTAAAACGTAAAGACTTGGATATGTGCCATCGGCTAGCATCGGTCCAGCTAAAAGTCTTGCAGTTCCATTTTGTTCAGCGCCAATGAATTGAACCGCAGTTCCATTTACGATAGTGTTAGCAGTACCATTACGAACTTTAGCGTATTGTTCTTGACCGATTTGTTGAGTTACATCACCCGGATGGGTCAAATTCAGAGTTTGGTCATCCGTATCCCAGCAGAGAGTACCAGGTACTCGCTCTTCTTGATGCGTATGACTAGTATTGAAACTAATCTGCTCAATAGGGCCTATAATATCTGTGAATTGAACTTTACCTGAGCTTACATCGTATTCTAAGAGGTGGTTATCATTCGAGTCTGTCATAGTAGCTCGATTGACATCATCTAGATAACGAAACTTGACTTCGCCGCCACCACTTAATGTTGACATCTGTTGTTGAATACGCTGCAAGAACAATCCGTAGTGATCATTCATATCTTTGAATGTCACAAACTTCTGATCTAACGGGCGAAGTGGGTCATTCCATCTCTGAGCTTCTATATCTGAGGGCTTTGCAGGAATATCATCGTTTTTGGTCTGTAGATACCGAGCAGTCTTGTTGACGATAGACTCTTCTTCAGCAATTTCAATTGTTTTCTGCTTTTGTTCCTTAGCGGCTTCTGCTAATAACTTTTTGAATTCATTTATCGCGCTCATCGCTTATCCTCTTTACACGAGTAAATATCGTATATTTTATTTTCATAGAAGCCGCGTTTAACAACTACTGAAATAAAAGATCTAGATCTATTTATTTTTAAAGCATATTCAGACTTAGTCAATTTGGTATCGATATCATTTTCGATAATGGTATTTTTATTTGAAATTTCAATTTTATATTTTTCTACACGGTTTACTTTTCTTACTGCCTTTGTTCTTGATTGTGCTATATAGTCTATTTCATTAGATTCACACCATTCTTTTAAATTATTTACTTTTGCAAAATAATTTCCATTTTTGTACACGATCCAAGATTTTGCATTGCACGTATAGTCTACATTTCTTATTTTCTTTGTGTTTTTTATCTTTGGTTTTTTGCCGGGTTCCCAACCATTTGGTATTATTTCTTCTGCCGTTGCATAAATTTTTGTTTCTAGTGTAATTACGTTATAATACCACCTATATTTTTTATCTAGTCTAGTTTTTGTGGATTTTTCGATAGTTTCTTTTGAATGAGTTTTTTCACAGTATGGAATAACACCCATCTCTTTTATAGTTTTTGATATTTTTTCTTTTGCTGAAGTATTATCTTTGATTGGAGGCGGCACTTGTCCACCAATCGCAATATTCCAACCAATTCTTTTTTTAGGTCTAAGTTCTTTTTCCTTTTTGAGTGCTTCTATTTCGTTATTAAATTCATAAAGGACAACAAGTTCTATATCATTTTCATATTTTCTTATTGCATTTCCGACAACGGTATTTGAAACTTTATGTTCTAATAATCTTCTTTCAGGATTACTAGAAAAACCAACGTATCCTTCACTCAATATGTTAGTTTGGTCTTTAGTCTTTATCCAATAAATGTAATACACGGTTTTCTCCTATAATGTATTACTATTTATAAAAACAAACTTTTCAATTGAGATATATCAGTTTCTTTTTTCGAATCCTTTGATATAATCGGGTGAGAAGTTAGCCTTGGAAAATTGAAGGCGATCTACTAATTTGAGTGCATTCTTACCGTAGTGATCAATAGCAACAAAACCTTCTTGACCTGTGACTTCATAACCTTTATTTGTTTTCAGAAGAGTTTTCAAACCTTCGACTTGATTGAGTTTTCCGATGATCATATGTTTGATGTCAACGAGTAAATTGTACATTTCAAAAATCTGTTCTACCTTTCGAGTATCATTCTTTTTGAAATACTCAAGCACCGAGTCACGTTTATCATATTGTGCTTGCTTGCCTTTTTCGGTCTTTCGTTTATCTGCTTCTTTTTGATAGTAGTCTTCGATGTATTTGATTAGACCCCGAACAAATACCTTCGGATTACCAACACGTTGACCTTCACGAACTTTACTATTAATATACACATTCGTGCGAAGCCTTAGTTCTTCATTATCAGATAGACCATTGAGAGCATCACGTCCAACAGTTCTAAAGATTTTACCAACTTCGGAAAGCATTTGAGTCACTTTTTTCGTTTCAGCTGCGGTCATTGTAGCACTACCGGATAGATCCTTGAATACGGCATCAACAGACCAAACAGAACTTACTTCTTTGAGATCGCTTGCAATCTCCTCGCCAAAACTCGCTCGCATTGTTTCAAAAGAGTCTCCTCGGTATTTTGTGTGCCATACCACTCCGATCTTGGATCTGAGTATCTTTTTTGCAAGTCCACTTTTCTTTGGTACCGCATAAACAATCGTATTAGGATGGAAAGTAATATGCGGTTCTCCATCAATAGTATCTTCTTTGATATCGTCTCTCGAATAGAGGAAATCACCCTGAACCACTCCTGTAATACCAAGCTTTGGTAACTCAGCAAGCGCGAGCTTAAGCTTGTTGTTCAAATCACCTTTTGTATCAGCATCAATATCAGCATCAGTCTTGTATACCTTGGGATTTTTGTTGAAAATTCCTTTCTTTGCCACAAAGAACTTACCATCAGAAGGATCAATACCAGCAAAAACTGCTGGAGCTCCATCCCATTTCACGCTTACATTGACTGGAGCTTTTGAGTTACCTGACAGCATATCACGAAGAGCACGGAAATAGTTGATTACGTTACGAGTTCCAGTCACTCCGCCGTCAATGACTGCATCTTCGGCGTGCGTCATGTGTAGATTTTTTTCTTCGTTGAGATACTGTTTGAATGATAACATCAGAATTCTCCTGTCATTTTTCTACCTTCAATGGGCATAATCACAATTCTGGTACCTTTTACACCCGCATCACTACGATCACCTTTATAAATTGCAGTAAGAACTGGTTCAAAACCGCCGGTCATGTCTTCGCCATTCAAATGTACGTGGTTTGAAACAAATTCATACGCGGAGCCTGACATTTTAAGCTTTACTGGGCCTTGTATCATTATTGAAACATTTTGTCTTCCTAAAGGGCGACCATACTGATTCCCATACACGCTCATCTTCTTGAGTTTATCGTCTTTAATCTTTCGATACAGAGTTGTAGCACGCGGAAGACCATCCGGGTATTTTTCTTTTAGATCTTTTATGAAAGCTTGTACTTCAGGATGTCTGAATATATCTGGTTCGTTTCTTCGTGAAATACCACCCCACTGCTGAAAGTCTTTTGGTCTACTACCGTCTTTGTGAGATATCCAAACAATTTCTTTTCCATTAGAATCCAGTAGATGAAAATCAGACTTCGGCGTGCCTGGAGTACTTTCGGCATCAAAAACTTTGTAAACTTTAGTTCCTATTTTGATTGGTACCGTAGGCATCGCAAGATCGGCTTTTATATCGTTGAGCTGATTTCTAAGAGACTTGAGTTCTGCATCTTCTTTTGCAGTGCTTGCTCCAGCGCCTTTACCACCAAATTCAGCGCTTTTACCTATATCACTCATTCTATATATCTTGCCGTCTGTGGCACCAAAAAGTCTTACATCCGTTATTTTCTTTCGGTTCCGAGAAGCAACGTCTCTTTCTACACCTTTATCATAATCGAAGATCATTTTCTTGCCATTAGCAAGTTCGAAAATTTCTTTGTCTCTATATTTTCTAAGAAATACTTCTATTCGCCAATCATACTTAAGCCACTCAGCTGGCGTCATTTTTTGCATCTTCTTTTCCTCATTGAGAAATCGCTTGAAAGAAATCATACCTTCACTCTTTTTTTCTATTATTTATACCAGCAAAAAATTGCGGTGTCCAACCATTAAAACCGCTACCGAGGTTCAGTTTACGTGCAATATCCAGTACTTCTTTTTCGCTTTTCTTTTTCATATGAATAAACGTGTCAGTGTCGGTTTCGACAATACCACGGGTTCCTTCGAGTTCCTTTACGACGTAGCTCACAACAATTCTCCATCTGTTTCAAAAAGTTTTTTGCGTTTGTCATTTACACTCATACCAAAGTCCGTCTTGTCAAAAGTTGGACTATCATCGCTATTTACAGCTTTACTTGCTTCACTCTGAATATTATCTTGAGCAGAGTCTTCAAGATCGTAGAGTTTCATTCTTGACCGATCAATACCAACAACAAATCGACGGTAGTATCCTAGGTCACCCCAACGATTTTTCAGCTGTTTGATCATCAGTTGACCACGACTTTCAAGATCTTCGGATGTAATCAAAGCAAAGATTGCATCAGCAGTGTGAGTGATACCCATGGATTCTGACGTATTTGTGAGATCAACGTCTGAATTTGAATTGTGCGTCAATATACCATTCGCGTAAAATAAGTGATTCCCAGATACTTCAATATCTACAGTTTTTCTTTTATCTAGCTTTTCAATAGAAATTATTTCATCTAATTTCATGATATTTGCCCTTTTTCAAAATTAAGATTTCGTGCTTGGGGTGTATTTTTTTATTCCTATTACAATAAGTGTATATTGTTCTAAAAGTTTTATCACTAATACCCAATTCTTTTTCTATTTCACTTTTAGATTTGTTTTCACATAATAAAGAATTACAATCAAAAACGTCATACACATTTGCATAAGGAGAAACACCACCGTTTTCATAATATTCTTTTCGCTTGTCACTGATTTTTTTTCTTGTTTCTTCTGAGTGGATTGTTTTGTGCGGTATTATTTCTCCGGTTTCTATTTTTCTTTTTTTAGTCTCACTAATCTTATTTCGAGTTTCTGCAGAGTGAGATTTGCCATACATGGGATTATTTTCACCTTTTGTTACTACGGATATTCTTTTTCTCTGATCTTCGGTTAGTTTAGAATCCTTTCTCCAAGATTTTCCTCTTTTTCTATATGTTTCTTTTAGAGATTTTGACTGTTTCAATCTTTGTTCTTCTGTAATTATTTTGCCTTTACCTGCCGCGCCTCCCTTTTTACCAGCCTCTGATGCCCCTTGAACAAATTTGCCATATAATGCTACGGGATCACCTTGCAAATAATGTATTAGCCAGTGTTCTTCTGGTGAAACACACATAAGATTTGAAGGGTCATTATTATTTTTATCACCATCAACGTGATGTATATGATAACCCTTAGGTATTTTCTTGTTATTGTGTTCTTCCCAAATTTTTCTGTAATTTACCTTCATATTATCTCCAATGTTGACCTAACCGTTATTATTTATATAAGTTAGGTCAACATTGATCATTTTTCATATAATTTTTTACCGACCGCAAGTCCTGTTCGAATAGATATTTCACCTTCTTCTGTTGGAAATAAATGATCTTCGGAGCATATAATAGATTTTCCGCTTTTAGTTTTTATTACATAAACTTCTTTTTCTTTTTGTTCATAAACATTAGTTACAGTATTGAAACCTGTATTTGAAAGAACTTTATCACCGATTTTGATGTTTGATATTTTTGTTTTGCCTTTATCGGTTTCTACCATCGTATTCAAATCTAAACAATATCCATCTCTATTGAACTGTGATGATGTCACAATTGCGCAATTAAACTCCATAGCAAGACCACGAACTTCTTCTGCAATGGACTTGACAAGTGTATAGGAATTAGCCGCAGCGGCGCCTCGAACACGAGATGAAGCACAGATGTTTAGATAATCAACAAAGATCACGTCAGGAACAAAGTTCTTTTTCATATGAAGTTCATTGATCAGATGCCGAAAGTGACCAACGTGAGCAGAACCGGTTGGATATTCTTTGATTACGAGACGACCAGTAGTCTTTGACTTGTATCTACTCATTCTTGTTTGAAATGTCTTGAGCGGCAATTCTTTCACTTCATCAAGAGTGATGTCCATGATATTAGCATCAATACGACGAGCCACCTCTTCTTCGGCAAGTTCCATCGTAATATACAAGACGTTCTTTCCGTACATCAAGTTTGAAGCTGCCATGTGACATTTACACAAACTTTTGCCACCGCCAGTAGTTGCGAGTAGCACTGTCATAGATTTGCGAGGTAAACCGCCTTTTGTGACCTTATTGATAAGTTCAATATCAAATGGCAGTCGTTCTTCTTTGCGATGATAGTATTCAAATCGTTCTTCGAAGTCTTCAAGAAAATCATGACCGACACTAGTGTCAAAGCTAATGCCCAGAGAGTCCGATAGAAGCTTTGGAATGGAACCCTTATCAAACTCTTTGTCTTGGCCATCTAGGATCAAAATAGAACGCCTGATTGAGTTATAGAGATCACGGTCCTGACAGAACTTTTCTGTTTCTTCTACGAGCCAATCATTGTTTGTATTTTCGTCGAGCTTTACATCGTCGACAACTTCCATTACATCTTTGTAAGACTGCTCGTTCAGATCTTTTCGCTTATCCAAAGAGATCTTAAGAGCCTCCAATGAAGGAGACTCTTTGTACTTTTCTACATATTGTGCGTAAGTTGAAAAAACTCTCTTGATACTGGTTTCTTCGAAGTAATCTTCTTTGATGTATGGAAAAACTTTACGCGAATATTCTTCGTTGAGAATCAGATTCGATAGTATTGTTTTTTCCAGCATTCATAACCCTTTCAATTATACGAGTAAGTATTATATAACTTTGATGAAGATTTGTCAACACTATTCTTCGGTGTCTTCTGCTTCATCTTCAACGTATTCATCGTCCTTGATAATACTACCCGAAGAGCCCACAGTATATCGTTTTGTAATATACGCAGCAAAATCTGTATCATTGAACATTTTTTGCCAGAACTCAGGATTATTTGTCATTTCCTTAGCGCGCATCATCTTATCGGAAATGATTTCACCTGTACTCGGATCGACCGCTTCGTACCAACCGGTTTTTGGTTTGCGAACATATCCACCTTCTTCAGCCACTTGCATCAAACCAGACCACTTGACAATGCCGCCTTCCCAACTCACGCTAATCGGAATCTTAGATTTTTCCTTGACGTGACGAGATTTTTCGATATTGATGATGAAGTGATAGCCCTGAATCTCGGTACCAACTTTGTCTTGTTGACGACCGATAATCCAGATTGCGTCTGCCGAGTAATAAATCCCAGTATTATGTGTCACGACCCCGTTTTTTAAAACATAGTGTTCGACTTCAGATACAGATAGATCATATACTGGTTTTCTCCCAACGTTTTTAATCGATGAGATTTTCATTATTTTCCTTTCTCTTTTCTAAAAATAATTTTGCTGAATATGGGTTCATCCAGATGTTTGGATCGAATTCTTCTTTTAACGATTTGTGTATTCGAATACATTCACCAGTTTGTACATTCTTTAACATTAACAGATTTTTTCTACCTATTTTTTCCTTGTGTTCTTTTGTTTTTGGTTTCTTGGCAACTCTTTCTATCCATTCTTCTACCTTTTCAGGCGATCTAGTTTCAACACTATTAGCCAAAGAAATTTTTCTTTTTGTTTCTTCAGTATGACTTTTTCCGTAAAATGGATTTAGTTTGCCTGATCTGCCTCTCTTTTTTCTTTGATCCTCAGATAAAACTGTGCCTTTAGTAACCCCAACGTATTCACCCGTCAATACCTTTTCATGATTTCTTGGTAGCCTAACACATTTGCCAGTTCTCACGTGCTTATATGTTGCATAAGAAGGATCCGCGTAAGAATTTACTGTAGCTATAGATAAATTAAAATATTCTGTTGATGCAACAACATCTAAACTTTTTTGAATAGCAGATTCAAAATTCAGCGCATCTACGTATTCTTCGAATTCTTTTAACACTTCAACAGTTATATCATCTTCACTTATTAGCGTTTCCCAATTTTCTATGCTTGAAGAGCCGTAATATTTTTTACCGTTAGTATCAATTATCAAATTATTTTCTATTTTACAATTCGATTTAGATCCAATGTACATATACGGCTCTTCTAGTCTTTCTTTTCTTTTATTGAATATTAAACGATAAACAATATGCATAGGCACCTCCTTTATATTAGATACCTATATTTATAATTTATGTTATTTTAGGTATTTAATACAGTGCAATCCAACCCAACGACTAGATCTTTTGTTTCGATCCATTTTCCATCAACAAGGAATTTGTGTTTATCTGATACAACGACGGTATACCCATCTTCAAATGTTATTTCATAACACTCTGGATTTCCTTCTTCCAGTGTATCTGGGTTCCAAACGTGAGACACGACTTGTTCGCCACTCAACGTTACAACTCGTTCGCCTACATTAAAATCTTCAACTTTTTTCAATCCACCTGGAGTTTGGATTTCAGTTCCGGCCGCAACGCATCCGCCAGATACTACATCTTTCGGAAAGAGGCCGATTTCCTTATATGTATGGTTTACCGCAATCAAAGGAATGTCCTTCAAATTAAGATGCGGTGTCACAATACGGAATAAAGACTTGAGAGCCTTTGCACGAGACATATCAGCAACAGACTTACCGTCAAGTGCATCGTCTGCTTCTTTCTTTGACGCAAGGTTACCAATCGAGTCAATGACAATCACAACGTTGTCTTTCTTCTCAATACTATCAAGTTGTTTTACAATGTCGAATTTAAGTTCTTCTACATTCACGATAGGCGTGTGAACTACTCGGCTCATATCAATTCCAAATGACTCGAAGTATGCTTGAGGCGTACCAAATTCCGAATCATAAAAGAGTAGAATAGCATCATCATGCTTATTCAAATAAGCCGCTGCCATAAGCAAAGCAAATGCTGATTTGAAGTGCTTAGATGGACCGGCAAGTAACAAAAGACCAGGAGAAAGACCGCCATCAATTTTTCCAGATAGCGCCACGTTCACCATAGGAACTGGTGTTGGAGCCATTTCTTTTTTACCAAACACCTTAGAACTATCGAGTGGTGACGTCATCTTGATAGTACTATTTTTGACTAACTTGTCTAATAGACTCATATTAGTTTCCCTCTACAATTTGCTGAAGCTTTTTCTTATAGGCCCGGATCTTATCTACTCTATCGGGCCAATAAATTGTTGACTTTTCTGAATTCTTACAAAGATTGTCAAGAAAAGGTTCAATTGCTCCATATAATGAATGAAGTCTATGATTGAGATCGTTGATTGTTTCTTGACTGACTGTAAACTCTGTTTCGAGTTTTTTCTTTGTTTCGCGCTCTTCTTCAATTTCATCGTCAATAAAACTGAAACCGAAGTCGAAGTCGGATAAGTCTTCGTATTCTTTTTTCATGAATTACTCCAAAGATGGAGAATGGAGCCGAAGCTCCATTCCTTAGCCTTTAGCCAATTCTTTGAATAGCGCTAGATCGTCATCATCTTCGTCAATGGATGAAGTGTCTCCAACCGAAGTACACGCAGCCTCTTTCATTTCAGGTGCTGCCGACTCTTTTCCAAGATTGCTCATGTCAAGATCTACATCAACATCGTCTTCTGCAGTCTTGCTTGAGTCTGGAGCATCACCGTTCAAGTTCAGAACGCGATAGAGTTTAGCTTTCAACTCGTCGTATGACTTGAAGTTTTTCTCGTCAATGAGTTCTTTGAGAGAATGCTGTTCATTGAAGATGCGTTCCATTTCATCATCGTCATCCGACAGAGGTCCTGGCGAGTCAAACTCGGACTTATCGTAGTTCGGATAACCTTCGAACATGCGAATTTTCAAACGGAAGTTTGCACCTTCCCAGAGATCAAACGGATTGACCTCTTCTTCGTCCTCATACTGAGGAAACATCATATCATTGATCTTATCATAGACTTTCTTACCATACTCATAAAGGAAAACCTTACCTTCATTTTCTGGATTTGCACTATCCTTGATCACGTAGATGTTGGACACGTACTTCAAGCGACGTTTTTGCTTGCGAGCTTGGTCTTTATCAGCTTCAACTCCAGTGTTCCAGAGCTTTGAGTTCAACTCAGAAACTGGGTCGTCTTTACTGATTGTAGTGAGAGATTTTTCGATATACCAAAGACCTGTAGGACCTTGGAAACCGTGATCCCAAGTGCGAACAAAAGGAGGTTCTTCACCAGAAGGATCAGTTCCAGGCAGAAAACGAATAATAGCAAAAGCGTTACCCGCTTTATCGCGTGTAGGCTTCCAGAATTTGTCTGCGTTGGGATCTGCGTAGCTCTTTGTCGCGATCTTATCAATCTGATCTTTGAGTTTATCGAGGGACTTTTTACGGTTCTTTTTGAGTGCGTCAAATGCTGACATATTAGTATCTCCTTGTTTTGCGATGTATTGCATTGTGCACGACCTGTATCGGTCGTACTGTTATTTATACTAGAAAAAGCGTTCTTTGACAATCTTGGAAAACTTTTTTTCGTCAATCTCGAGAAATGGATAATACTTCTTCGATAATAGCATTATATCACTTGCTACGATTTTGTCAACTATTTCTTTTTCCCAGTAGTCAAAAGTTTTCGAGAGGTGACAAAGTATTGTAAATGTTTCAAATGATATTTGCTTTTGAAGATAAAGAGTCATAAGGTAAGGATGCTGACCAGAGGGTACAACAAAATTATCCTTGTAGCTTTCTTTCAATTTGTTGAGATCTATCTTGAAGGAGTAAGAGAGTGACTCAATTCTCTTGATCCAGTCATTATATACTTCAGTACCATTTTCTTCTATTACATCTCGAATCCAGACATTTGGATTTTTGATCATATTCGAAATGAGAATATTTTTGTAATCTTTCTTTCTTGAGAGTTTATAGAAGAAAAACAAGTCAGACCTAGTTTGAAACTTTTCAAATGAAGCTCTGACTTTTCCGTTATACTTGTGGTAATCGTAGCCTTTTGTAGTAAAGTGTTTTTTGAGGGCGAGATAATCTACGAATACTTTGAAGGACTTTTCGTTAGCATAGTTCTGTGATATCCCGATTCCCATCTTTTTTCACCATCTTCATTTTCACTGCTTCGTCTCGTATCTTTTCTTTGATCACTGTGGATCTTTTTATGATCTCAGCCACAGTTTCAATCTCAAGATCATTCTTTTTAGCATACTCGACTAGTGCATCAATATAAGTCACACCATTTGACAGCATATGAGCTATTTCTTGATGTATATTATCAGCGGTTCTTGTTTTGATAATTTGATTCATATTAGCCGTTAAGAACTTTGATACCAGAAATCCAATTTTCAGCAGCGTCTTCTACAAAGTGAATTGACTTATCTGGAAACGCCTCTGTAGTTTGAAGATTTCCGTTGATGAAATATTTGATATTGTAACCATCAACGTCTGAATAAATTTCAGCGCGAAGAGTTTGACCACCTTTTTCTCCGAGAAATTGATTTATTTTATGCTGCATATTCCAAATTCCTTTTTCCTGTTGCCCAGTCGAGTACTGCCTTTTCCACAAGTTCAATTGGCGTTTTTACAAAATCTTCACGGAAGAATCTGACTCCATTCGAATCATAATAAATGACATGATGTCCTTCGTATGGAGATTCGAAAACATTTGCTACAGCACCATGTTGATCTTCAACCTGTAAATAGAGTTCACAATCAATTACTTCCATTCTCATCTCCTTCATTTGACTAAAAATCCAACTCTTGGTTGTTTTAGAAAGCCATCTGCGTCGTCGTAGCTTTCAGTATAACTATAACCCATTCTTTTGTATTTGTCAACTAATTCTTTTTCTCCTTTCCACACAGGAATAAATTCGTCATATTTCGGATCTGGAGACTCTCGTAAATGGACTTCAATTGGATTCTTTCCTACGAACTCTACGTTGATTAGATCAAGATCTAATAGTTCATCAAAGAATTTTGGGAGTGAAAAAATCTGATGGTCATATCGAAACCATCTTTTGAATTTGTAAAGTTGATCACAATTTCGATCTGCGCGCCAGCAACTCGATTGTACCCACTTACCATTTACGTTTTTGTATGTAACCGAGTATTGAACGTCTTCAAACCATTCGCACCAAAAGTATCCTGGTTCTACTTGAGTTTTATCATATGCGGAAATGTATTGTTTTCTTGCGCCGACTGACATGCCAGATAGATTCATAATTGGTCTTACAATATACCAACCGTCTACATTAGGAAAAGTCCCGGAAGGTCCGCAATTATATTGCATTGACTCTGAGAACCAAAGCTTGTTGAACCATTTTCGATGATGAGGGTATAATTCGTAAGCTCGTCTATCGTCCATTTAGATCTCTTCAAATAGTATCTCGTTTACGTATTTATCTTTATCTTTTTCTGATATACCCATTTGTAAAATTGATCTGTGTAAATGAGGATTTTTCTTTTGATTTTTACAATAGTAATTATGCCAATCAGTGAGATTTTCTTCGCTCGGAAAAGCATTCACATCTATATTTGCCAAATAATGCTCTATCAAATCGTAGGTAACTGAACAAAGTTGATCTATTTCTTCATCGCGAATGTTGCCGGCAGCAATCATATTTCCTGAAAAAATTTCCTGTGCCCAGTCTGGAAGTTCACGTGGTTTATTCCAAACTAAACTCCGCGTAGCCATTTCGATGTAATCACTATACGGATGATAGGCGTGTGTGGAATAGTCGAAGAATGCACCTGTGATTTTCTTGGGTCCAGCAACAATATCAAAACCGAGTATCGGTAGATGAATGTGAGGTTTTGGAAAAATGTTGATGTGCATGAGCCACATTTTTCGAGTTTCTCGATGATCAATTGTCTTGAGGTGACACTTACGAATTACATCACTCGACCAAAATGAGTCTTTCCAGCCTTCAAACTCTTCTGTAGTTTTTTCGTGCTGAAAGTGTTGATTGAAAAGTGACTCAATCTTTTCTGATAGCGGAACTACCTTATCCCATGTCTCCGACAAAGCTATCTTCCAATTCTTGTAAAAAGTTTTGAACCATAATGAAGCACTGATTTGCTTCATCTACAAGACCATCATGTAATCTTTTTCTGACTGCTTGTTTCAGTTGATCTACATCAGTATCAAATTCATAGACTCGAGTAGGACCGGGAATAAGTCTTTTGATCATTTGACCACCTGACAGATCACCCATGTGACGGACATACACATGCGCGAATAGCTTATCTCGATCTTCTCGTATTTGTTGAATGTAATCTACATATGTAGTTGTGGTGGAAAGTATTGGAGCATCTGTAAAGCCATGAGTTCTTTCCATTTCATCTATATCATCGAGTATGGCGGCACCGCGCTTCAATGGATATAGATCTGCATTTTCAAAATCAAACCAACCAGCGAGTGTTGCGTGATGCTCAAGCGCGATATAAGCAGCTGCTTGGTTCTTGAGGTACTTGTAGTATTGTGGAGGAGTGATATTCTTTTTGATCAACCTTTGCATGAAAGCGGCTCTTTCTGCTTTCTTGTGGTTTTCCCAAGTCAATTTTTTCAAGTTATCTGACATATCACTCCTCCAATAGTAAGAATATTACTTCTATTTATTAGAAGCTGAAGGAGGCTCCTACAACAGTTTCGGTGTGATCGAGTTCATCATCTGCTTCGAGACGAATGTAAGCAGACACATTATCAGTGAATGCATAACCTACACCTACTTCGACTCCAATAAAATCAAAGTCAGTGGTCTGAGTATCTTCAAACATTGCTACACCAGAAAAAGTGAACGCGTTGACTGTATACTCTGCACCGCCTTCGAGGCTAAAAGTTTCTGCTTCGAAAGCGTATTCTGTTTTACCGATGAAAGCAAGATCACCAGCCTGTGCAGCTGCAGTAGAAAGACTGAGTGCAGCAATGGCACCAAACATAGTATTTTTCATTCGAATGTTCCTTTGTTGTTGAGAAAAATAAGTGAGCCCGTTGAGGGTGGAGCTCATACCCGAAACCCAATAACGCGAGGGTCATGACGGGTAGATTCTGTTTCTAGGTTCTACCGAACCCACAGTACTCATGCTGCGAGAGCAAGAGCCTTAGGAGCTGCGTTTGTGTTTGCAGTTAGTTTGGGTGACCGAATAACGTAGGTCAACACGGTAACTCCACTTCACTTTCACACCTGTCGATCCTATTTCTCGCCCATCAAAAAGATACGCTCAAGAGTTTTCCTAACCTCTAAAATTTGAAGTCTTAGCTCTTCATCTTTTGTTTTGTGATGAAGTTCTAACAACTCTCTAGTGTGTTTCAATTCAAAATCTAAATATTCTTTTGAATATTGTTTCATTATGTATCCTTTTGGTGGACGAGTGCGGTACCGCCCCGCAGTCCAGTATGTGTCCACGTTGTTTCAACGTTACGGTTTATATATAATCCATCAATGGCCAAATGTCAACTATTATTTAGCCATTGATGTTTAGTGTGACATTTATGATACTACATATCCTGCAGTTTCTTTTGCGTCTCTGCAATTTTAGGATCTGAAACCAGCCCATACTGAGCAAGAGGACCATCAGGACCTGCAATCTCGTCAGCCATAAAGAATTGTGCATATTCTCTCAATCCTGGAATTGAGTCGAGATGAGCATTCTTGATGTAGAAGAACAACGGACGACTTACTGGATACTCACCAGAAGAAATTGTCTCGGTACTCGGTAATACTCCATTCATCGTAGCTACCTGCAGCTTATCAGTGTTGTTTTCATAGAATGCAAGACCGAATACACCAATACCATTCTCATTTGAATCAATCCTTGCAAGTGTCTCGGTATAGTCTCCGTCAATATCCACGGACCGACCATCTTTTCGTACATCCATGCAAGCATCTTCTGCTTCATCTGTTTTCGGCGGTCCATTTACTTCTTCACAACCAACGAGGAGAACTTTCTCTTCAAAGACTTCACGAGTACCGTGCTTTGTTCCGGGAATAAACACCATGATTGGCTGATCTGGAAACTCTGGATTTACTTCTGACCAGGTTGAAGCGGTGCTTTTTGCATTCAAAGCAAGGTAGATATCTTTTGGTGTAAATTCAAAACTATTCCCATCAATGTCTGAAGCAAATACAATACCGTCATATCCAATTCGAACTTCAGTGATGGAATCTACTCCATTTTCTGCACACGCTTTGATTTCTTTTTCACGAATTGCTCGAGAAGCATTTGCAATATCGATCGTATTTGTACCGAGTCCTTCACAGAATCGCTTCAAGCCGGCAGATGATCCACCAGACTCGACAACTGGCGTTGGAAAATCTGTATTTTCACCGAATACCTCTGCTACGATAGATGCATAAGGTAGAACTGTTGATGAACCTGCGATTTGAACATTATCACGAGCGTGTGCGGTTGCTGCTAAAGACAGAGCAGCAACGGTTGAAAGTAAAAATTTCATGTGTTATCTCCTATTTTCAATACGACACTTGTTGTGTCAAGATCATAATATCATACAAATGTAACAAGAATATAAAGGTTACAAACTTTTTGTAAAATTATTCACGATCGTAACGACGAAGTCTTTCTTCACGGCTTTTTCTTCGCCCATAACCAAGTCTGCGCATAATTTTCATTTGTTGTTCTTCGGTAAATCCATCCCAGTCTTGGATTTCTTCATAAGTACGACCACAGCCTTTACAGATGGCTGTGATAGTATCTAATTCGCACTTTCCAACACAAGGTGTAATCATAATACCTCTTATAGATAAGAAAAAAGATGGCTAACCGTGGCCATCATCGGGTTTATTAGGTAACCACACCATTCTTCAGTTGAGGCTAGTACGAACACGAACTCTCTGTCCAAGCGTATACTTCCGATTTGTTCGTTCGTGATATTCTTGACCGTTGTATTCATAACGAATATTGTAGTGTGAAAGTACTGGTTCGTTTACTTGATTTGCAACGCGTTCACACCTTTGTTCTAAACGATACCCAACAACTTCTTGACGACCGGAATTTGAAGCTTCATTTGCTCCAAGGATCGCACCAAGAACGGTCATTGCGTCTTTTCCGCTACCGTTACCGAATTGATTTCCGATAGCGCCGCCGATGATTGCACCCGCCAGTACGTCTCCACTAGAACCTCCACCGGTACGACCGTATACAGGAACCTCCACATCATGGCAATAGGTTTCATAACGAGTTACGTACCGATCATGAAAGATCGGATGGACTGCAGTAATTACTGCGTAGTCGGCAGCAAATGACACATTAGGTGTAAAGGCAAGTGCAAGTGCTACAAGTGTTTTTCTCATGTGATTCTCCTTATAGAATCATAATATATCAAGTCTCACGATTTGTCAACCATAATTGTTTACAAAATGATCTGCGCCGAATGATGCCGCAAAAGCATTAGGTTTCAGCTTCACTTGATTTTCATCAAGTCCGGTTACACCAAGCACGTAACCCGCAGCTTGTCCAGCAACACAGTTTGAACCGTGTTTTGGATCTGTATTTACGTCGATGTGAATTTCTACATCAAATTCGTCGATGAATGGAATCAGCTGAGTATAGAGTTCACAAGACTTCATTACTTCGTTCATCAGACGCATTGAAGGTCGATTCTTTTTCACGTCATAATCTGGCTCGATGGACTTATGACGAAAGACTTGGCAACCGTGTTTACCATTCTTGTGAACAACACAGACTGTAGCATACTTTGCGTACCAGCGTTCATTTTTACGAAAACGAACTGAGTCAGTACCGATGTAAATTTTTGTGTTGCTGTCAAGATCCAGTAGAAGGTCAATTAGGTCTTCTACTTGCTTTTGTGTAAACACGTCATTCTCCTTTCATTATTTGTCGTACTATTTATTCAAAACTCTCTAGAAAGGGAACGATATATTTGTCGAATTCTTTTTTCATCCAGTTCATCATATGAAAACTGTTTTACACGAGAAACAAATTCATCCTCTGTCATATTCTTATGAAAATCGCCCTGAATTACTCGAGCAATCACTTTGTACTCGGTATGAAGCGGTGTATATCTTTTCATGAACTTTTGATACCAATCTGACTCAACATCTCGTTTGCCAGATCTACATTGTAATCTGATTCTTTCATGCGCTTTTCGATGTTGTCTAAAAGAGCATTTTCATCTGTCACAAAAATGAGATGATTGGGATCGAAATTGTTCCATTCTTGCTTGCGTTCAAAATTGATATTCCATACTTCTTTCATAATATCCTCGTTGTTTTTGGTGGTCCTACCGGGACTCGAACCCGGACCGCACACTAATCTGGTGTCAATGCCGCTTATAAGACGGGTGTTCTACCGTTAAACTATAGGACCTGAATTTGGTACCCCACCTCGGATTCGAACCGAGACTGAAACGATTTTAAGTCGCATCCCTCTGCCTATTGGGGTAGTGGGGCATAATTGGCGCTCCCGGTAGGACTCGAACCCACGACCTGAGAATTAGAAGTTCCCTGCTCTAATCCAACTGAGCTACGGAAGCATTATTTCTATTTATATCAACCTTTAATTGCTTTAATTGTTTCGTAAAGAGCCCGCGCAGGTTCTTTAAAGATTACCCAGTAGCTACCACCTTCTTCTTCGCAAGTTTCAACAAAACCCTTCTTTTTTAGATCAACAAGATTACCACGTTCTGCTGAAGTAAATTTAGTCAAAGCTTCACACATTCCGTTTTCACCTTCGAAATCTGCTTCATTGATCAAGCGAATAAGAAGTTCGGCGGATTTATAAGTCAGAGTCATGATAGGTTCCTTTCGTATTACCTATTATGATAGTATACTGATTCTTGAAATTTGTCAACTAATAAATACAAATAAAAGAGCTACAAGCCATGAAAAAAGAAACTTGGATACAAAACAAATGGAGACCTTCAATAGGTTGGCTCTACATCAGTATCTGTCTATTTGATTTCATTATAGGTCCAATTTTCTGGACAATCTGGCAAGGATATTTTGTATCTGGTGTAGTTGCTCAACAGTGGATGCCTCTGACATTAGGATCTGGTGGTTTGTTCCATCTATCAATGGGGGCAATACTTGGAGTGACTTCCTGGTCTCGAGGAAAAGAAAAACTTCATGGAGTAGCTGGTGGAGGCTATGTAAATGAAGAATTTGATGATGTAATACAAGAACCATACGATAGGTAAGTTACGCATAAAAGTCGTATACTTGACCTGGGCTTATTCTAGACTCAGTTGTATTCTTATAAGCTTCGATAGCTTTATTTGCTCTCTCTTGCCAATCTTCGACAAAGTCTATTTTTGATTTAATCCTTGAAGAAGGTTCTACAATTCTTTTGTAATTATATTTAGTTACAGGAACTTAATTGTTCGGATACATAGTATTGAAAGGCGACCATTCTGGTGTTTTCATAATACTCTCGTAGAATTTGGAGCGGAGAACGAGGTTCGAACTCGCGACCTTCTGAGTGGAAATCAGACGCTCTACCAACTGAGCTATCCCCGCATAGTTGCTCGTCTCTCCGAGCTGTCACACTGATTCTCTATATGAGAAACCCTTCGCGCTAGTGTAACGCGGGTTGATTTCTTCCTACACCGACACCCATCATACAACAGTCAACTCTGATAGAAATATAACGTAGGCAGGTGCGGTATCTCCCTTTCGCTTCACAAGTTTCCAGGGTGCCCATGCTCCTTTTACAGTTTGGCCAAACTGCTCTGAACATATGCCTATGATCACTTGGCATGTTCAGACTTTCCTTACCTACTAAACCCCAAGAAGGGGACCTTTGGTCGGAAGCCCGGGAATCGAACCCAGCTCTCTACGCCCCAAACGTAGCCGATGACCCAGCCTCTTCGCTTCCGATATTATTTATTTTCCATTCTATTATATACTGTTTTATTTCTTTGTCAACTAGATATTTTTATCTATTCGCGAGGTAGTACCGAACTACCATCAAATCGGTCTTGGTCAACTTCGAGGACCAAGTAGAACCATACGCTGCTACAAGCTCTGAAACACGAGCAAGGTTATTCGCAATTACATCATTCGGATGAATGCGAGCCATTTCCGACATGCCGTTGGCGAGTACAGTCAGTTTGTAGACGTTCATGATAGGTTCCTTTCGTTTATCATGATTAGATACTATACTGATTCTACTCGTTTGTCAACCGTTATTTTCACACTCAGCATCAATAATGTTACGATTCATGCTCAGGAAAGGAAATCGAAAACCATTCACAGTTGCCTGACAAACCGAACCCTCTTTCATAAGACCTTGAAGATCGGCGCTGTTAAACTTGAGTGAAAGGAGTGAATCGGTATTTTCAAAGACTTCAGACGTACCATTTTCATACTGAGCCCAGACCATATATCGAGCAGAAGAATTTCCTTCGCTAGTCCGTGATGTGACTCGCTCCCGATGATCAACAGTAAATGTTGCAGTATCCATTGTCGTATAGTGCAAGACCGGAGTAGCAGCAACTACCAAACCGACAAAAGCAAGTGTTCCGATGACAAGTCCATTTCGCATGATATAAGTTCCTTTCGTTTTACCTATTATCATAGTATACTGATTCTTCGCATTTGTCAACTAAAAAGTGGCGGATGGACTGGGATTCGAACCCAGGGAAGAACTTTCGCCCTTCAACTCCTTAGCAGGGAGCCCCGATCGGCCGCTCTGGCACCCATCCTAGAAAAAAAAATCTGGCCTATTACAAACCATAGAATTATTACGAAAATTGCCCCAACAGCAGCCAATTCTGGACTCTTATCTGCTAAGGCAGACATAAGTGCAGCATAACCTGTAGTTATTAGTGTGGTGACTATCAGGACAATTATGTCAGTCATTCTTCGGTTTCAGACTCTTCATCTTCATTACATAATTCGTTATTCGTTCCACCGACGTGTTCAGCAAGGCAGTTTTTTGCAAGGACTTCCCATACGATAGAAGTTGGAATTGCGAGACCGAGGTGAGTTGCTTGTCTATGACCAGCTGCAGGAACACCAACGAGTCTTCCTTGCGTATCATAGAGTGCACCGCCGGAGTTTCCACCAAAGATACCTACGTCAGTTTGTATCATGGGTAGATCCTCATTTTCAGCCCAAGGAAACTGAAACGTTCTTGTGACTGAACTGATAATTCCAGTAGTCACAGTCGCATCAAGACCTGCTGGATTCCCAACTGCCCATACACGTTCTCCTCTTTCGGTCTTTTCACCTTCAGGAAGTAATGGAGATACGATGGTATATGGAACCTTTTCTGCTCTCAGTTGAAGAACTGCTAGGTCACGATTTTTCTGTCTTGCTACGATCTCGGTAACATAAGTACTCGAACCAACTGTTTCGTGTCCTGAATAAGACACTTGAGCAACAGTAACTGGATCTAGTTTGAGTTCTTTGACGGTTGAGATTTTTCCATTTTCATCAGTGACATCTCTGTTAACAGAACGAACAAAGCGGTCAATGCAATGATGATTGGTTAGGATAAGAGGTGGTTCAAGCGATATTAGTGTACCTGAACACCCTCTATTTACAATAAAGTTAGTCTGATCAATAACAGCGTTCATTTCTTCTGGCTCCCAAGCGAATGCAGATGAAGCCAAAATAGATATGGAGGCTGCTATAGCGAATAGTTTATTCATATTCATTTCCTCCAATTGTATAGTTACATTTGTGTAACCTTTTATTTATACAATTGGAGGATTTGTTTCAGTCAGGTCTATTGCTAGAACTATATATTGTAAACTTCAAGTTTGGAGGATATGGTATTCTTTGTGTACCTTCAGGACAAGAATAGTTAATTACACCCATAAATGTAGCTTCTCCAGTAGAAATTATATCATAGTCTTGTTCTCTAATATAAAATTTATAAGCATACTTATCTATGGTATCTGAAGCAGGTCCACTAAATTTTGTATTAGATGGAGTAGCAGGAAACAATTCTAAATTTGAATCTTGTACACTAATTGAAAATCCAGTGACTTCACAATCGTCTCGATGTTTTTCTCGTGCTACTACAGCTCGAAATGGTTCATCTATAGAACCATTGGAAATGTTAAAATGTTCTGGCGCCCAAGTCAAAACCGGGCGTGTCCATTTAAAACCTATTTTGTCTGATAATGTATATCCACCTCCTAATATTGTAACCACGCTCGCAATAACTGCGAAAAGTGTTTTTACGTTGTCTAGTTGCATTGATGCGTTTCCGTATGAAATTGAAAATACGCATAATGTATATATCATTATTTATATTGGCGGATAGGGAGGGATTTGAACCCCCGCTACGCTTTCACACGTAGACTCCCGTTCCAGGGGAGTGTATTCAGCCACTCTACCACCTATCCATTCATAAAAGAATACACGATCCCTTAGACCACATGGCTTACGCCAAGGTTGACGAACCACTTCAACATCTCAGAGTTATCAGCTCTGCGCCTTATTTGTGACTGCAATCACTGGTTCGTGGATTGTTCAAAGTAATGACCTGTTGCAGCAGGCTGCTTTACTTCTAGTGTATTCATTTATGAATGGCTGGGAAGGCGCGGTTCGAACGCGCAAACTCCTGAATCAAAGTCAGGCAGGCAGGTATACCAATTCCCTTACTTCCCATTATTCATTTCAATTTACAATTATCAAAATGCCATCGTCTCATATTGTTAGGCGAGCCTTTCTTACCACAATACGGGCATTTGATTCTTTGTTTTGGTATACCGATACCAGTCTTATTTGGATTTTTAGAATAATATTCTTTCATAACCATAGAATGATTTTTTTTGTATTCATCACTTTTTTGTACACCAGTTAATGTTTCTGATATCTTACGTTTTCGATCTTCATTTTCTGTGTTATTTCTAATTATTGCTTGCCGCCCTTTATCAGTAAGGACTTTAAATTTATTTGCTTCGCCTATTTTTTGTCTAGCTTTTTCAGTATGAGTATGGCCGGAAAATGTAAACCCATTCAAGTCACTTCCACCCAATCCTCCACCAATTCCTATATTATAGTTTTGTTCAGAATGAACAAATTCTTCATTTACAATTGCGTTTTCAGCTTTTCGTGCATCTTCTAATGTATCAAATGTAGCAAGTATTTCTTTTTTGAAATTGTGTTGACCGTATTTAAGAATAGCTAATTTCAATATTTTACCACTTCCCAAGTAGGCATCATTTGGATCGGAAGTCTTATGTATTCCGATGTAGAATTTTCCATTTATTATATTTGTAGTTTTATAAAGTGTATAGATCATTTTAATTCTCCTTACACTTATTTATACAAATCAGACGTCCTGCCGCTAGACGAAGGGGCAAAAATGAGTGACCTAACAGGCGATCTTAATGGGTATTGGCTATTGCCGCAGGGTTTCTGGTTTGCCACTCTCTACTACAAACCCTTTTTCGATTATTGGTACGAGATGACGGGTTCGAACCGCCGACCTGATCGGTGTAAACGACCTGCTCTACCAGCTGAGCTAATCTCGCATTATTTTACAATGCTACTAGAAATCAAACTTGAATAAATCTTTATCAATATGTATTTTCATCATTGAAATTATAGAATCTATACCACACATCACCTCAAGCCCAAACTCCTTATCACACCAAGGTTTTATTTTGATCTTAGGTTGATCCTCAATTTCTGACCACATAAGAGTTTTATCCTTGATGCCGTTATACCGTATTACTAGAACATCATCAAATTCACCAAACTGAGTCGCAGTCACGTCTATTACGACATCATTGAGCATCACGAAGGTATGCATACCAGCATCTATTATTTGAACATCGGTATATCCAGCATGATGCATGTGATATGCTAGATGAGTAGAACACATGACGCACATGTTTGTAAGAGATGAATTCCACCCTCTTGGATCATCGGGCTTTATATCTTTTGCTATAGCAAGCGCCCATGATCTTGTGTTCTGAGCAAGCTGAAGTATTTTATTATCAATCATATCAGCATATTATACTGATTCGGAACAAATGTCAACTAAAATGGCGACCCATAGGGGTATCGATCCCCTGCCAACAGTTAGACAGACTGCCGTGCTACCATTACACCAATGGGCCAAATATTAAAATGTATTACCCGCAAAATTCAGCATCGAGGTATCAATCTTGTAGACTCGTTTGCGCGGGAGTGTGGTAGTACCATAACGCATTTCATCTGTTTTAGTCCAGACTTTACGTTGTTTTTCTTCATTCCAAACTTCTGTGTATTTATATCCTCTTGGAACATTATCAAGACGAACTGCCGTAGGAGCCATCTCAGTGTAATATTCACGCTTAGGATACTGTCGGCCATAGCGTTCTTCCATAACAACGTTACCGTCGGTATCTTTTACTTTACGAGTACGTGTTACGTTGTTATACCACAAGCCTTGATAACGACCACGATTTACATTCACCTGATGAGAATAGCCTGTTGCTACATATACTACTTCATCACCTGGATTAATCGTTTGGCCGAATTCATTTGTAAACGGTTCAATACGCAATTCTGACATTATATACTCCTCTTCATGATTTATCTTTGGAGCGGGTAGCGAGAATCTAACTCGCGCGTCTTCCTTGGCAAGGAAGCAGGCTAACACTACATCATACCCGCATTTCTACAATTATCGAAATGCCACCTTTTCATTGCGTTTTTCTTTCCAGATTTATTACAATGAGGACAATTCACAATTTCAAAATTTATAGGATCTCTTTTTTTCCTATTTGGAAACTTCTTACCTTTAAGATGTTTATTAGATTTTAAAGATTGAGATATCTTTTTTCTATGTTCTTCAGACTTGGGTTTACCTTTTAACTTCTCTGGCATAATCTCACTAAGTTTTTTCTTAGTTTCATCGGAAGATTTTGTCCCTTTTCTAAATGTATTACCTTTGTGCCCCATCTTTTTTCTCGATTCTTCTGAATGAATCATTCCTATTCTAAGATTCAAACCCTCGGAATTTATATAACCCCAGCCGCCTTTACCGCCGGGGCATAGATTATAATTAGTATCTTCTTTTACAAATTCTTCTGTTATTAACTCAGCTTCTTTAGCATTCATGTCAGCTTCATTATCAAATTGAAATAGAATTTTCTTTTCAAAATTCTCAATTCCATATTTTTCAATAGCAAGACCTAATCTTTTACCAGAGCCCATGTAGCCATCATTCAAATCTTTTGTTTGATGTTTACCGATATAAATTTTACCGTTAATTTTATTAGTTATTTTATAAATTATGTAATGCATATCTACCTCCATACAGAAGTATTTATACATTTTAATATTTCATGCAAGCAGACGCTCTGCCGATTGAGCTACATCCGCGTTTTTGGTGGACCTGGAGGGAATCGAACCCTCAACTCCGGATTGCAAAACCAGTGTTTTCCCATTAGCACTACAGGCCCTAAACTGTCTAGGAGGGACCTATTCTCCTAGCAGGTAGATGATGCATGATCGCTTCGACGAGTTAGGTCAAACTCTCAGTCTAGATCAGTGGGATCATCTACAGTATTCTCTTTTAAGAACTTTACAAATTCATCAATAACAAAAATTGGTACCATGTTTTTCGGAGGATTAGTCCAAATAGCACTATCCATTTTCATTAGAAATTCTTCAGCAAGTTCATCAATAGTTTTCATTCAACACTCCCGTTATTGGCGGAAAGGGTGGGATTCGAACCCACGGTAGACTTTCGCCTACGCTGCTTTTCAAGAACAGAGCCTTAAACCACTCGGCCACCTCTCCAAAATAAGTGCCAGTTTCTCCCTACTGGCAGGTCTCCTAGCTATCTCACTCCATACAAAGCCTGAAGTTTCACTGCGTCTAGGACCTTGGCTATTGGCACCGGTGCTCGGAATCGAACCGAGTTCTCAAGGTTTTGGAGGCCTGCGGATTACCATTTTCCTTCACCGATATAAATTTCTCTCTGAGAGCAAAACTGCTACAGGATTCGAACCTGTGTCTCCGACCAGACCAGCCGGTGTCCTTCCTTGCTAGACGAAACAGTCTACCTATCCTAAACTCGGCAAAGTTTCAGACGATAGTCTCTCAGAGAACGCAGTTGCCGCTGCGTATAAAAATTCCTGGGGCTTGTTTAACGTCTCAGCCATAGCCGATCCTTTAGAGATCAACCCCTACTACGACGAGCATTTCGCATGACTCAGAGTGCACCTTCCGCATCATGTTACTGCTATATCTGTGTATGCCGCGAGCCCACCTGTTATCCGCAAGTCGTTTCCGCATACTTCTACACAAGTTGCCGGTCTCTCCTTGTGCAGCAGACTGGGCTGTTTGCAGCTTTGACCTAGCATCAGTACTGATGCTAGGGCCACCCTCACAAGGGGTGATTATATCCAGTCTATTTTGGCCCCGTGTACGGAATTGAACCGTCTCAGCGCACCTGCAGGCATACGCTCCGCCAGTCACGGGATATTCATTACTTAGAAGATACACTGTGCTGGACTCGAACCAGCTCCACCTTGTCTTAAACTACTAACAGGTACGGAACTTGGCCTTCGTTCTATTTTACTGCTTTCGCCCAAGGTATATGTCACCCTTGCACCTTCAGTGTATCATCAAAGTAATGGTGCGCCTGGAGGGACTCGAACCCCCAAAACTCTCGGGCCTAAACCGAGCGACTTTACCAATTTGCCCACAAGCGCATTATTCTATCAGGATCACTTTGCTCTTTTTTCCAATAAAAGTTTTGTTTTGTTGCTGAACTGATCCTATTACTTGGTGTTCCTGGTAGGGATCGAACCTACGACCTGGACGTTATGAGCGTCTTGCTCTACCGCTAAGCTACAGGAACATTGTTCTGGTGCCCCAGCACGGATTTGAACCGCGGACCTTCGCTTTACAAGAGCGCTGCTCTGGCCTCTGAGCTACAAGGGCATTGTTTGGTTGCGAGAGGTAGGATTCGAACCTACGACCTCCAGTTTATGAGACTGGCGAGCTGACCACTGCTCCACTCCGCTTCAATGTGATTGGCTCTACTAGCGGACGCTACTAGCGATTTAACGGCAATTTTATAAAGCGTCTCTATATGCCGTACCGTGATTCTACATCGGAGATAACCGTCACATACAAAGTGCGCTACCGTTACTTCAATCTCTGACTTATGTTCGCCTTGCCTAAGAAGCATTAGACTATCGACAGGACCCTTGGTCCGAAATGGCTCCCACTCCAGGTACCGCCCCTGGCAATCTCTGATTAACAGTCAGGCCCGTTCGCTTGCTCGGTCAGTGGGAATAATTAGGTGTCACCTTAGGGCAAATTTATCAGAAGTCCCTGTGGTAGATAGTAGCCATTGTTTAATATCTCAACACTATTGATACCGACTCTATCTTTGAAGCTCTGTTTTCAACTGCACACACTGGGATCGTTTCCTATCAAGACATCTTACTTTGGCAACCCGGTGACAGACCGGAACCTTTCAAATAAGACATGCCTTTGTGTGCAGTTGAAAACAGAGATTATCTGTTTCCATCTCTATCATCGAGTTACCTCTAAGAGAAAAACCAAATTTTCAAAGAGCGCGGAATTTTCATTCCTTATATTATGATACTATACTGATTCTCTGTATTTGTCAACCAGTAAGTTTGGTGTAAGGAATAAAGTTCGTTACCGTCGTACCTTTGTATTGGCGTCGTGGCCTATTCCTTTATTCCTTACTTTTATAGTATATACTGATTCTTCACCTTTGTCAACTAAAAAAGCCCGGGATTTTTCGGTCCCGAGCTGCTTTCGAAGTAGAATTTTGTTCCTACGTCAAAACACCTCGAGCACTCCCGCTGAAGGGGTACCGGACCAATCGAGTGTATTATTCTGTGCTACTGTAGAAAGCATTATTCTCTTCTCTGTTATCATGTACATCTATTTATATCGGAAAGTTGGACTTCGTAGAAAAAAATTAACTTTTTTCCGAAAGATACCAACGTAAAGTCTTATCTGAAATGCGCGCACCGTAGTGATTATGCTGACGATCCTTCACGATCCTATAGTGACCATCACCGTCACCATAAGCGATAAAGTGCTGTCGTGCTATGACATCAGATGTAAGATGACTAAATTCTTCATTGTTTTTTAGAATCATTACGTTCATTGAACTTCTCCATTATCTGTTTTGAAAGTGATCTTGCTTCTTGCTCCCACCAGGAAGTTTCATATTCCTCTGTACCAAGAAGAGAACCAAGATCTTGTTTCATGTATTGTTTCACGTGCACGAGTTCGTGTGC